TTCCTATTTCTGTAGTATCTCTATTATTCACCCATTTAGAAAAATCACCAACATATCCACCAACTCCAGACATACCCTTCCAAGAGAAGTTTTTCAACTGTATATCGTGCCCATTACCCGTCTTATCAACCCATACGGGATTAGCAGCCATCTGCTCATTAGTGAGACCGGAAGCGGAATATCTGGCTACGATACCTTCTATATCTGGGAAGGAATCTACCTTGCATGGCAGGTCTAATATCATTTTCGCATACTCTTTAAAAGGTACGGAAGTAGGTACATCATACCCTTTGGATATAAGGGCTTTCCTTATATCCTCCTTGGTATTTATGATCCTCATTAACTTATCTGATATGGTCCCCATTACACTTCCTCCCCATTTATGTAATCTAATACCTGACCTATGTCTCCGATGTCTGATTTTATTGACTCTCCTTGAGAATGTATTTCAATAAGTTTCTGATATAAGGTGTTATCCCCTATACGATTCTTATCTGTAGCTTGTTCTTCTATTTTGGCTATCGTATCAGGATCTTCGTACTTAACACCATCAGGGCCATACCATTCGTCTGTTAAATTCGTGTATTTATGACGGACTGGAGTCGGTTTAGACTCCAGTGTTACTAAAAAATATTCGTTACAGCTCATGACAATAAGATTTAATGGTTACAACAATTGCATCTACAAACTGTTCTCACGTAGCCAGAGGGAATAGCCGCCAGCTCCGCCCCTACGGCTATCGCCGGGTCAGTGCTTTCCATGACCGTCAGCGCCATCTTGTCCACGTCAAGGTCATTGTCGTAAACAATTTCTCCCTCAACGTAAATGCTCCCTGCATCAGAAACGTAGCAGTTTTTCACCTGTCTTATATGGCGCTGTGTAGCAGACGCAAAATCACACTCGATACTTAACCACCCTACCGGTATCTGATCGATATTGGATCCGATATTGTAATCAGGATCGGTTGTTTTAAGAACCATATGTCTCAATTCCCTTGTATTTCCATATCCGTCCATTGTTATGTATGTCCGGATCTGTACCTTGCCCTTTTCCGTCTTATAACAGTTTTCTACTATTTCTGTGTCGGATGTAGTAGCATCAGGGAAATCACAAACAACACGCTGCCATCCTTCTTGTATTTTGTTGAATGTGGCACCTCTTTGTATATCAGGATCGGTTGTTTCCATAACAATAAGATACTCGTCCCGGACTCCTATTATGCTATCTACCGACCTGTATCCACCAAGATGTATTTTACCACCAGGAGTAGTATAACATTCATCTACGGACATAATATGTCTTTCCGTAAGATCGGGGAAGTCGCATTCGGTTTTCGTCCATTCGTTAGGTATCTTATCTATTCTCGTCCACTGAGGATAGGCGGCGTCCGTTGTCTTAACAATATAATAATACTGTCCCCTTACACCAAGAACGGCATCAATAGCTTGATAGCCTTTTATATTGACCTTGCCACCATCAGTCTTATAACATTCGTCCACTTCAACAATTTCCCTGTCCGTCATGTCAGGAAAATCGCAGACCATCCTCACCCAATCTTCGGGAATGGAATCCATCACGGTTCCTACCTTAATATCAGGATCGGTTGACTGAAGAACGGTATAAACCTCTTCCCTGGTCCCAAGAATATTATCTATGGCTACCAAACCTTCTACTTGCACTTTTCCTTTTTTAGTAGTGTAACATTCAAGAACGTAAGTTACGTCTCGCTCTGTCATGTCAGGAAAGTCACAAACCATTCTAACCCAATTTTCCGGAATTAGCCTGAAAACATGGCCGGAAGGGAAATTATCGTCAGTTGACTGAATAACGGTATAAATAGACTCCCTGATATTTATCTTATCATCTATGGCTTCTAATCCTTCTATTTCAACCTTACCATCCGGAGTTTTATAACATCTGTTGACGAACGTAATGTCGCGTTCTGTCATATCAGGAAGATCACAGTCGATCATAACCCACTCGTCCGGTATTTTAGCAAGAACCTTACCTACCGGATTATCCATGTCGGTACTGTCGGTAATTCTATGGGTTTCTTTAAGAACATCCATCTGATCGTTAAGAAGATACCAACTCCATACTTCAACCTTTCCACCAGGTGTACGGTAACAGGTTTTGAAATCTTTGATAACTTTCTCAGCTATGTTAATCCACTCCCATTCGGTTGTGGCCGGAATACCAGAAACAGGATGCTTCTTACCTTCTTCGTCAAGATACCAATAACAGCCATTTAAGGACACAACCACTTGGTAGATTTTGTCCCCTATTTTTATACCGGATTTGCTGTCATCTACCGGTTGGGAGGAACCCCATTTTCCAACTATGTTGGTTATTTTATCAATGCCCCTACCTAAGGCACCGACTAAAGAATCCACGCCGTTCATATGAAACTAACTTATTTCAAATTGTTTTATTACAAAAAAGGGGGTGGAGGACCAGCCTCCTCCCCCTTGGGATATATAGAAAAAAGGAAAATCAAATCTTGCAGGGCTTGATATTTGCCGAAGCAGCTAACAAGTCCATAAGGTCTTGAATACCTTCGTGAGCGCCATACGGTACATGGAAGTGTACTGTAATATGATCATCAATTACCCTACCGAAGCCGTTAGAGTAACGTGCCGGCTTCAACGTTACTGAATAATCAGCATACGGAGCCAACAGGTCTAAGCGGGTTTCTTCGTTGGTAAACATCCGTTCCATAAGTTCTTGGTGAGTCTTACGGAAGTCGAAGAACATACGTTGTTCGCGTTCCTTATCCAGCAATTCAGCGCCGAGGTGAGTACGCGGAGCCCAGTGCTGTTTGTATTCGGTATGGATCGGGTTGAAGTACGTGCTGATAGCCTCGCGCTGTTCATCCGGATAACCGCCATTTACAGCAATACGAACAGATCCTTCTTGGAATGTCAGACGGTCAATCAAACAGTCGGACGGAGAAATCATGTAGTCAATACCACGGAACAAGATACCGCATTTGCAGTTCTTAGGAATCGGATCGGCGATAATGGACTGATCTCCTGCTACGGCACCCAAACGTTTCCAGTTACGTCCACGATAAGATTCGGGAGCTTTAGATACGAAGAAGTCTTTGAAAATTTTATCGCATTCGTCGCAAACCATGTTAGTAACGACCGTTGTTTTGAATTTGTGTTGACATCCACCAGGTGTACCGTAATCTTCGATTGTCAGATACGGGAATGCTGCCTGCAATTCTTCTTTAGCACTGTTACCACATTCATCATCCGGCAACGTGATTTCATAAGCTTCTTTCGAAATCTTACAAGAACCACATGCTTCCCAGCTAACGGTAGTAACAGTAGGATTGCTACACATATCTGCTGTTTTAGCAACGAACGTTACTGTGGCAGTCGGATTAGTTTCTACAAATGCATCGATATCAGCCTTCGTCAGTTTCTTGCTTACGGCCACAGTGTACATACCTACGCCGCCATCTTGGGCTGCTGTTTTCTCGGCAGTGCTACTAACGGCATTCTTAATGCTTTCTACTACAGTAGACTGATCAACACCATCATCCTCTAACGTTACGGCATAAATCAAACCGCCGTCTACCTTAGTATATCCTTCAGGGCACTCTTCGCAGCCTTTCATGATAGAAGACAGCTTTTGAGTATAATCAGAAGGCTTACCACCTTCTTTCATCACCTGATATTTAGATGTAGAAAGATGACGTCCTACTCTCTTAATATCCAAACCAGGATAAGCAGCCTTAAGCTGAGCCAGAGCATAAGCGTCGCCGGTATCACACATTTCCATACAATAGAAATTCATGTCGGTTTCCGCCGGAGCTTTTTCTAACTCATCACAAGAATGGATAGGATGGATTTCTACAAAATCACCTACCTTTCCACCACCTGCAATCGGCTGATTCTTGATACGTTCGATTGTTTTCAAGATAGCAGCCAAAATATCAACATCTTCACAAGGATCACATTCTGAACACATATCCTCACGACCCGGACAGTTTTCGAAAATGATGTAATCATCAATATTTACCTCACCCATCGGATAACCACGAAGCTCGAACAAACGTCCTGTCAGCTTAATATGGATAGGAATACGATCGCCTTTTCTTGCTGTAATAGCGGTATTGTCGTCAATTCCGTTATAACCGAAAATAACCTCATCTACTTTAATTTCTTTGCTCTTCGGAGCAGAAGCATACACTTCTATGATTTCGTCAATAGCAAACGTAGGTGTAGAGAATGATTTATCATCAGATACACGGTCGTTCACCATCTCATTACGTCCGATTCTGATCTGGAAACGTTGTTCGTCCTTACGATATCCTTTCAAGTCTTTCAACGCTTTCAAACCATCTTTAGTCTGCTCACCATCCAAATCATAGATAGCGATCTGACCTTCTTGAAGCAACAAAGAATCTACGTCCGCCAACTTAGCGTGCGGAGGACAGATAATGTGTCTGTCATACGGTTTATGGATAGCCATAGCCTTATAATATTTTAAAAATTAATATTCTGTTATCTGTCTCAAAAATAGTGATAGTCATATAAGCAACAAAAAGCATTATGAATTAATTAATTCTTAATGCTTTTTGATAATCTTTAATTTAGGATATGCCTTTCTTCTGCTACAAAGGAGATTGGACGTTGTTTGAATCTATTTGATAACGTCCGTATTCGCTTTCATTCAAAGCAAATTGCTTTTCAATCATGTTAAGGATAATACCAATTAATTTATCATCTAATTCAGGATCTATATCAGTTGAATTAGAACCATCGGATTTAATATATCCTTCGATGTCAACTTCCTTCGGATAGCGGTAATATGTAAGGTAAACGGTGTCTACATCAAAACCAGACTTATACACCCTTACCGAATCTTCGCCTATTGTATAGAATGTTTCCCTAAAATCAAAATCAGGTTTGTTAAAAAAGTCGGCAAGAAGCTCATGCGGGTTTTCGTTCTTAGCCTCCCACATGGTAAAATCAGTAACCGTGCATTCACCTTTGGTAAATACGCCTGATATGTTTGAAAAAGAGAAGAAATCAGAAGGCAATGAAAATAAAGTGCTTTCCGGATTATCTTTATCTTCTTTCTTATCAAGTTCTTTTGAGTACACAACCAACTTTTGTATATAACGTATATCCTCTTCGTTTTTCTTATCAAGGATATAACGAACAAGGCGGTTTTGTTCGTCATTAAAAAGCTGAACAAAACGTGCCTTGTCAAGTTTTATACCACCGTTGGTCATGTTTTCTTCAGCCTTCTGTAAGGCCCGAAGATAACAATCAACGATTTTCATAAATTATTCCTTTTTATCAGCGTATTGATCAACATCAAAACCTTTCTCATCTTCCTTTTTCTTCTTATCAGACTTAGCTCCTTCTATTTTTTTATGCTTGTTCTTTAAAGCATTATACGCTTCAAGAACACGTGACTTGGTTTCTAACATCGACTTATTGGAAGCAAGAGCCATAGATGCAGAGATGGCGTCGGCGCCCAGGAGCTCGCCATTCAGATACAGTCCGTCGGTGTTGACGGTGACAGCCAGCCCTTCGATCATTTCCTTGATCATACGATGGAATTTGATCACCTGCATTCCCTCCGAAGATTCGTCGTCGGATAAGAACCTTGAGCTTGCTTCTTTATATATGTCAACGTTCGTATTCTTGGCGTCAATCCAATTAGTGAATATGTATTGAACCATGCTCTGATCAAGCTCTACGCTATATATGATGTCAAGATACAAAAGCAGATCGTAGATGCTTTTCCTTTCAGCCTCTGACCCTTTCAGTTTGTTCATGAACTCGTATAAAATATCAGCCTTGTCAATCTGACGTTGTTTCCTGATATCTACAGCCGTAGTCTTGTCTTCTACACAATAATAAGATTCGACATACATCGGATTACCGTCTTCCTCTTTAGGAGTAAGAGACTTGGATAAAATAGCTATATACAGCTCAAATAAATCACGAACGTCATTAGTGTAGAACAAACGACCATCATACAAGTCAATTCTGTAAGAATCCCAGAAATCGAAGTTCTTTTGGTCCAGGTCCTCATTGACAGTTTCTTCAAACGGATACCGAATATTCTTAATACGCATATCCATTTCATTCTTCTTGTCTTCAAGTGAGTAACCTTTATAACATGCTGAATTGATGAAGAAACCGGTATCATACACCCTAAGATCCTTATCCCATCCACAACAAGATACTGTCTTGTTACCAGGGAAAGGAGTCTTGGAAATGCCTCTTTCCTGATATCCGGAAGGAGCTTCTTCATCCATCTTACCTGTTATAACATAAATAGAGTCGGAATATATCTTCATTCCTCCTACGGTAGCCAGCAGTTTCTTAGACTCATGGCTTTCTTCAAAAATCTTTTTTCCCATTTTTTTATATACCCTACGTCTTTTCATATATGAAAAGACTATGTTAGAAACAAAATTTGCGGCCGGTTTTAAAGCCGACCGCAAGTTAATATTAAAAGTTATGATTACAAAGAGCTTGGTAACAATTCAATTGTTACAAACCGGCTGGTATCTTTTACCCAACAAGCCGATACAGAGTGGCACCAGAATTGTTCTGACATACGAGGATGGCTGGATACAATTTCTTGAGCCGATACCCTGGATGACCATCTACCTTGTTCGTAACCCCACCACATAGAACCGATATCAGGCTTAACGTAGAATACGTTGCTGTTGATATTACCAATACGAGCTTCGGCTGAAGCAGGGATGCCGGCGAATGCATTAGAGTATTCAGGAGCGGTCAAGTCTTCCATAATACATGAATATGATGTGATAGGAGTCATGCCGTCTACCAACTGGCTTCTATCTACCATATCAACGTAATCCAAAGAAGGTTCGTGTTCTACAATAACCTTACCAATACCCGGAATAGTAACGCCCTTGATCTTTACAGTTCCTAATTCAAGAGCATCGTTTGATCCTGTTACCGGGTTATTGATGATACGTTCTGTACCCATAAGCGGAGCCAAAGCACCTAATTGAGAGAAGAACTCATCACGAAAGATTTCAACGATGTTCTTGTAAGCCATAGCACCTACCTTGAATTTCATTACACGATTTTCAATCGGCATATCGCTACGACCACGGAAAATATAGTCGGCAGCAGCCAGGAAGTGTTCACGCTTGATACCGCCCGGACGTGCATATGAGATAACGAAACCACGGCGAAGTTGATGGTACAAACCTTCGTTTTTCATCAAAACACCATTATGACCCTTGACTCTACCTCCGCGCATGAACATAAGTTCGTATGCTTCCATCTTAGCCAATTCAGCCAAACAGAACAAAGATACTGTATTGGCTACACGAGCTGTACGCATATCAATGCTTCCGTCACCAAGACGAGAACCGATGATAGCATAACTTGCATCACCTCCTCTGATTTCAGAAAGCTGACGAACTTTCTGGTAAGCTTTGTCGATGAAATTCTGTGTACGTTCGTCCGCATAAGCCAAAGACTTAATACCAGCGTACATAGTCGTTTCACCTTCAACACCACGGTGTCCACCAAGCGTAAATTCACAAGTCATAGAACCGGCCTTAGAAGCACCTCCTACGCCAGAGAACTGAGTAGAGAACTCACCAAGAACGTTTGTTACCTTCCAGTATTTAATACCGGCACGAAGCATGTCTTTCGGGAAGTATTTAGCACGAGAACGGCCCCACAACTTACACCAGTATCTCCAGTTCTCACCTTCTTGTTTCGGAGGACGCTCTGTAGAGATAAGGGCCTGGCAACCGTTAATCACATCGTAAGTAATAACATCTCCTTGTTTAAATTGTGCATTCAACACAATTTCGAAGAAGCTTTCATCAATACCAGGTTTTGCATATTTCAAAGACGTGTCTTCTACTGTAACCACCTCATACGTTTCTGATACCGGAAGATCATAACGGAATGAACCATTGATACCATTTACGGTAATAGTAGCATCCTGTTTGATCATACCCATATACATAGGCAGAGGATAGTTTGTAATGTTAGAAAACAACTCAAGCATACCCAGATGGTTCTTATCAGGATCTTCGTAGTACCAATCTTCTAAAGAGCTAAGATCGTGTTCTACGATACTTTGCTTAACGACTTTAGCGTCGGTATATCCAATCACCGTGTCACCATTCATGGTGGCCGGGAAATTTTTTGTTAAAAGTACATTAGCCATGAACGAAAAAATGTTTTAATTTTTAATCTATACTGATTTCATCGAACTTCACACCTTGAACTTGATCACCTTTATCATCTACCGGAGCCACCCTCTTGTCTTTATTTGTATGGCTGATGAGCTTATAAATTTTCTTTTTCTCATCAACTACAGCTTGATTCGACTTCTGTTTTATGAACTCTCCTGGGTTCATAAGAAACATAATCAAATCTGGCGCTTCTTCCGGATTCATCATCATCTCCCTTACCCTATTAAATGCTTTGGTAATTCCGGGATTCGATTCAGAAGGTTTTAGGGCAAAATCAAGAGCTTTAGATACCATAGTGTCATTTAGCTGATACTTTGCCTGGATAGAAGACTTAAGGTCTTTCTTATACCTTCTAAAATCTTCTGCATCCTTCGCCTTCTTTTCGGCAGCCTCTTTAGTACGTTGCTGGATAATATCATCCATTCTCTTATCAAGCTCAGCCTTATACTTTATAGCCTTTGCTTCAACATACTCTTCACCTTTATTGATAATGCCTTTGAAAAACTCATCAGCTTCATCTTTAGGCAACCCAAGAAGATCAACATAATGGCGAACGATCTTTATCTGATCTGCTTTGTTTTCAATGTCAAGCTTTTCTATAGGAGCGACATTCGTATCATATTGCTTAAGAATATCAACGATATTCGCGCCGGCCTTATCAGCCTGGATAAGCTTCTTAGTAATATCAGAAACAGAGGTAACATCTATCTTATCCTTAACAATGTCCTCTTTCTGGCTTTCAAGGACTGTAGATAGTATATCACACAACGAATCTTCTTTACTAAAATCAAGATCATTGATAGTAATCTCTTCGCCGTTTTCACCGCTAAATACCACATCTTTCAAATCGGGAATGATTCCCCTTGAAGAAAGGGCATCCAATACTTTTCTGTAATTGACAACCGGGGTCTCTACCTGATCCTGATTAACGTCAACTACATTCTCTTCTCCTTTTTTATCCTCTTTAGGATCAGGAGTAGGATCAACAACCAGCTCTTCTTTAATTTGAGAACCTTCTTCTACAGGCTTCTCATCTTTTTTAGCCGGTTCATTACCATTAATAGGCAGAATATCTTCTTCCCTATTATAAACATCATCGACCGGACCGATACTAAAAATATCGTCCAATTCTACTATTCCATTTTTTTCTAATTTTCCCATACTGCAAAAATATTTAAATACCTATATTTCAGACAAAAAACTTATAAGTGTTTAATCTTCACTAAAAATTAAATATCCCCAAATTTTATTAGAGATTTTCTAATGAAATTTGGGGATATTTAATCCTTAATTCTTATTGATTCCGGCTACATACCTTTTGGTGGCGTCTTCCCTCGCTCGTTGGGCAAGTTCTTTGGATTTTAATTTTAACTCTTCCATTTTTATTCTCATTTCATCATCATGAAGTTTGGAATCGTTTTCGAGCTTCTTATCCTCTATCCTTTCCTTGCTTTCTATATCAGCTTGCCTTACGGTCTGATCTGAAACAGAAGCCAGGAAGTTGAGGGAGGTGGCGTCGCTCTTGGCGTCTGCCGCCCTGCCTGCCGCCTGAATCTTCTCTTGAAGTATCCTGTATTGACCTTTCTTGTCTTCCAAAGCAAGTTCATGCTGACGTTGCTTATCCTTCTCAGCAGCTTCAGCTTGTATCTGTTGCTGGTTAAGCTGCATCTGATTCTGTTGTTGCTGCTGCATCTGACGCTCGTTGTATGCGCGAGTATTCCTTGCATTCTGTATAAGTTCCACCATAGAATCTGATGTGAAGATAGATGCAAGATCGTAAATATCGCCTCCGGCTGTATTTAGCTGCAACATGAAAGTTTTAAATTTCTCAAGCTCATCCCTTTTCTTGGAATTAGATAATGCCTGAACACCAAGATGCCTTAGACTAAGACCGTCGGTTCCTATAGATAAAAACGCTCTGGTAAGATCACTTTTTGTGTACATTACAGAAATATCCTTTCCTTCTTCCTGACATTGTTGAGCAACAGCCAGATGAAGATCCAAAGCGCGTTTCTTGAAGTAACCGAAGTTATCAAAGTATATCTGTGTTTGTAACATAGATGCTGTAACGCCCTGCTGGACCCCGGTGGCGGTCTCATACCTGTTGGGGCCGTTAATTACTTGAGGCGTGATACCAACCATTTCAAAACATTTCATCCTCGACCATTCAGCAAGTTCCATTCTTGTTTTAAGTTGCTCTGTCTGGGACAAATCATAGACAGCAAACTGGTTGAAAGGGACACCACCTTTCGTGTTTTGAGATGAGGTATCTAATGTAAGAGCACCTACAGACTTAGCTACATCAAGAAGGTTTGCCCATATATCAGCCACATCTTCACCCAAATCCTTGTATTCACTCGGAACCAGATTTATATCTCCTAAGAAGAATTTACCGATCTCCTTTTCAAGAATATTGTTTATCTGGTTTATGGAGAAATTATAGAATATTTGATATGGCTGAATCCTGTTAGCCATAGAAGTACCGATATATCCGGCAACAGGTAAAACAAAGTCATAGATGTTGCTATCCCCTTTTATCTGGTGATCGATAGGTTCTCCATCCAGATACAGGTTGTCCTGAGCGAGGGCACCTCCACTTATTTTAACCCCGTACCTTACCTGTGGAACGTAATCTACGAAATAGGTATTAATCTCCGGGTTCTCCATTCCCTTACTCATGGTTCTGGTAATTTTCTTAATACCATTTTCCTGTAAAAAGTCCTGAAGAAGCTCGTCGGTTACCATTTCGGTAGTTACTAATCCGGTTTCAGTTTGGTAGGTAATTACATACACCTGAGCCGGGGATACCCAATATGATTCAGTTACCTGATACAAATCACTACGAACATGCTCGTCGCTTAAACTCTGGGCACGGTTATAATAATTACCATGCTCTAAATTTGGCATGAATCTGGTTCTGTGATATTCGTTGCCATTACTATCGTATCCGGTATATGTGCCGGCTGGAATACCGTAATAATCCTCATAAGCTTTTATAGAAGCATAATCATTATATCCTTTCCAAGGTATTACCTTATTCTGATATAACATCCCTACACTCGCCGATTTGGATAAACTTACATAGCTTCCATTATCACCATTGTTATAAGTACCATTGAAATTATCAGCACCTCCTATAAGCTTTTGCTTGTCTTTTGCCGTAAGAAGATGCCCCCACCTTACTATAATATCATTGGCAGTATAATAATGAACACGACCAATATAATCACCGTACTGCGGATACTTGCTATCTAATGTCTTAGAGTAAAACGTATTCAACGGAGACCACCTCTCCGGCTTATAATAGTCGTATCCTACATGATAGTTTCTAAAACAACGACCGGTAAGAAGATAGTCGATGAAATTCTCGGTGTCTATCTCATCCATGTAAAAACGCCCCCTGTCTGCTTCAAGCGTATGAGAACCCCATATAACCTCGGCAGTCTTCCATTTTGTATTCATGAAATTCTCTATCTCAGGAGGGGTCATAGATGCTTTCACCTCTTGTATCTGTTGAGCATAAGCCTGCTTTTCTTCTTCGCTTGCAAAATTATTATAATCCGGATCCAATCCCCTATTTAACAATTCTTGCCTAACCCTTCTGTCCAATTCCTCTTTAATGTAATTATGAAGGAGATTCTCCTTCGTGGCAGAATACTGATTCACTTCAGATTCGTCCAATCCAACTACATTATACTTGTCAGAAAGGTTGCCCAACCATCCTACAAAAGCGTTTACGATCGTACCTATTATATCATAATGACGTAAGAATGATGGAATATTTACATTGTCCCTTATAGACTGAACATCCTTAAGATAAGGAATTACGTCTTTCAGCTCCATAAAGGATAACTTACCTTCCATCATTCTATAAAAATCCTTGAACTTCTGGTTCTCATCAAGCTGCTTCAAACCAATCAATTCAAGAGAATCCATAGTGGCTTTAAACCACTCCTTGGTTTTTCTCTTGGTAGGTATCGCCTGTACCGGCAAACCTGAAAATACTCCTCTGGCCGGAAAAGCCTGATCTCTATTGAAATATTCCATCCTATTATCCTATTTTTCACAAAGATAAGGAATTTGTTCTCGTCACCTCATTTTATAAGGGTTATGTCTTCTTACCGTAAATCCTTTGACCTGTTCTATCTTCTTGCGCTCTCTCTTCTTTTGATTCTCCTTCTGAGTCGTACTTTCAGGCATGTAACCCATATCATCATAATACTTAGCCAGAAGAAGAGCGTGGCCGAAGGCTATGATACGGTCGGTGTTGGTCCCGGGGCCGAAGGCTATGATCTCATCAAGAAGTTCTATATCAGGGATACGGTAAATACCTTTCTGTGTTATTTCATTACCATCATCATCATACCCAACAACAACATCCTCCCAACAATATTGAATAACGGTATTGAAAAGCATACGCTGATTGGGAACCGTAGGAGCCAAACCGAGCTTATTGTTCTGACGGGCTCCGGCACGGATAATCTTACCGGCAAGACGTTCGCCATCTTCCAGCAACATAAGCTGCTTATTTCGTCTCGTAAGATAAAATTCATACATTCGGTCGGCATTCTCCATAAGACACTTGGCCCCATACGCTTCTTGAAGTATTTCACAATTCCTACAAAAATCATCGGAAGATGGAGGACGTGATGCGTATGATGCTACTATGCAATAAGCAAATGGATCGTTGATTTTTACATATCTTTTAAGTACATAAAACGAACCAACAGAATCAGTATCAGCCTTGTCAGATTTATAGGGGTCAAGCGATGAGACATAAGTGTAATCAAAAACACCTCCTTCTTCTGGTGGATCCTCATATATAACAACAGGAGAATCTATGTTACCACCTTGAAACGGATAATCAGCAAGCTGCTTATCACTAAAATTATACCCCATTTTCATGCCGTCTATCTGATAAATATCCACTGTTTTACCAGGCCTACCTTCTTCAAGAAGACGGCTTTTGTGCTTCAACGCATCTTCTACAGGGAACCTATTTACGTTCGTATTAAGGAAACAATCATCTATAGACAAAGGGAATGCCATTCGTTCCTGGACGTATAAAGCTCTATCCTTTTTGACAAGTTCGTCAAGACGTGATTTTATTATTCCAGTATTTTTATCAAAGTCTGAAACTTTTATTTTTATCTTCTTAAGACCGGGAGCATTCTCTACTCCAAGATACTTATCAAGAGTCGTTTCTTTCTTTTCATAAGCATGAGACATCTGGGCCGGAACAAAGCATCCAGATTTACATATACGCCATGTTGGTTTAATAACTCTCTTATTTAGAATATCATAATTCATTATAATGAATCCATATTCGTCCGGAGAGTTCATGATTTTCTGGGCATCTTGAGACTTTTCTACATTACCTCCGGTATTATGAGTTATAATACCATTTGCTATATAAGTGTGAGTATCTGATGCAGTGAGATTGTAAACAGGCTTAATTCCTATATACTCTATCTTATCTATCCTTTCTATTATCACTCCATCTAAATATTTTGACCTAAAAGAACCAAATGTGCTAAAATTAGAACTAAATTCCCTTATAGAATCAAGTTTTTCTCTTCTATATCCTATATCTGTTCCAATTATATTACAATATTTAAACATGGATAATTTATCCAATATATTACATACATATGAATCAAGAATAATAGATCTATCTGCTGGATTTTTAGATGGGCTATAAGAAATAGTACTATGTATTCCAAATTTAAAAAGAACATCCTTTATTTCTTCAAGAAGATGTTTATTACAAGATCCTACACTTATACGATGATGTCTTTTATCATTATTAGAACAAAAAGTAGCATCAGCATCAAAATACCCCCTAATCATCATAATAACATCCTCCCTTCTATATAAATGTATATTTAAAGGAAGTGTTTTGTTTTTTTTAGTCTGACCATATATACCAAGTTCCCTTAACTCATGGCATATACCTTTTATTCTTATTTCCCTATAGTCTTTTCCGTTCTTAGTCTTATACTGTTTCTCTATACAACACTCATATTTAGATCGTATATAATCATACACCTCATTATCACTGGTAGACACGACAGGAGTCTTATCAAAACCATAGCTCCCATCCCCTATTAGAATACCAACAAGATATGGATCAAACATTTTTTTATCTCCCCATATATCCACACCATCCGATACACATATTTTACGACCAACTCTAAGAGAGTCAGCTCTTCTGAAGTCAGCCCCAAAATACCTAAATTCACCACTTCTTTTCTTTATAACAGTCAATATGGGATGATCCCCACTGCATTCAAGCACCCTTCCTCTTTTCGTTGTTATTCTGTAACAATCTTTCTCGGCAGGAGGTTTCATCCATGTTATGTCTTGACTTACAGCTTTTGATGATACATTATCGAATCCTACTATTCCATCCTCTTGCTTCAAATCCTCTATTCGGCATGGCTCACCATTTGATTTATATACTATGGTTCCAGCACAACAACATCCAGCCATAAGACAAACGCCCCTCATTCTACCATGCATCATATGAGCCGGCCTACCGGCAAGCCATGCTCCAAGCACCGGAAATTTACCTACCTCATCATATATAGACGTATATGGAGTTCCACCTGCGGTCTTCAATGAGCCTCGCGTCTTTCCATCATCAACGTTGGTGATTCTTATTCTGGCATGAACATCACGTTGGTTATTGATGTTTCTTGTACCTAAAACAACTTCTTTAGTCCAGTCGTTACCGGTCCTGTTTATAGTAAGATAAGGAGGAAGATTATCAAGTCCAAACTCAAGATACTCTCCCATATTGGCAAGGTCTTCTTTACTTGCTCCAATAACATTATGCGTCAAATTGTATGTCATTGTAGCATTACGAGCCAGTAGGGAGCTCATTATAGCCGTATTGTGAGTAACGACGTAATTGGTGGTCAAAAATAAATGAGAATCATTATCAACGGTTATACAGGTGGCATGTTCCTTTCCGTATATTGATATGGATCTTATTTTTAATTCCTTACGATTCCTTGATAGTATAAGTTTGTTCCCCTCCAATTTAGCATACCAACCTGAAGCCCAAAACATACGTTGTACAAAATTTATGACATCCATGTCAATATGAGACAACGTAAGCTCTTCTTCTCCGGTTACTACATTTCTGAAAGAACGAATGAAGTTTTCTATAAAATCTTTCTTTTGATCTATGGATGATCTTAGAAATTTCTTACAAATGTATTTATCGAAAAACATATCCCCACTATAGCCACCGAGATAAGCCGCCAGCATCGAGGCATAGGCCGACGGTGGAACCGGCAGCTTTGCCGTAGGGTAGTTCAGGGCCTCACCTACTGGAATAGACATACTCTTATAATCCAATCCGGCTATGGCTCTAAGACTCCTAACATGCCATTTTCCTCCATGATTGACACGCCATTGATGATTACCGCAGCAAATAACGTTACGACCGTCTTCGAATACGACTCTGTATGTAGTTACTTTCCCTTGAGGATAGACACCTACGACTTCTACCAAATTACCTTTATCGTCATATATCTTATCCCCTACAACGATATTTCCTATCATCTTTTCCCGGTCCTCAAGATAAAGTATCTCAGAGTCAAGAAGGGCTTTTCCAAAACGACGGCACCCGAACATGAATATTCCTTTATTCTCTTCTTCCGCCTGCTTTAGAAATTCGGCAAACATCCATTCATTATCACGAAGCTGAGAATTTCCAGGAATACGATCATCTCCTACGTCAATCATCATCTTCCAGAAATTGATATGCCAATATAGCCAAGGATGTATAAATACCCCATTTATGGTAACACCGTTAAGGAGTTTCATAGCCTCATTCTCCCAGAATTGCTTGACATCATCGTCTTGCTCTTCATAAGAATACAGGTCATTCCATAACGGGATATCGTTACCCATATTTATATAAAGTTCTTTGCTATCAAAATTCATGACAAAACTACTTATCGAGCTTGCTCTTAGCCTCATTCTTAACAAAAGACTGAATACCTGATACTGTTTGTCCTCCTTTTAGGCTTTTCTTATTTTTGGCAGCCTCAAGCTGATTATAGACATCCATTATCCCACACATCTTAATATAAGATTCAGTCCATTGCATTAAGCTATCAGACAAGCTTTTTTGAAACCTAAATTCTTTCTCCCTCTTATCAGAATCTTCTATTTTATCCCAAGGGTTTTCAGATAGATAACGTTCAGCCTTATCTATCTGATCCCTTAGCACAAGAAGTTTCCGATCTACGTAAGAGACATCATCGTTAGTCGGCTTTCTTGCTTTCATTGTTGATAATTTTTAAAAAAGCCTCATACTGAGACTTAAGCATATTAAACCTGTCTTCAAGAGAAGATGGATCAACACGATACTTACACATGTTTTTTATTCCTTCCTCAACAGACTCGTCTTTGAATACAACAGAACCAGTATTATTATCAACGTACATAATAAAATCCGATTCTCCGTCGTTTACTATCCTGTCAAGAACCTTCTTGCTGTCATCATCTATGTTAAGATCATGACCGGCGTTAATAGATAACCTGTAAACTGCCTTTATAGAAGAAGATACTTTCAGCATCTCTTGTTGATACAAGTTGGTCATAAACGACTTTTCCTCCAAATCAATAAAGTCTTCTAACTCTATGTTGTTTTCCTCATCCTTCTTCCTAATAATATCCTTAGTTAGATCTTCCATCTCCTCTCCCACCTTATCTTGCGCAGACAGTAGATGGTTGTAATAAGAAATAAGATGCTTTATATCTGAATCAAAATCAATCTTCTTCATTGTCAAGAACCTTTTTATCATGAATAATAACGTCCATCAACTCCATTGACAAATTATAATCAGCCACTTCAAAAAGCTCGCTGTCTGTCAACGTCCTTAAAAAAGAAACAGACAATCCTCTTTTCTTTGCAAAAGATCTAAGTACAGCATAGAGAATGTCTCCGGCAGAATAATCGGGGAGATCGTCACAAGATGCCTGCAACATAGAAAATAAGGACTTCCTTTTATCCTCGCATTGTAAATGCCTTGCTTTACCACATCCGCCCATAACTTAACTTTTTTGAATTATAGTACCTTCAAAATTAAACGGAATCGATTCCTCTTTTTGAGACCCATCTTTTTGATAGTGAACGGTCATATGTTTTACGAATCTTCCTATTCCAAATCCTGATGTATGTATCTCTATATTGAACTTAAAGTGACGGGAGTCTATGATATTCAAATTAGATGACGTACAACCACAAGATGTCTCTGATGCTGTTATCTTCATATCATGCTTCGACTCAAGAACGAATGAAAACTTTATACTGTTTCCTTTCTCTACCGGTTCAAAAATGATTTCAAATGATTTACCGTCTTTAGATAGGTCAATGTTATATTGCTTGTCATCTGTAGAAATAACATTAAACTCATCAGAATCCATTGTAATAAGCTCTAATCTGTTCCATCTTGACTTCTCATCATAAAAATCAATAGAATACTGACGGTCCATCCACGAAGGACGGGGAAGCCCCTCCCCAAGCGCACACTCCTCTGTCTTGCTCCAGGCCTTTTGCTTGATGAAGCACGTACATACCGAACAACGATTTTTACCTATTTTCTTGCTTACGTATAAAGAAAGAGGAAGCATAGAGTTAGGAACGTTCTTGGTGTTGAATTTACATCCTTCACACTTTTCAAGACGTTCTTTGTACCAATCAGGATAATCCTCTTTTTTTCTTGGAAGTTTTTTTAATATCGTATCCATAAAAGCATCGTATATAACTTCCGCTTGCAAAATCTTTTTCATGACTTATCTATTAAATTCCTGTTCTTGAATATTTTGTATTTCACTAAAACTATGACCTTTACGAGATTTAAAGATAGATAATTTGTTGTGTTTTATCAACATATCCCCACTTTTTATCTCACCTGAGTCATAAGCATCCTTTATCATCCTTATCTTAATATCAAGGCACTTAAGTTCTTTTTCCTGATACTTAGATAATTTTTCTACCTTGGATTTAAGACGCTCAAGGTTATGTTTGCGCCTCTCCATCTCATGAAGGTTACAAACCATATCACCCACATACGGGAACGATACAGACACGTTATCTGTGTACGTACATAAGTTATTGGCATAAGAAATACTGGCTCTGAAAACGTCACGTATCTGGTTTCGGTCGTAAACGCCCCCGGTCTTATCCATCACATCATCTATAATATGTGACTCAAATGATATAGGGAAATCATTCTTCGGCATCGGCTTCAAAAGTTTTCTTTCTGTAAAATAAAGAAACCAACGCACATTGATCTCTTGAACCCTCCAATACAAAAAGACGGCGCATGTTCTCTATATCCGGGCACAAACACCTTGTTCTGTAATTCCCTTCACGGTCAATCAAAATACCACGCTTCTTCATCTCCGTATCCAAAACCGATACATATTGAAGATCGGTACTGAAACAATGAGAAAACTTCTTCTTCGTTTCATACGAATATCCAAACACAAAATAATAGGCAAGAAGATTTAAATGCCTCGCATCTATGACATTCTTCTCATTACCAGAGGCCATTAGGTATCCGTTATAAAACAGAAGTATCTTCTTAGCCATATCTACCGTATTGGAATAAGGTACTAAAAGCCTATAAGCCCTATTACTAACATCTTTATTATCACTTTCTTTCATGAGATTATCGTTTTGATACAAAGATAAGGATTAAGGATTTATAAATTTAAAATTAACGTATTTTATGACAATAGATTCAGGGTTTGTCCCGATATTTGCACTGTGACATTAAAAAATAAGTTCTTGTTGTTTGATTCTTGAATTTTGTTTCTACATTTGTAGCACGTTACAGATGTAGAAATAAGATAAAATAAAAAACAAGAATATAAAATATTAAGTGTCTTGTTTTTTGTTGATTCTTGTTCTTCATCATCTGTAACGGGGTTTTGGAGATTATCTGCAAAAAGACACAAATCGGATGGATATCCCCAAAAATCCATCCGATTTTTTTTTTGTTACAGATTATGAAGCTACAATTAGGTAGAAATATTAACATAAGTCTCAGACTTTTGGAACAGTGGTCAGATGATTCGTTGTTCATGGAATTGTATGCTTTATACTGTATGATAAAAATCTCCCGCCGGGATTCGAGAATAAGATTCAAAAACCAGAAAGATCTTCTTCATAAACTTGGAATCGGGTATTCGAAGTTCAAGAACATGACAGGACATCCGATGTTTGACGAACTGTTCCGTATGACGGATAGTACGTTTGTAGCAAGAAGATATCGTGTTAATGGCGTACAACTTACTCTCGGATGCGGGAAAGTGAATATTCCAAAGAATAGGATTTTAATTAAGATAAAGAAAAATGAAATAACAAACCATGAAAAAGTCCTTGACAGGATAAGAGAGGCGATGTTTGTTAATTTAGTCAGAAATAATGAGTCTGTACTGAACAGTGGAGAGACAAACTCTCAGGCTGATGTCGTAGACGGAAGCCACTCGTATTATGGATTAATTGATTCGACGATAAGTAATAAAACAATTGCCTTGTACTTGAATGTAGGACTAACAAAAGCGAAAGAGATTGTCGGTATGGCAATACAAGACAAGCTCGTAAAAAGGTTCGAAAACATACAATTTATAACATACGTAGATAATCCTCGTGCTTACATTGAAGCAAACGAACATAACTACCCAATAGGTAAGCTGATTCCGGTATATAGGCACGGAGCTGTTTTCTGGCAAATAGCAAATACCTGGACCTTGTATAAAAAAGGAGCAACAAACAGATGGTATTTTGGAGAGAAGGATATAGAGAAAGGAGAAAAAGAAAAAGTGAGTAAAAAAGACGATTTCAATTTCTTCTTAAAAGACAATACTCATATCCTACGTTTCCTGAACGCAGAAGAAGTTGTTTCCGAAGATGGAGAAATCCTTGGCATAGATCGTAAAAAGACAAAAGAAGAAGAAGCAAGGTCATTGGCTTCTGTTATGGCTAAAGAAGCGCACAAAGACTTCTGGGAAGGATATGAGCGAAGTACACAAAACCAGATTATAAGAAAGTACTATCGCGCTATCATAGCAGAAGATAAGAAGCGAAGAATGGACATGTTCTTAAACCGTCTTAAACAATCATACGACAAGGTTAGTGGGTGGAGCAAGGAGAAGGTAGCCACGGTAAAGGCAGGCATGGCTGATGCGGAAGCCTGCTGTGCTGAGGTGGGGACGTCCGTTGCCGGGGTCTGTGGTCGGGTAAGTAGGAGAATGAAATCCTATAACAATACCGCTCCTGACAAAAAGTCAGGTTTTAATGAGGTACGGGATATGTATGCTGAGTTCGCCGGCGAGATGGCTAAAGCGGTGGGATCGGTAAGTGAAGACATCTATACGTATGTTAAGGCAGAACAGTTTAAGGAAAAGATAGAGAATATGGATATATCTATCCAATCATTACCTAATTACAATACAACAGTAGGTAATGATAAAGAATTAGATGGTGAATCTGTATTCAAGGATATACCATTTGAAGAACTATCATTCTATAATGATACCTATCTTTATCCTTCATCTCAGTATTCATCATTGTAATGTTTGGTACTTGAGAGAGGGTCTGTTCTTAGTGGTCGCCGACAGAGCCGAAAAACGATAATCTCGTAGAACATCGACGGAAACACCCGTTAGCCACCACTATGCCATAACCATATCTATACGAAACCATATTACTGTCTGATTCAAAACTACTTATCCGAATTATTATTTCTTTTTAAACCTAATTAATTCATTTTATATTTTAGGTTTTATTTTATTTTCATACTTTTGTTTTGTAGAACAAAATCAGAAAAAAGATGGCTATAAGTTACGACAAAAAAATCATGGAGTGCGTTCTTCGTTCAGTTATGTCCGAAGGTAATGTCGCACAAGGAAAGGCTATTAAGTCTATTTGTAAGTCACCAAAACCGCTGTTTATAACCGGTAAAGGAGGAAGTGGAAAAACAACGTTCCTTAAGCGTATTATACCGGCATTAAAAAATGCGGTTGTTGTAGCTCCTACAGGTGTTGCTGCTGTTAATGCAGGTGGTCAAACCATTCATTCATTTTTTAGAATAGGAATGCAGCCGTATATACCTGAAATACGAAAAGGTGCGTTTATGGATAACTGCGAATATAAATTCAACGGAGGTTCGGAAAAGATTCTACAGAATATAAAGTATCTTATCATAGACGAGATTTCTATGGTTCGCCCTGATCTTCTTGACAACGTGGCTGATATACTTCGTCATGCAAGAGGAGACAAGGACCCGTTTGGCGGAGTGAAACTTATTATGGTAGGTGATTTATTTCAACTTCCGCCAGTAATTAAGGAGGATTTTTTTAGAGAAATATACGATACATCTTACTTCTTTAGCTCCAAGTCTCTTATGGCTTCTGGTATGGAAATGGTGTCTTTTGAAAAAATATATCGTCAGAAAGATGAGAAATTCATTAGCATCCTTAATAAGGTGCGTGAAGGGCAGATGGATGATGATGTATTTGATACAATAAACAGCAGATGTATTCAGTCTGATAATAATCAAGGATATGTTGAGATTGTAACTACCAACTCAAAAGCTACGGCTATTAACGAAATGAGAATATCATCGTTACCAGGCTCTTTAAGAAAATTAGAAGCTGTTATAAACGGTGATTATCCTAAAGATGCTCCGGTTGAAAAAACTCTTTTCTTGAAAGAAGGATCAAGAGTTATGATAACAAGAAACGGAGGAGAGTACTTCAATGGCTCTCTTGGTACTGTATTATCTATAAAAAAGGGTGAGATTGAAGTAGTCCTTGATAAACCGAAAGATGATGAGCATACTAAGGTTGTTATAACACCATGTTCGTTTGAGAAAGTAAAATACGTAAGAAACGGATATAAGATAGAATCTGAAGTAGTAGGAGCTATTATTCAGTATCCTATAAAAATAGGTTATTCTATCACGATCCATAAAGCTCAAGGCCTGACATTGGATGCGGCTATGATGGACGTATCTAATTCTTTTGAAACAGGACAGCTATATACGACTCTTTCAAGAGTAAAGTCTCTTGATGGATTATATCTTCGTCAACCTATTCCTAAGACGGTAAAAACCAGCGATCAGGTGGTGATAAACTTCTATAAAAGGACTCTTGGTAATGGAGGTATTGTGAAACCGGTTCCAATGGAAGAGCTTGAAAAGTCAATGATTAATTTGTCAACCGGATCTGAAATAGATTTTGCAGAGTTTAATTTATAAAAAAATGTAGTTATGAAAACAAAAGAAGAAAAACAAAAGAAGTTTGTGACAGAATTTGAAATCAATGGAGAAAAGTATGGTGGATATATTTATGCTACAACTTTTTCCGAAGCTGAAGATTTTGTTAGACAAAGAAAAGCGACAGAGAAAGTTGTAGGTGGTCCGTGTTTAGAACAAGAAGAAATTAATCGTCTTTATAACCATTCTTCTTAGAATTTTTAATGATTCTTGTTTGTTGGCATAACCTTGAGATGGTGATACTATAGTATATAAGTACCTAATAAGAATATGGCAAGAGTAGATAAAATATTTCAAGACAATTTGGCTCTTATAATGAGCCAGCCGTGGGAAGAAGTGAAGCGTCCGGTCTACGGTGACGGGACAGGCGTCAAGGTGAAGCGTATCCTGCAAGTATGCAACCAGTACGATCTTCGTCGGGAATTTCCTCTTGGTTCGCTGAGACCTACTAATTTATGGAAGGCTATAGATGAGGTGATCTGGATATGGAGAAAGAGAAGTACTGATTTAAAAGATCTTCATTCTCATATCTGGGATCAGTGGGCTGATGATAATGGAAAGATAGAAGGATGTTATGGAGATATGGTGAACAGACATGTTTATATGGGTACCGGTAAAGCTCCAGAGGGTATGATAGACATCCATGATGGTCTTTACGGTTTTCTTAACCAAACAGACTTCATTCTTTGGTCACTAAAGAATGATCGTTCGTCAAGAAGAATAGTAGCATCCATGTTCGATCCTGAAACCAATGGACTAAAACCTCTTCAAGAATGTGCGTTTCAGATCAATTTATCTGTTAAAGGAGATGAGTTGTATATGACGCTTTATCAGCGCAGCCAGGATATGATTACAGCTTCTTACTGGAATGTAGCTCAATATGCGGCGTTGATGATGATGTTTGCTCACGACGCCGGGTTAAGGCCCGCAGTTTTCACTCATTTCATCCAAGATATGCATGTGTATGACCGTCACGAAGAACAGGCAAACGAGCTCCTTCGTCGATCTCTCTTCGGCCCGGTTCCGCAGGTTACTATCTCATCTCGTATGGAAGGGAAAGGATTTTATGATTTTGTAGCTGATGATTTTGAGGTATGGAATTATGAACCGAAGGAGCAAATAAAATTTGAGATTGCGAAATGAAAATAAGCATAGATAGAAGAGCCAAAATGATTCCTATTATGGAAATCAATGCCGGAGATGAAGTTAATATCGGAGGCTTTGATTATGTTGTTGAAAGCATAACTCCATGTAGGAAAGGATCTTATTCAGATGCGTATGGAATTAGGTTGGTCATGTCTTCTTACAAGCATGGCCAACTTGTAAGAAAAGTAGATAGCGTTTTTTCTATCGATTCTATTTTAGTATTTCTCCCTAAAGGAGATTCTGTTGTAGTAGAGTGCTCTTATAGAGAACTTGAAGAATATTTCCCTAAAATATAGTGTAATGACAGGCGAAGAAAAATGTAATAGATGTGAGCAGTTTGGACCAAATGGTCTAACTGATTATCCATGTAAAAGGATTCCATCAAGGAACTGTCCTTGGTTTATAAAAATATCGGATAAGAAATATAAGAAGATTCTTGCCGATAGGGTGAAAAGAATTAAGGAGAATGAGAAACTTAAGCAGGAAATGATGAAAGATCAGGATCTTGTTGAAGAAGTAAAACAAAATACGAAAAGATTAATGCAATGAAAAAGAAAAATATAAAACCAGAAGAAGTGGAAGTCGTTATTCCTAAAGAAGTAAAAGCTATTAACATATGTGGGGATATCAATAGTTTTATAAAACATATTATATATGTTAGCTTGGATAAGGTAAGTAGTGATAGGGCGTTTGTCAATAACGATATTCTGTATATGGTTACATACGCCTCTATAAAAGGTAAAAATATACCTGTTGGTGTATTAGCAAAACAAAAAGAAGCTGAAACAGAAGATATTGCTATGCCGTTTGAGGATATTGGAAGAGATGTAAATGTAGTGTATCCTATTGAAATAGGAAAGAAGTTTAAAGGATTTTACATTCTTAGTAATGGTGCTGTGGCTATCGATTACGAACTTACAGACAATGGAGGCTTTGAAGATGACGATAGCATTGGTAAAATCGACATGAATCTAAATTGATACATTATGGTATTATATATAGCAGCAGACCCAGGAAAAGATGGAGCCATAGCCTGCATCGATCAAGACAGCAAACTAATATCGAGAATCTCAACTCCAAGAATATCAGCTTCAGGACCAGTAGACTTGACTAAAGAATATGTTTTTTGCCGGGATACGATCGTAGAAAACAATCCTGATAGGGTAGTGTTTGTCATAGAGGACGTCCACGCACTGTACGGGGTCAGCACGTCCTCTACAGCCTCCCTCATGGAGAACAAAGGCCAACTGCATGGGCTGTTTCTCTCCCTCTGCATGGCATTTACGGACATAAGTTGTTCCGTTAATTTCATAGCTCCTAAAACATGGCAGAAATTAGTTTGGAGGCATTCTGATAAGGTTATGGAAGCCAGTAAGGTAAATACTAAGAAAACGTCATTGGCTTGCGCTAAAAGGCTGTGGCCGACAGATACGTTCGTTAAAAACGAAAGATGTAAGACGGCCCATGACGGTATAGTTGACGCGATGCTTATAGCAGAAGCAGCAAGAAGAAGTATTTAATCTATTTTAAATCATTTTAAATCCAATTAATTCGTAATTAGATTTTAAAATAATACATTTGCAGTGTTAGATAGTCATAATCGTAAGTTTTAAAAAATGAAAGTAAGAGTTCCTGGCATACTAATGAATGAGAAGCTTTCAAATATTTCAAAGATGTTTGATAAGGTTCTAAAGGATTGTGTCACATCGAATATAAAAATTACTTTATATTTTGATCATATCCGGATACAAGCCATGAACGAACGTATAACATATACGGATGATATTTTCGATGTGAATACTGATATTTCTTGTGACCAGAAGTTTTCTCTTTTAGTAGATGCCGGGACTCTTATTTCGTTTTTTAAAAATCATAACCAGGATATAGAGATAGAGATTAAAAACGATTACAGTATCGTTTTTAAATACGATAGAGGATCTTTTTCTTCTACTTGGATTGAGGATAAGGCTTTCCCTGATTTCTTTTATCCTGTAGGTGATGGTATTCGTGTTATGAGTTCGTCTTTCATTCAGTCTATGAAAAGATCTTTTGCGTTTGTTGGATCGGATGAATTTAGACCAGCTATATGCTCGATTCTTCTTAATGTGAAGAAGGACTATATTGACATTGTTTCTACTGATATGTTCCGTCTGTTTATAGACAGGAAAGAGTATGCTAATGCAGTAGAAGAAAGGTCGATTATGCTAAGTGAGGTCGCAGCTTCTATTTTATACCGCTTTCTATCTGATAAGGATACGGAGATCAGTATTTCCACAGATGGTGTTAGGACGTTTTTATGCTTTGATAATGTGATTATATCGGATATGAACGTAGAACAACAGTATCCTAACTACGAATACGTATGTAATAAATTCGAAAAATCTTCGAGTGTTAAGTTCGATAGGGATTTGCTTATATCGGTTCTTAATTCCATGACTTTAGTGGATAATGTTGTCAATGTTAAGGTAGATGAAGAAAACGGCATAACAGTAATGTCTGAGGATTTTGGAAATAGAAAAAAGATAATGGAATCAATGCCTTTTAATGCGCTGGAAGGCCCGTGTTTTAATTTTTCTATCGGTAAGGAAAATATACTGTCTTCCGTAAAATCACTTATAAAAGGAGATGTTGTTATGGATTGGTCTGATCAGTATAAGATGATAAAGATGTTCAATCCTAAATACGAATCAACATACGTCTTAAATCAAACATTGTATAATCTATAAACAATTAATAATATGGCTTTTAGAGAAAACAGAAGTTTTGGTACAACTTATTATTTGTATATTAATTCAGATGGTAACTTGTATGAAAAAAGTAACGAACCAAAAGAAGGTTTTGTTCAGCACATAAATCCTAATAGCGGTCAGCCGGCAGGATATTGGAAAGAGTATTATAATGGAGTAGTTGGGTACATCAACTACATCGGGTTAAAGTCAAGCACTTTCTCTAATGGAAATACTGTTACTAATTTCCTTATCGTATTAAAAGATTACGAGCTTAATGAAAACTATTGTATTTCCATACCTCTCGTTAATCAAAAAGGAAATATCAAGGGCTTTGTTAAGAGCTTCGTAAAATACTACGAAAACATCGATTTCAGTCGTGAAATTTATTTCAATGTCTTTAAGAAGAAGAAAGATGATGAGTTTGGATCTTCGGAGCTTATTATCGCATATGCCGGAGTAGACGGAGAAGAAGATCAGCTTGTTGAACGTTTTTATAAAAAAGGCGTAAATGGTTGGCCTGACCCTGTTGAAGTTACAGGATTTGATGGCAAGAAAAGCCTCGATTATTCAGCTCAAAACAACTTTACTTATCAGAAGATTACTGAATATTCAAACAGGTTCAATGCTTCTATTAAAGACATCAGAGCCGGTATAATGGCTAAATTAGGTTTAGGAGGAAATACTCAGCAAGAGCCGGTAGCTCCTCAGACTTATACCCAGCAGCCGGCCGCGCCTCAACAGGTTCAACAACCCAAGTCTGTTCCGAGTGCTATTCCGTATCAGAATTACCAACAGCCTGCTCAACAGCCTGCTCAGTATCAGGCCCCGGCTCAGCCGGCTGCACCTGCCCCGGCACCTACTACAAGGAGCACCAAGCCTCAGCATCAGACGCAGCCACAGCCGCAAGCACAGATGCCGAACTTCCCTCCTATGGAAGAAGATGACCTTCCATTTTAATATAAACATCAGCCCAGGAGAATAACATCTCTTGGGCTTTTAAAGATTGTGTAGAATGATGGTAGAAATAGTTACAAGATTTCCCCTTATTAAACTTCGTAGGAAAGTGACAGAAGAAAGGATTATGGCGAAGCATGGGGATAAATTATGTATGATCTACTCAGAAACCAGAGAAAAATATAAGCAAGGAGATGAGTGGGTCGATGATCCTAATGATGCAGACATAAGTACTTTTCGTGAGTGTTATGAATCAACGAAGGATATAAAAAAAGAAGGTATTGTTTATTGTACTATAAAAATATAATTATGGACAAGTTAGAAGATATTGAAAGACTTCTTTCTGAAAAAGAAGATAGCAAGAAGGATACTGTTTCTGAAAAGAACAACAAACATAAAAAAGAAGATAAGGTTGTTAATAAAATACCTGAATCGTATTTGACTCCAGGTTATCAGAAGACTGTGCAGGTAGGTATTAAGAAGCTGTATCCCGATGTCGTGATACCTGAATACAAGCATGATGGTGATGCATGTTGTGATATTCGTGCATATAGAGTGGTGAAGATGGTGAATGACATGGGAGTGGAAATAGATGTTCCTTCCGATTTTGAATCAATCACCTTATATCAAGGTTATTCTGTTAGAATCGGAACAGGATTCAAATTGAATATCCCAGAAGGATGGTGCGTGAATGTAGAAGGAAGATCAGGATTCTCTTTTGACGAGGGAGTGGTAGTTACTAACGCGCCCGGTAAATGCGAATTTACCTACAAAGGAGAGTATATGGTTAATCTTACTAAAATCAATAAAAAACCGACCGTAATCCATAAAAACGATCGAATAGCTCAGATGGAAATCGTTCCACAATACAAAATGGTATTGGAAGAGGTGACAGATATTGAGGTAGAAGACGGAAATGAACGTGGAGAAAAAGGTCTTGGTAGTTCTGGAGTTAAGTAATGTTTAAATATTTTGAAAATGAGCATGTTAGGTTTTACATTCATCACAGACAGCAAGCTGTCAATGTACAGGGAGAAAGCTATTAAATCCGAAAATCTTGCAAAAGAAATTGAGGAAATGCAGGATAAGGCTGATTTTTACAAGGAAAGGCTTTCCGAACTTAAGTCAGATATCGCTTCAAAGGATAAAGAGATTTTATCTATTGGCAAAGATCTTTCTGAGTCTAAGGAAAAGATTGACGCCTTGAAGGAAAATCAGAAAAAGCTGATAAAAAGCGTCAAGAAGAAAACGGAAGAACTTGATGCGGCCAAGGCTGATCTTGACAAAGCTAAGTCTGATCTTGATGAGGCTAATTACAAAATCAGTAACTTGGAAGAAAAGAAAAACAGTATATCATTTGAATTAAAAAAGAAATCAAATGCATTGATTGAAGCCAGGATCAGAATCGGAGATTTGGAAAACGAGGTTTCGGTTGGGTCCAAAACAATACAAGAGTTAGAATCGAAGCTGAAATTAATGCAAGTAGAATTAAGAGGCTACCAGATAGGTATAATCGGTAAAGACAAAAACGATTCCGCTGAGCCGGAATTGGATAAAGATGAGGAGTCAGATAAGGATGTGGCTGAGTCGGAGAAGTCTGATGTTGTTCCTGAGATGGATGTGATTCAGGAAGAAGCCGGTGATATTGTGGAGCCCGAAAACGAAGCTGAACGAGTAAAAGACACTAAAAAGAAGAAGAAAAAAAAGAAGTAGGTATTTTAATCCTTTTTATATTTTAATGTTTGCCATATTATGGGTTAGTACTTAACTTTGCGTTGAGAGAGTTTTTAGGATAATTATTGGTTAATATTTAGCTGTTATATGCAGGCGTCTGTTAAGGCTCCTGCATATTTTTAAGGTCCTGTAGCTTAGTGGTGAAAGCAGGCGGCTCATAACCGCAAGATCGTGGGTTCAAATCCCTCTGGGACCACTGTCCAATGGTGTAGTGGTAGCACAACAGATTTTGGTTCTGTTAGCGGAGGTTCGAATCCTCCTTGGATAACGGTACATATTTTGTGTAAAGTGTTAATTATCTCGGTGTTTGCGGTGTGTGAACATAGCAAACATTAAATAGCCTGGTAGTTAAACGGATATAACAAAAGTTTCCTAAACTTTAGTTCCGGGTTCGACTCCCGGTTGGGCTACATGGCTTGTTGGATGAGTGGTTTAGTCAGGGATCTGCAAAATCTCGTAGGGCGGTTCGATTCCGCCACAAGCCTCTAAAAAAGTAAGACAATGAACTACCCAGAGCAACAAATGCTTAAGATCCTTAATAGGGATCTGCTAAGTAATCCGATGTATGTTATTAACAATCTCCATATATATGATTGGGAATCTGACTTCTTGGCCATAACAAGATCATTGTACGCTTATGAAGTAGAGGTCAAGATGTCTAAACAAGATTTCTTTAACGACTTCAAAAAGGATAAAAAACATAAGGTTCTTAAAGACGGCATTATTAAAGTAGGTGGTGTCATAAGCTATCCTCCAAACTATTTCTACTACGCCTGTCCGCCTAATATGATTGACGTAAATGAAGTTCCGTCTTATGCCGGGCTGATTTATGTCGATGTTAGTAAAAATAGGAAGAACGTCGTTAAGGTCGCACCTTTAATTCATAGACAGAAGTTTGATGTAGTGGGTAGGAAACTGGTGGATAAGTTTTACTACAATATGCTTACTTGGAAGAAAAGAGCTATTTCAAACGTGTATGCTGACCCAGCCAAGGAAAGAGAGAAAGGCGTGCGTGCCGGGGCTGAGGCTGTGAGGAAGTCGGCCTGGGATGCGTTCAGGGCGCAGTGCCCGCACATTGCTTTCCCCTATGGAAAAGAATTTCCGATGTGTGACGATCACGAACAAGATCATCCCATGAGAGACTGCATACTTCAGTGTGAAAAAGGTGGAATATTTAAAAACAGATTGAAATGAGCACCCCACGTGAATTAAGTAGAATAGCTAATAGGATAGCCGGTAAGATGACTGATGATGGATGGGTTAGCCCCGGTAGAAAGAATCTCGTTTCCGATAAGAAGGTTATGGAGTTAATAGATTCGATTTTTAATGAAATTTGGAGAGAATTAGATGACGGGAAAAGAGTCCATATCAGGAAACAGATGATTTTCAAAAAGATTTTTGTCAGTAGGCAAAAAGATAAATACTATATACAATGCATAGAAAAAAGGGACGCCAAATAGACGTCCCTTTTTGTTTTTTATAAGCAATACAGACGTGAATAATCACATCACTTCATTACTGTCCTTACCAACTTAGAAACAGCTTGTGTGATAGTCCACCTGATGTTAGCATTAACATTGATAGTCTGAGGAGTACCGTTTGCATCCAAGTTGATTACCTCCTTGTCTATTTCCAAGAACGGATCACCTGCTGTCTGGGTAATAACCGTATTAGCTGTCTGACCACCGGCGGCCGTCACCTTAAGAGTATTTACCAGATCATTTACATCAGCGTTTTCTGGAATACCGGAGAATACGATACTGAAAGCAAATCCCCCTGTTGCACCAGGGTCGTCGGCAATAACAGCACCGTTATTGGTAGCCTTGCCTGCTGCCTGATAGGAGGCTGGTATTTCCAGCGTCAGAGGATGAGACTCGTCTGGAGTTAAGGAGAACGTTAATTTAGTTGAGTTACTTGTGCCGTTGATTGTTACAGTACCACCTTCTTTCCCTACAGATGCAGTAGGATCTATTTTTACGAACTCAGCTACCGGAGCTTGGTTTATGGTAGCACTTTTCTTAACATCCCCGGATTCGGCACCAAATTCTACTTGTAACGTACGCTGTACACGACCTTCGTATTTTTCACCTGATACGGTAACTGCCTGATCACCGTCACCTGATCCCGGATTGAAGGTTACAAAACCTATTTTCATTTCTGCCATGATATAAATGATTTTTTTAGTTAATTAATATCTTGACAAATATAGTTTTATTATACGGAAATCCTATTATTGATCTTCATAAATTAAAACTATCTTTATCCCAAAATAAGACAATTATGAGAAGAAGATTTTTTAACAAAATAGGGGGGGGTATTTACCTACTGATAATTTTATAGTTTTTGATAAATCTGTATCAGATCCGGCTAATATAACAATAAGCGAAGACAGTGATTTTTTAAATAGGTTGATTACAAGTGGCTTTTATAGAGTTCTTTGCAAGAGCGCTATGGGAGGAGGAGAGGTTTTTGTATGTAGGTTGAAGGAAGACAACAGCAATTTGTATCTTGATGGTAGTCAGGCTAATCTTACCGGACCAGAAGGTGATGTGATGGTCGTTTTCTTAGAATTTTGGTATAAATGGTATAAGGTGGATGATAATAGATTTCTTTATCATTTTGCTGATCATGATATTGACGGCACTTACATCCATGTCCCGGAATCTCTTGTTGGAGCATATAAAGGATATGTATCTTTGAATGGATTATATAGCTGGAGTGGTGTTAGTCCTACAACTTCAAAATCATTCAACGATTTTGAAGGTTATGCGAAAGCGCGTGGTACCGGGTTTCAGATGATAGATTTTCAACAACATTGCGTGATTGCTATGATGTTGTATGCTAAGTACAAAACACGTAATATTCAATCTGTATTAGGATTAGGTGGCGCAAATAATAATCCGGCTACAACAACGGGAAGCAGCAACGCAACCGGCGGTGCGGATACCAAAAACGAAAGTTCAAAGTACGTTTGCGGCTTAGGTTTGGAAGGGGTTTTTGGTGGTATCTATGAATGGGTTGAAGGTGTAGAAATCAACAACCGAGTTTGGAAAATCACCGACCCAGACGGATCGACTCGCAATGTGAACGCCGGAACTTCCAATGGCTGGATAACGAATATCGCAGCGGAAAACGGTCCGTTTTTCGATGTGGTGCCGACAAATGTTGGCGGTAACGATTCCATGCATTATTCAGATTACTATAGTCAGACATCGAGCAACTCCATTGTTTTGGCGCGCTCCTATAGCGGCTCGGATACGAGTAGTGGCGTGGCGTATGCGTATGCGTCTCGCAACGCGTTGAGCGCGAGTTCGTACTTCGGTTCGCGTCTTGCTTTCCGTGGAATCATATCCGAGGTGGCTCCAGAGCAGTTCAAAAAATTACCTGTATTATAATATCATATTTTAATTGTTTTTAAATTGTATTGTTTATATTATTGCGTATATTTGCGATACAATTTAAAAACATTATATCATGAAGATAAACTTTTTAAGCAGTAAAACCTATGTAGGTTCTAAGACAAAAGAAGCTAAAATCAGAAAGCTTTCTATTAGCAAAGATCGGATTATGACCATATCGGTGGACAATCTGAAATGGATGGGTATCGAAGATGCGGTTATTATTGGTATGGAAGAAGGAGCTGAGTTTAAAGGGGTGTTGGATTCTAATTTGTATATAGCTCCTTCTAAGGTAGAAGACGAGAGATCGTTTTTATTAAATAAACAAGGTGAGAAATATAGACGTATTTACCTCCGTGATGTACTGTCTTCGTTAGGTTGGGATATCGGTGATAATCAGTATGCGGTTTATGATATTGTGAAGGTTAAGGACGAAGATGGTGTGTTCTGCCTGGTTCCGAGAGAGATTAAGAAAAGTAAGTTTGAGAAAGGAGAATGATATGGTACAAGATATTGATATAAAATCCAAACGAATATTATTGTTTGATTTTGATGGAACGCTTATAGAAACCGCTTCTGGGAATACGTTCGCTACAGACTTGACAGATATGAGGATTAAGATGGATGTGGTGAATAAGGCTCTTGACCTCATGCAGGAGAACGGTGTTAAGGTATTTGCTATCGTAAGCAATCAAGGAGGAGTAGAAGCTGGGTTTGTTTCTGGAGCTGATATTGAAGCTAAGATAGAATACGTACTGAGGTCCGTACATGATCTGGCGGTAAAGAGAGGTATAAGAGGCGTCCTATATGAAAAAAGGTTGTGTTATTCAAATGACGAACAAAATCCGATGAGGAAGCCTAATACGGGCATGATTGATGATATTCTTATGAAGTGTAAAGACACGGTAATGCGCGGTATGAACTTCAGTCAACTTAAGGGATGTTCGTTGATGGTCGGGGACGCCAGTGGTCTGCCAGGGCAGTTCTCTGATTCGGATAAGGTATGTGCCTATAATTCCGGTATTAACTATATGGATATTACTACATTTTTGGATAAAGATCTTGATTTAGAATATGTATTGTCCAAAGAACATACAAGTGAAGGAATAGTTATTCTAAACAACGATCATATATATATCCTTGAAAATCCATATGGGGTTGGTCTTAATATAAAAATCACTTTAAAAGATTTTTATAAGATTGAAACCGATGATGGAAAAACTGCAACCGTAGATGATGTGCTGAATATAAGGATTGATAAAGATCAGAATTTTAATTCATATAGTGATGTTATAAAAATAGAAACATTAAAAGACGGTAGTATCAAATATACAAGCTTATATCATGAAAGTAAAGAAAACAGCGATAGTTTATCATAAATCGGATTTAGATGGCGTTGTATCGGCAGCCATCGCAACCATGTACGAAAACAGTAAAAACAAGGATGTTGTTTATATCCCGTATTCGTATGAAGATGATGTTAAGAAAGTTGTTGACCAAGTACGTGACTTAGATGTTGTTTATGTTCTTGACGTGTCTTTTGGAGCCGATTCTAAAACTGTTTTCAAAAAGTGGCTTGATGAAGGGAAGAGCCTGATGTGGATAGATCACCACAAGGGAATTATTGAGGACAGTAAGACATGGGGGTTCGTAGTTCCAGGGTTGAGGAGGGTCGGTGTCGGTGCGTGCGCTCTGGCTTCGGACCTGCTTATGGGGAAGGTGCCGGCGATCGTCCGATGCCTGTCAGACTACGATGTGTGGAATAAAGAATCTGGCTTAGGCTGGGATACGGTAGTAGCTGTCCAGTATGCCTTGAGATCAAAAATAAGACTCAATGTATTGATTGCATTGTCGTATTTATATGATCACTTTAAAGAAAACATGAAAGACAATGAAATTGATCTTATTTTTTATGATCTTGCTAAAGAAGGACGTGCTATAATTAATTACATGGCTTGTAAAAACGAAGATGAGGTAAGTAGGTACTCGTTCGAAGCTTACGTCGACGAGGTTAAGGTTATGGCTATGAATACCGCTGAATTTAGCTCTAAGGTATTTGATTCTCTTACACCGGACTGGTTAGACGGTAGAAAAATTAAAGCCCTGATGCCATTTTGTATCATGCCATGTGGAAAAGTTAGGTTCTCTCTTTACGAATGCGTAGAAGACAGCGTAGATTGCTGTGAGGTAAGTAAGAGATTCGGTGGTGGAGGACATGCTGGTGCTGCTGGATTCGTTATAGACGTATCAAGTGACCAGTTTAAGGACTTCCTTGAAAGTAAAAAACTTTTATCGAAATGAAGCGTGAATTATATCAGTTCTATCCGGAAGTCTATCCTTTTAATCTGTGGATATACGTAGGAAAAGATGTATCTGGCATGGTAGAATGTTTCAATAACGATTTTAGTTACGTAGATAATAGCAAGGCTGTAACTGTATCCGTTCCATACGGAGGGTGTAAATTAAATCCTAATACGGGATTTTTGATATGGTTTCTTAATAAGAAAATAATTGATTTTGAAACAGTTTGCCATGAAGCATCCCATGTTTCTACTGAAGCTTTTAATTTCTTAGGAGAAGAAGTAAAAAACTTCAGAACCATTCTCGTATCTCAATGGATGGATAGGGAGAAAGTGCGAGGAAGTAAAGATCGGAATAGCCGAAGATAAACTAATATGGGAAAGTAAATAATTACCGTCGTAAAATAAGTATGGGGAACTTTGGATAGGTTCCCCATATTTTTATGTGATGAGGGAGAGGAATGGTGAAATGTTTATGTGATGGGAGAGATATGAGAAAGAGGTTTATGTGATGGGAGAGAGGGGGTACCTATCACGAACCTCCCGCCCCCGAAACGCGTTTTCTCCCCCGCACCCCCCTTCGCTGGAAAACCGGAAACGCGTTTTACCTCAAACCCACAAACTCTCTGATTATCAATCACTTATTTAAATTATTGATAATCAATGTGTTATTATAACATATTGATTATAAGCCACTTAAATAAGCATATATCCTACATATTAATGTACGCGTATAACACTGCTCTCGTTCGTTTTATAACTTTCTGATAATCAGATAATATAATCGAAATTAATACAAATTAACAAAAAAAAGATATCATATATATTTGTAGTATTGATAAATGTCGTATATTTGCGTCGTGATCGAGAGAGATCACGAGTTAACATAGTGAACCTATATAGTGTACCCGTTGGGCTAACTATATATGTATCTGTAATTGCCTGCGTTGTGGGTCATTAATTTGAATATCATTTGTTTAACAATTAAAATATATTGGGATATGATTACGAAAAAAAATGTAAACAAACTACAGAATGCCGTTATCAAAGAAAATGCTGCAAATTTGGTAGGTGCTGTTAAACTGTACAACGCTCTATTTGCTAATGGAGCTGATCTAAAGGCTATTTGCAAGGCTTTGGAAATACCGGCAGAATACGCCGTAAAGGTTGCAGCCCTCGCCAAGGATAAAAAACGCCTGGTAGCCGTGTGTAGCCAAATGTTACCGAAAGTTGATAATACCTTTGTTAAATTTGCTTTATACTCTAAAGTATATAAGGATACCAATGCGGACAAAGAAAAAGGAATTGAAGCTAAAACGGCTGATTGGTGCGCTGAGAATGTGGTTTACGGTAGCGAATATAAAGCATTTGGTTTTACTACTGCCGAATCATTGGAGAATAAAAAAAGTACTAAATGGTTGGTAAAAGAAACCGACGAGTACAAATCTACTTATGTGGCTGTTAAGATCAAATCTTATTCTATTCGCACTGTGGCAAAGTGTGTAAGTGAATACCTCGCACATGAAAGCAACCAGCAGTAACAAGGCACGGAGAGCGCCGTTAAGCTCTCCAAAGGTTTGACGCGTACCGTTAAACGCGTCTGTACGCCGTTGTCAGTGGGTGCACGTCCCGCGTATGCTTTAGACTGAAGCTGACAAAACAGAGAGTTATTTTACATATTGGAGATAGATATACCGGTATCGAGGCCGTTGGCAATTAAAAATACGGTATTGCTGCATGAACTGCACTAAATAAGTGTGGTTTATGTTAGGTATGTTAGTACAGTTTGGAAAACATACCGTTGTACGCGGTTTATCTCCAGACCGAAACGTGTCTTACTTGCCTACACGTAAAATAGGACAAGGCTGTAGATTAAATTACAGGGTATAAACATGTAGCCTACCATGTAGGAGCGTGATATATCAAAGCGCAAGGACACAATCGCCTTTATTTGTGGCTAAGTTGTGTAGCAGACGGAAAATATAATAACAACATAGTACGAGCCTGTACGCAAGAACTACGTACTAATTACGGGCTGTTGGTTGTAGCATAAAATCTCTATAGGATAGGAATGCGTGTCCGGTTCGATTCCGGAGCAACCTCTAAATTATAAATAATATAATAGCATGGAAAAGAAAGCAATGATCAACGCTTTAATTGAAGCGTTCAATAAATCTAAAAACAGTTGCGTAAAAATAACATTGCGTAACTATATCGAGACGGTGGAAACATTGAGCGAAAGTGAGTACAAAGAGGCGGAAGGTTTCTATATCGAAGCACTTAACCGCTGGAGTTAATCATAATTAAAGCATAAAGAAAATGGAAAGGAAATTTAAATCTTATATGGTAGACGTCCGCGGTCTGTCCAGGAAAGAAGCTAAAGAAAAGCGGAAAAGAGCGTATCGGGAATTTATGTTGTATCGTGATCTCAAAGAAGCGTATCATGCCGATACAGGAAAGGACAAATGCAAACGTAAAGTCCATACATCACGAACATACGTGAAAGAAAACATAAACAGTATTTAAATAGGGATAGGGTTGTTCCGAATATCGGAGCAGCCCTATTTTTGTATCCTACTCTTTCTATTTACGGGTAGGATATTCTGAGAGTGAACGGCGGATGTAAGCTATATTGGTCTAAAACGAAACTAAAATATGAGAGTTTGGATACAATGCCGGTATTTTGTCTATATCATGTCGTTGAAATTGGTCTAAAACGAAACTTTAGGCGGTTTTCTGACCCAAAATAGGGCGTCGGATGCCGCCTTTTTCGTCTCTATGGATTGAAAATTAGGCTTATTGTACTTTTCTTAAAAATAAGGTATGCTTGATTATCAATTAGTTAGGTTTTATGATACCCGTATTTTCGGACACACTTATTGTAAATTTTTTATTTTATGTGGTGGTTTTTATTAGTAGCTGACCTGTATTTTTTATCGGTTGGAGTAAGGTCTATGTTGGAGTACGGACCGGATCAGTATAATATTGTAATGGTCTTTTGCTTTTCTTTATTGGCTTTGATTATAGGCTTAAATATCTATCTTGATAGGAGGAGCAGGCGGTAGGGCGTGGGCTGAAGGCTCTCTATTCTCTCTATGGAATGATATTATCTCTAAATACCCCATACTTCATGCCAGAGTATAAGCTTGTAGCGCTCTCCGTATGCCGGTAGTGAGGCCGAGAGCGCAGGTTCTATGCGGAAAGCCGGAGGATTAGCCGGGGTTGGAGAGGGGGAGAGGGAGGGCACTCCCTACCAACAAAATTCAATAGATAAGCGTTTTAAAACAGTGTTCTGTAGATCATTTCCACAAAATTCAATATGATAAGGGTTTAAAACAGCATTATATAGGTTCCTTCCAACAGATTAAGGGTTGAGGACTGCATTATGTGAGTATTTTTTTTTAAGCGGGATGTTTAACAATTAAAATATGGATGGTATGAACGTATATGACTTTGCGCCTGACTTAGATTTGAGTAAGGAGGTAGAAGGTTCTATTTTCGGGGTAAAAGGAATAGAAGGCAGTGATGGAATAGTATATGCTAAGGTAGTTAGCTGTGTAGACGTTAAGGATTACAGTTGTGATAGGTGTATTTTTTATGATTGTTATAAGGATAAATGTTTATTATCGCGTAGTGATAGTTGTATAGATGGAGATTGGATTTGTAGGTACGAACAGGCTGCCATAGAGGGGGAGTAGGCGGCGCCTTGGGCTAAGGCCTGCGGTTGTAGGTGGAACGTAGGTCGGAGCAGAGCCGGAACAGTTTATTGTGGAACTAAAAAAAAATAAAAAGGAGGAGATAGCGATATGAAAAAGGCATTTAAGATATTTTCTATTATGTTTGTCATAGAAATAGTGCTGATAGCTATTTTAGATGCTATGGCGTAAGTGAGAAAAATTTCTTCATTAATTTTCTTATGCTTTAGACAGAATGCTCCCATCTGCGAAGATCGGAGCATTTGCTTTATGGGATTCATGGTGCAGCAAGTCGGTTCGATTCCGGCGATCTCACACAACATTAAAATAGGGAAGAACATGTTAAAAGAAGAATTTGAAGAACTGATTAAAAGGGAGGTAAACGAAAATCAGTATAAAAACATAGAAACGGCATACGAGGCTTTGCCGGAGTATATGGATAAGATGTATTTAGCAAGTGCTATTTCAAATGATATTGGGAAAGCTATTAATGTCTTATCGTTTTTAGGATCGCATATAAGCGAGTTAATGGGTTCGATAATAATCGAAAGGCAAAAGGTGGAATCATGTGCCTATGATTTAATAAACAAATCGCATGAGGAGGATGACTTGAAAGCAAGAGAGATTGCCGTGCGATTAATAGGAGAGAGGGAAACAGTGGCATACACAGTAAAAGAAGGGCTGCCATTGTGGGAACAAGATAAAAAGTTTATAATAGAATTAATAAAGGAGGATAGAAAATGAAAGACGGTATTGTATTGCATCCAGAGCATGGGTTGAATCCATCCATAGAACTATGCATAGTATGCGGTGAAGAGATGGGGATTGCTTTATTAGGGAATAACATCAAAGGGCAGGCGCCGCATCATATATGCACGGGAGAAATATGTGACAATTGCAAAAAGATAATAGATGACGGAGGTTGTTTTATTATCGAAGTTGAGGATGGATCAGATCAAAAGAATCCGTATCGTACAGGGAGATATTGCGCGATAAAGAAAGAAGCAGCAAAGAAAATACTTGGACAGGAGCATAGTATTGTGTACATGGAAAAGTCTGCGTACAGTTAAATAATACCACAAAAATAAAGAAAGATATGTTTGCAAAAGAAGAGCGATTATTCATATGGAAAAAGGTATATGAGATGATTGATAGGTTAGAGGATGGGGAATACATATGTGTTGCGTTAAGAAATGTAGTGTTTATGTATTTCAAAACACATAAAAATATCTATGAGTTTCGTTCAGACGAAATGGTGAGAATATATTTCCCGGAATTGGAAGAGAAGATAAGTATGGCCACAGAACCAGAGGAAACAAGAACGTTTTATGGGTGGTTTGGTTGTCTTAGTCCAGAAACGAAGGAGGTAAGGCTGAATATTGTGAAAGATATTATAAAAGAATTAGAATAGTATTTTTGTTAATCTATTTTATTCATCAAATTAAGTTTTGGGTTTTGGCATGTCGGTTCGTGAGGATAGGCATGCCTATTTCTGCATCATAGAGGGGATGACGCGGCGTGCCGGTGCGTATGTGCCGGTCCTGGTTCGATTCTGGGCATCTCACAAACAATAAAACAAAAAAGTTATGAGAATATATAAGAATGATATTATAAAGGCGTCAGCAATAAGCACCGGAGCCGACAGAGGCGTGTTGCTGTGTTCAATAACAGATTCAGGCTTTACGTCTATAGCGGGCGTAATATCGGCTGTTAAGGATAGGTTACCAAACGAAGATCACAAGAAGATGGTTTTTGAAATCTTGAATGATACGAAAAAAGAGTACGGAAGATATAATAATTGCGGAACAAAAGTATTGTAATAAAGAGTAGAAAACAATATGTTTATGTAATATTAGTTTTTTCATTTTTATTGAAAGGAGCGCCGGCCTGTGAAGGTATGCGCTCTTTGTATTTGTATAATGCATAAAACAATAATAATATGACAGAGAATAGTATATACGTAAATATCGTACCTGTAAAGAATGGTATGAAACGTGTTGTGGTATCATATTACCATTATTCACGCAAGGAGAAAGATCGCATGAGTTCCCAAACGGATTACGTTTGGGAAACAAAGAATGAAGAAATGTTTAAATACTTTGAGGCCAGGAGGACAAAAGTATTTTATAGTCAGATTCGTGCCATGTGTAGATTCTATGGCAAGAAAAATGTACGTAAATACAAAAAGTTATGATATTAAAAACGACAACCAACGAGTTTTGTTTCATTAACGTAAGTTTCTACGAAACAATAGCAGATCCTCGTCATTTCTTTGAACAGGATTATGAAGAGATGCCAGAATATGAGGAGGAATCGGATTTTGATTTTGATTCTTATTACAATAAGTTTATTCCTTTTGTACAGGAATGGGCGAATGAGGTAAGTGAACGCCTTTACGGATATGGCGTGAATAGTATAAAGGTAACATCGGTCGGATATCCGAAAGAATATAATTATGGTACTGATTGGATGAACGTAGAGGTAGAGTTTTGTGATGAATGGAGGCAAAAGATGTTATCTAACATTAGTAAGATTGTCAATGATGATAAATGCAAGAAGTATGCGGAGACTAATTACCGGTCGGTATCAGGATACATCTTTTTAGGACCTGAAGATTTAAAGGAATTTGAAAAGGAAATAATAGAAAGAAAGTCGGATTCCGGATATGATGTAACAATATTATTAAATATGTATCTAACTTTGGCTTTTGTAAAAGAATTTGGATTTAAAGCCGGAGAAGCATGGAGTGAAATAACAGAATATGCTTACGGATGTTTATCGTATTCCGATTTTGCAACAACAGAGATGCTTATACCGGAAGGTTCGGAGCATTTATTCAAAGACATTTACACGGCAAAGGCCGACGAATTATATCATCATGTCCTGGATAAATTCGGATGGGCGTGGCGTGATCCGAAATATAAGTCAGAAACAGAATTATGCGCGATGCTAAAGTGGGCAAAAGAAAAAGGCTTGACCATTGAAGAGTTAAGTATTTAATTGTTAAACATAAGGCAGTAGTGGTGCGTGAGTATAGGTGCTGCCGTTAAAATATTTTATAAGATGAAAAAAGAAGAGATTCAAACTATTTTATACACAATCAAAGAAGGAGACAGTATTAAAATCAAAGTACAAGACAAAAGTGAAGAGATAAGACTGCGGGATCATGTAAGAAGAGTACAGAAATACGGATACAGGTTTTGTTTGTCTCATTTACATGATGGAATTTTCTATCTGGAGAAGTTGAAAGAAGGGGATAAGGATAAATACTATAGAGTAATAAACAGAGGAAATGGAAAGACCGGAGTATAATAAGCTACGCAAAATGGCTAAGACTACTCCAGGTCTGATAGTGGACGAGGTGCAAAACATGATGCGTGTATCGCTATACGATAATGGGGAACTTAAGAAGGTGGTAGTAGTAATGAAATGCGATTCTTTTTTACAGTCAAAAAGTAACATAGAAAAGATAATGTTATTATCATCTTCTATAGAAGATAGAAAAAACAAAGAAAAAAATAAAACAAAATCAGAAAATGAACAGAATAACAAAAATAAGAGAAGAAATAGGAGGAAAACAGGTTGATTTGACCTTTTACGGGCGCTTTTGCAGCCTTATCGAAGGTGATAGGAAGATAATACTAAGGGCAATAAAAAACGGTCGTAAAAAAGGCGTAATCGGGGCCATTCAGCCTGGGAGACATGACAGAATTTGGACCACATGGTCTATTGCTTTTGATGATCTGAGGGTAGGGGATACGGTAGAGTTCAGTACATCTGGAAAATACAATCCCGGATTTCATGCTACGGAAAAGTATGTAGGGTGTGTAGAATGGATAAGGGGATCGGAATGTGCGATAAAAACCGGCAATGGAATAGCAGTAGTATTAATTAAACATGTAGAAAGGGTGGTAAAATAATGGATTTAAGGATGTTTATAGACCTATTTCAGGAGATTGAGGTAGAGAACTTGTTTAAAGCGTTAGATTTATGTATGGAATATGTAAGATTAGATTTACATGTGTTTAATGTAGGAGCTTATGTAACGTGTTCATACAGTAATGATCTTGAATCTCTTTCACAGGCAGAAGGTTGTAATGTGAATATGATAATAGAGGTACCCCACTTATTCGAAGCATTCATGGAATATGCTTCACCGGAAATGAAGTTGTATTATGAAAAACTAACAGAGATAGTATAATATGAAAGAAGAAGTAGAACGGATAAAGAAGTTGGTAGGCATAGATCATAACAGATGGGAGCAACCTTGTACATGTGATAAATGCAAGAACATGTGTAAGGTTCCTTGTATTGGTACGCCAAAAGACATAGAGGCTATCATAGATGCCGGATACGCTGACAGGTTAAAAGAAACAATGTGGATGGTAGGGTATCTTGCAGTGAAAGAAAAACCAATAGCGATGATCCAGCCAACAGAGAAAGACGGGTGGTGCGCATTCCGCCGGCCGGACGGTCTATGCGAGCTGCATGACCGTGGACTAAAGCCGACTGAAGGAGTTCTGGCTTCTTGTAAGGTGGTTAAAGAAGACAATGTCCCAACATATGAAACGTCTGTACTTAGAGCAGTAGCTCATGAGTGGGTTAAGGTAGAGAACTTCGCAACTATAATGAGGGTCGTTTTTAAATTTTTGCATGAAAATGAACGTAGAAAATAAATTAGATAAAGTGGTTAATATCCTAAAAGAAAAAGGATTTGTAGTATATAGAAAGGGCGGGAAGGAGCCAGGTGTGTTTTACGCTAAAGAAGGTGACAGCCGGATAGGATTCGTTTATCCCAACAACGGATATATATATGATAGAATAAAAATGTGGTCTTTTTCAAGGATATATAAACCACATAAGAAAACCGGGTCTTCGTGTTTAATGAGCGTCAGCGACGAATTTACGATAGAGAATGCGATTAAGAACATAGAGGATAGACTGTGGGTGAATTATATAAAAGATGGTAACAGAAAACGACCAGAAGAATATAAAAATATAAGAGAATTTGTTGGTAGCTTCACTAAATTCTACAGCTCTGTAGAATTAGTTGAGGTTAAGTAGTTTTCCATGTAAGTTAGTTACCGGCACTGGTCTGCGAAGATAGGCGCCGTTTTTTTATTCAAGGAAGGAGGACAAAGATGGGAAAAAGAGACAAGGAGATACCTTATGAGGTAGTCATACAGGAAAGAAAAAGAGTGGATTTATATGGTAACGTAGTGTATTATATCTATTGGTTTGATAAATATGGGTACAATATCACAAACGAATGGAAATTCTGGAGCAAGGGTCCGAAAAAGAAATACGATAGAGTTAATCGTTATCTAACGGATAGTTGGCTGAAGGAATACTGTGGGAATAACAATTTAAAGATAAGGAGAATAAAGGAATGAAGCCGGGAAAGTATGTTATGGTAACAAACGAGTGCGGTGCTTTGGATATTATAAAAGAAAAATTTGACAATATAAATATAGTGGAATATGGATCTGAATGAATTGTACAAAGAAATAGAAAAAGCAGAGATTGATCTGAATGCAAAAAGATTAAAGTACATCAAAGAGGCATTAGTGGAGAATGGTGGAAGTATAAAGCTAAAATTTAAAAAATGGGGAGAAGATAATAATGCGTTTGACTTTGATGATCAGTTTCCGGTGATAATAGAAATTGCTGGGATTCCTATGTTTTTAACGGAGGTGTATGTCAAAAAAAAACGATTTTCGTATGGTTCTGCTGGACTATGATGATATGACTTTAGGTGATTTTGATAATACAGGGGAAAATGAACAGGTTGCTTATTTTATTAACTATTGCTTAAATCAAGACAAAGATGGGAAAGAGTAGAAAAGATTATGAGAAGTTTCTTAACTCCATATCTCCAGATAGAGACGATGAGGCATGGATCATTGGAGGAAAGAACAGGTATTGCGGTAGAGAGAATTATGGTACTATGATCAAAAGGTATGATCCTATTGGTTTTAACGTAGGATACAGGGAGTGGGCAGAGCAGCCAGGGTAAGGAGGCGCCCGTCCTGCCATGAGGCCAGCCTGGCTGTTCGTGGCCAGGGCCATACATTAATCAGATAGTGAACGGCGAAAACAATACATAAAATGGGAAACGAATTAAAACTTAACAGCGCAGAAGAAGCAGAAGTAATTTTAAGAAATGGTGGCTGATTATAAAGGTCGCATATATGAATATTACGAGTTCAAGAGAGAGGTCATTGATAAGATAAGATAATTATATACCTAAAATAATAGTTTATGACATTCAAAGAATTTATGAAAGAAGTGGGCTATAACCTACTGACTACCTTTTGGGAAGATTTTAGTATAGCCGACAAGTATGGTATAGTAGGTGTCAAAGATACCTACAGACGTGCGTTCAATGAATGGAAAGACGATTATAAGTTCTTCACGGAATTAACGCTCGTATTGAATCATAAAATCTGGCAGCATTATGAAAGCAATCGTGAACTGGCTGCATTGTATGACCGGTTGTGGCGAGAAGCTGACGAGTATGCCATGAGCAACTTTAAGGGAGAAGAACTTGATTATTATTACAGAATAACCGATTAGCTATGTTATACCCGTTTTCATTGACGCTTGACTTATATATACAAGCCGAATCGTTTGAAGAAGCCAAGAAATTAGCAGAAGCATACGTACAAGATGCTTCGTTAGATACAACTGACTATCCGGAAATAGTACAGGATGTGTTGGAAGTGGCAGAGTATGGAATAATTGATGTAGAATAATAAATTAATATTATGACAGCAGCAGAAAAATTGCGTATGGAAATAGCGCAAGAAGCACCATTTAGTAAGGACGAATTTATTAGTAAAATCTCTCGTCTAATTAAGGCGTATGGATATGCAAGTTTTATTTGCGACAAGCATATTCGAGAAACCGATGTATCGCCTAACGGTAACACGATTCGTATGGTACATGAACAGATAGCAATTGATTTTGCTCGTTATGAGGGTTTCTTAGTATCATACAAACATAACAGTTATGGTGTTAGATATATAGTATTCACTCTTTGACATACTCCCATAGCTAAAGCAAACGGGATTAAAAGAATGTAGCAGGGAAGAGGCATTTGACATCATTCAAGGGTGGGCTAAAGAGTTTGCAGAGGAATATGGGAATTGTGATTTTGATGGATCATACTATGATGAAATAGATGCATTTATCGAAGAAAAATTAAGAACTATTTAAAATATAAAGACATGGAAGACGATCTTATTACAACAAAAGAAGTAGGCGATTATCGCATTAAAGTGTATTATTGCCGTGATTCAGAATGTCCTATAACTAATTGGGGTTTGTTTGGGTCATTCTTTTTTGAATACTCAGATACACATCGATTACATGATGAATGCAATTGGAAAACTTTCTTCTACGATAACAAGCATGATCTTAGAGATGTTATTGATGCTATTGTAATGAAGCATATAGAACAGAAAGACATTGTAAAATATTTAAAGAAAGGGGAAGCGAATGGGATCTCATTCACATACAACAGAGGTGGCAATGTATGGGAGTTGAAACATAAGACAAGTCTATATATAGGTCAAGAGTTTTCACCAGGTGATTTGAAGGACTTTGATTGCAGAGGAGAATTAATAGAGGATCTGGATGATGAAGACCTGTTAGATATCATATCCAAATATGGAAAAGATGTGGTAGCTATAGAGTGGTCGACAAGGGGTTATAATCAAGGTGATTATATAAAAGGGATAGCATACGTTACAAAAGAAAAATATGATAATGAAGTCTGCAACAAAGAAGGAGACTGGAAAGAAGATTGTGCCAAAATTATAGATAATGAAGTAAAGTCCATAGGTATGTGGATGTGGGGAGATGTAAAAGGGTACGTTCTTGAAAAGAAGGTAGCATTTACCAAGAAATACAAAGACGAATCAAGAGAGGATGAAGATTGCGAAGAATGGGAAGAGGTTGATTCTTGCTGGGGATGTTACGAGGAGACAGATGAATTGATAAAGGAAGTCATGATAGAGAATGGCTTAGAAGAATAGGTTGTAATGGCTGATAGTGACGGACGCCGCAGGAGACAGGTGGGTAAAGCGCGAAGAGTTCCGGTTCAGAGGAGACGCGGCCTGCTCTGCGTGGCGTAATGCTACAGTAGATGAAATTGTTGAACATTTTAAAAACAGATAATTATGGGATATATATGTACAAGATGTGGTGGAACAAATGTTGCCTGTGAAGCCATAGTAAATCCGAATACCGGAAAAATAATAGATTATTTTGATGGATCTTTCATGCATGCTATTTGCTCGAATTGTGAAAACGAGGTGATAATATCCAACATTGAAGAAGTCAAACATGAAATTGATTTAAGATTTCATGAATTTGTAGAAAGAACAGGGAAGGAGCCTGAATACGTAGAATGTCAGATTGTACGGAAAGAGACAGGAGATGAACAAAGAAAGACAATAAAACTATCATTGAGCATCAACGATGATGACAATGATGATGTTTTTTGTGATTGCAATGGGATAGAATCGTTTAAGCAACTTGCTGAATACGGAGTGGGAGGATTTATCGTAACATTTTGTTGGAGTTTCTTTTAAAACCTATACAGATATGAAAATAATAAAAATTCCTATTACAGAGCAAAACAGAGAAGTCTATTGGTCTAGAAACAAAGATAAGAAGGCTTGGGAGAAGTTAATGAGTGAGTGCCCATCCATGACATCAAAAGAGTTTTGGAATAATGAATGGGAAGAATTTGATAAAGAAGAGATTTCGACGCATTGGTATTTCATTGTTGGCAAACCGGAATCGATAATAGATGAGTTGATTAATTTGGAGATAGGGGACACAAACGTATTCTATCCACATATAAAGGAGAATAGACCTTGGGATATTGAAGAAATGGACTGGTATGATCTTAGAGAACATGCCAATACCATGAGTGATTTTATTCAGAAGTTATATAACTACATTTAAAAAATGCTTTATGAATGGAATAATATTTGAATTAGAAGAAAAGTCGAAATATACAGGGAGATACATGGATGGGGAAATCTCCTATAATAACACATCTATAGATTACACGAAAGAAATACGAGAATGTGACAGAAAGAGTGAGATCAAGGATTTATTAAATGACCCTTGTCTTGGTAAAATATTTGAAAAGGGGGAAGTTGATGATGAAATTATATATAATGGTAATATAGAAGATGTAAAAGAGGAATGGATGCGTGCTATACAAAATGGGGTAGATAAAATGAATGTTAACAAAGATATGAATGGGCATAATCTTATTTATGTAATAAAATATGGGATTTGCAGATACGCGTATCGTATTTGCATTGATTCATATCCGGGATATGTTGTAAAAGATCCAATAACACTAATAGAATGGGTTCAAGGTTTAAAGCCTGGAACCGTCATTAAAATAAGAGGAATATTCATTTATCATTTTTTATAACATATTTTATGAAAACACAAGAAGAATACGCACTTGAAATTGACGAAATTGTTCGCCGGGATGTGGAGAGTTGCCAGAATGACTGGTTTAGGATTGACAGGGAGATATTTATGCAACCGGAAAACAGGAATAAGATATTTATTCTTGGAACCCGGAAGACCGGATGTGATTTAATAATACTGGGTGGCACTAATTGTAATGAAGGCAGTATGGATTGGCTTTTTGGGAGTCTTGGCAATGAAAATTTCTATGTATGTCAGCCGTTATCTTTCCAAAAATCATCGCAGGAAATCGAGAAAGTGAATCCCTTGTACGCTTTTAAGTTAGCTACTGCTTATTTCAGGGGACAGGGTATGGTTCCGGTATTTGAAGATTGTCATTGCAGACTGGTGAAACTATGAGTGTAGAAGTGATAAGATATAGGCTTCCGGTTTATTGGGCTTGCGCTCTGATAAATGATGATTATACCGGACTGGAAGATAAAGAATGCGAGAAAATAAAACGCTTCTTAGAAATAGCAGAAGGTTATCCGGTAGATGTAGATTGGGAAACACAAGGGTTTTACCATTGTAATGACGCAGGAACACTTCCCGGAGAGTGTGCAGATTTTATTTTTCATAAGTGTAATGATTAAACTAAAATAATATGGAAACTACAAACAAACTGTTTTATTCAGGTACAAAATTCTTTACAGAAAATGAAGAAGATTATAGAATAACAGTTAGAATCTCTTTGGATGATGACTGCAAAAATAACATATGCGACTGGAGCATAACAGCCGACGTTGACTGGAAAAACAAGCATGGAAAATATGAGGATTACTTAGGAGGCTGCTGCCATGATGAAGTTGCAAAACATTTTCCGGAATTGGCAAAATTCATATCGTTGCATCTTTGTAACCATTATGGTGCTCCTATGTATCCGGTGGAAAATGGCATATATCACGTTAGAAGAAGCGGTATGTCTGTGGCAATGGAGTATTTGCGTATATCAGAACAAGAATGCGTAGAATTATATAAAGCCTCTGAGGATAAGTTGTATTTCAGGTATATGCTTTTCAATCTGGGGATCGTGGATAGATGGAAAAGAGAATCAGAAGAACTTATTGCGGAACTTGAAAAATTGTGTGGAAAGAAGTGGGTTAATCCATATAAGCCGGAAGAAGAAAGATTTGTTTTAACACTAACGGACGAGGAACGATCTCTTATTGAAGAGCGTATTAAAGCCGGGCATTATTCCTCAGAAAATATAGAGAAACGCAGAGTGGAAGCCCATAAAGCAAAGATGGCGGCAAAACGTGCTGAAATTTGTGAGCGATACGATAAAAAAATCAGACAAGCAGAAGCAGAAAAGAAGATAATACTCTGTGTGTTTGATTATGGATTGCCAATTAATAATGTTATATATTATCCTCACACGAACACTTTATCTTTCAACTGGAACGATTATGGAGGAAAAATCACACAGGAAGAGTTTGATGATTTTGTGAATAACGTAGACCGCTCTCAGTTGCCGGAAGGCATCAAGTTTGAACTTAAATAATACAGGATATGGAAAGGTTGGATTTTGAAACGTTACTTCGTGTCGTAATATGGGATTACAACCGTTGTTTTAAAGATGAATCGTTGGACAAGGATTTGTTCATAGAAAAATACGGGAAAGTTATGGGAGAACATTATTACAATAAGTTTGTCCATGAGTTTAACGGGAATATCCTGAAGATGATCGGTTACTTCAGAGGTTCCGAAAAAGATGGGCAAGTCTTCTGCGATATGATAATCGAACGTATTGAAAAATACGAAAAAAGAATGTCATATGATAAAGGTAAGTTAAACAATTAAAAAGATATTTATATGAACAATTCAATGGTCGCTCACTTGTGGGCAAACGAAAAGCAAGAATCTGCAAATGGTAGTAATTTCTATTTTGAAGGTGAAAGTATTTACTCCTATGGAAGACATTTTGAGGTCGGAAGAATCGTGCGAAACAAGCGTGGAGAAAAGGCGTATTTGATTAATGATACATACTATTCTTCTACTACAAGCAAGCATCAATATTATGTTCGTGAAGCAATACCAACTGGCTCAAAGGTGTTCTATGTTGAATGTAATATATCATATTGTATCGGTAACATGCTCTTTGTTACCAATATGTTGGAATGTATTAAAGATGCTATTGAAAAATACAAGAAAGCCAGAACCGAATTGTCTTATCGGGATGTTTGGGGGAATTTTAAAAATCTGATGGATTATATTGAGTTCTTCGATATGGGGACTCCCCGGCGTCTTCTTAAAAAGAGCGCAAACGAATGGCTTGGAACTAACCATGAATTATCATGGAAATCAGATAAGATTAAACGTGAACATGTCCGTGAGTTGAAACGTGTTTTCCAGATATTATTGAATCATCAAGCACTGGAAGTCCTTGGAACCGTTATTGTGATTGTAGATGAAGTTTGTGGTGAAGGAACTTGGTTGAAATATCGGGAAAGAGTTGAAAAATATAGAATAAATATAGAAGCAAAACAGGAAAAAAAGCGAAGGGCAAGGGAAGAAGAATTAGACAAATTTCGTAAGGATTTTTATGAAAAATTAGAAAAATGGAAGTCGGGAGAACTTAATTTCTTGCATTCATATTATTTTATTGATTGTGCTGACGTAAATGCTTGGATGCGCATAAAAGGGGGAATTATTGAAACGAGCAAACAAATAAAAATCGGGATAGAAGAAGCCAGAAGGATGTGGCAGATGGTGTCACTGTTGCACCGGGGAGGCCAGTTCCGGCATGGCCTGGTAGAGGACGTGGGTGGCAATAAGTGGAGCATAAACCGGTATGAAAACGATATACTGACAGCCGGATGTCATCGTATTGCGTATAGTGAGATGGAAAGTATTGCAAAGCAACTGGGATGGGCGTAAGTAACCCATCTTATTTTATAACAACTAAAAACAAGAAAAATATGGAAAATGCAATTATTATTCCGTTTGATTTAAATACGGCGAGAAAAATTAAAAGCGGAGAAATAGAAGGTTCGGTATTAATTGATAATATTGAAATAGAATTTGTATATGAGTCGAAAGACTGTGCAGGTCCTTATAATTTGCTTTTTGTAAAAAAAGATGGATATGGGATAAGTGCTATATATGCCAACACGGAAGGTTGTATTATTGGCGGCACCACTCTGGAATTGAGGGTAGAGGCTGGAGCGTATTTTAAGAAAGGAGATGTATTAACAAGCACTAAAGGATGTCAATTTATATATGATGGACTTATTACCAAAGGGGTAATGGGAAGTATATGTGGAATGGTAACATCTGGAGATATTAAGTTTGATCATAGCGGATTATGGACTGATGTGTATGATGAAGATAAAAAACGGCATGTAAGAAAGGCTATAGAAGAAGAGAAGAAATTTTTAGCAGAAAAGATTATAAAAGCCGAAGACAGTAGAAAAATAGATATAATAAAACGATATTTAAGTGAATATGAGTATCTATTAGATGAGATGCCGAAACGTGACTTCAAACCATTTGAACGAGTGCTGGTGAGAAGAACTAACCAAGAGAGGTGGAAATTGCATCTATTTTCCAGAGAATCAGTAGGAGATAATAAATACGAATGCTTAGGAGGGGTAGGATTTAGTCAGTGTATCCCATACGAAGGGAACGAACATCTTTTAGGAACCAATAAAAACAAATAAGATTATGGAATATAAAATGGTAACAATCCCGTTTGATTTAGAAACGGCGAAAAAAATAAACATAGGGGAAAGAGTAGGTCAGATTGTGACAGAGAAAGGACGAAATAGAGCAGAAATAGTATATGAAGACAATTCGTCAATTTGTCCGTTATTGGTTGTAATTCATTCTATTTCTGTATCGGCAGATTGGTTTTCTGCTACAGGAAAAGCATTTAGCAGCGAAAATCGCCTCCTTCTTGAAGTCCCGGAATATACTACATTTAAAGATGGAGATGTGTTAAGCAGCAAAGATGGAAGTTATATTTTTATTTTAAATACGCATGGGAAATATTTAACATCTTTTTATGCGAGTCTTGCAGCGGGAAAAAGTCTTAATATATCGGATAATTTGGCTGCACACGAAAACCACATAGAATGTTATAGACTTGCAACAGATTCGGAAAAACAGAAGATGATTAAAGCGTTAAAGAAAAGCAAAAATCCTAAAGCAAAAGAATATCTAAAACGCTTCTTCGGAATTGAAGAAAGGACGAAATATGAGTTTAAGCCGTTTGACAAAGTGTTAGCAAAATATTATGAGGACGATAATTGGGAGGCCAGTTTATTCATAAGAACAATTACAGACGATCAGGATGGGGAGATTAAATATGAATGCTTGAATGGAACAGTGTATGTTTATTGCATTCCTTTTGAGGGCAATGAATATCTTTTAGGAACTGCTGAAAATCCAGAAAAATGAAAACGGTAAAATTATCTGATTTTTCTCCTTATGACAGAAACAAAGGAGGAATACAAGAATTGCATCATAAAATTGAGCCTAAAACACTTCAGTATTGGGGCGAAGATAGTGGTATTCTGATCGGCATCACTCCGATATATAAGAGACATTTGTGGGGCGAAGAAGTAAATGTTATAAATGATAAACAATAAATATGAAAACAAGAACATACGAAGGGGTGCAGCATGGAGACTGGGTGAGATGTACTCAATGTGGAGTACAAATGCTTCTTCCACGTGGAGCTGACCAATGTCCAGAATGTTATGGATACGACACGTTGGTGTGGGTAGATGAAGATAGGCAAGAAATGGACACTAAGCATCTGGATTGCCTTGCTCCAATGCGCAAATTGGAGCTACAAGAATATTTGTCTCAAGATGTTTTGGCGATAGAGCATAGCGAATATTATAAACAATTGATAGGGGAGGATGAATGGTGTGAAGAAGAAATATAATAAAGAGTATCATTATTAAAACAATAGAGAAATTATGAACGAGGATATTTTAAGCAATATGTTTGGGTGTGATACATATTGCATATGTGACAGTTCTTCAAATAGGTACTGTTTTATTGGGCCTATTGAATGTAACGGGAAGTTAATAGAAGAGTTTAGGAAGGGAATAATAGTAAAATTGAAACATGTGGAAAAGAGGGTTCTGGATACATTCAAAGAAAATGGGGTTGATCTGGATAACTATACCCACTGTGTTATAGTAAAGCGGAATTTTTATCTCGCTTGGTGACAGTAAAATACAAACAATATGAACAATTTTATAATAGATACTCCAGATAATTTCTGGCAAATAAGATGGCTTGACAAATATATGGAAGGTCACAAGGGGTTCATAGCTGGTGGATGTTTTAAGAATATCCTTTCCGGAGAAAAAGTAAAAGATATTGATATTTTCTTTGAAAGCGAAGACGATTTTCAGGAAGCTGTTGATTTGTTCAATGATGAAAAACATCAGAAAGAAGGATGGAAATTTAAGTACAGGAATGAGAAGGTATGTGCGTTCCATAAAGAGGGAGAAAGGGTATGGATAGAGTTCATAGAGTCAGAGTTCGGAAAGCCTGAAGAGATTCTCAGGAGCTTCGACTTTACTGTGGCAAAAATGGCTTACTACAAGGAGCCTAAATACGAAGAAGAGGAAGATGATTATTTTCCATTCTCATCTGCAAGTATAGTAGCATACGAGTACAAACTACTCTACCATGAGAAATTCTTTGAACATCTTCATATGAAGAGGCTGGTCATTGATGAAAATATTCCTTTTCCAGTAAGCACATGGGAACGCTCATATCGGTATAAAGGATATGGTTACAATATGTGCCGGGAGACAAAGAAAAACTTCTACAGGCTCTTAAAGGTGTAAATGTAGAGGAGGAAGATGTTTCTTTGTATGCTACTGGAGGATGGGATTAACCTATAAAACAAAATTGCTTATGAAAACATTAGAACAACTTAAAGAATTAACATCAAAATGTTTAGACGGTAGAGATTTTAACAGACTGGCTAAATTTGTTCCATATAGCATGATAAAGGATTTCGGTATGGAGCCGAATGAAGAATATGACAACGAGGAAAAGTGGAACAGTACTGTAGTTGAATTTACCAGAGAAAATGTCCTGAAACAGCTTGAAGAAGACGTAAGATTCGGTTTTGAAAAGGCATTAAATCAGAGAGGAATATCAGCCAGTTTGATGTTTGAATGTGTGATGATGTGGAACTACATTCTGGAAGAAGGTCTTGAAGGCTGGGGTGAGGATGATTATGCATTTTATGGACTCCCTCTATTTAAAGCTACGGCTGTAAAATATGGATGGGACAATCCGATAGGGGAAGACAGCGGGAGAGAAAGAAAATATGATTCACAATATTAAATCGGTATATTATGAGCACAAGTAAAGAATACAAGGCAGTAAGGAACTATATATTAAATGAACTTCACCTTACCAAAGAAGATATAATCAAAAACATAGAGCTGTTATTAGAGAAACACGTAAAACGGTACATGGTTAATACATATGGAGGTGACAACCAGATAGAAAACTGGATCAGATGCATGGTGAATGATGAACTCAAACAAAGAGATCATGATTTTGTAAGAAGAGCATGCGAGAGCGTCATCAGGGATCATGTATTAAATGAGTTGAATATAATCGTAAGATCCAAAAGTGAGAAATGTACATGTGAAAACAGAGTACCATCCGAAGAGGATAAGAAAGAGTCAACTGACGGACTGTATATAATCTACAAAGATGGACATGCAGAGCCGTTTACCGGCGATAACTCCAAAGATTGTGTACGATACATTGGGTTGAAGCACAGATACATGTCATTTGCAATCTCACTGACGGAACATGATATCGTACAATTGCTTGACGATGATAGCCGTGAAGAATCCGGAAGTGGGACATATTACGAACGTGAATGTGATGCGCTGTTTGACATTGACGGACGCGGCAATACGGAACGCCTTGTAGCCAGAAATCCAAAATTGAGAAATCTGCTGGAAGATGGCGAGTATATACCATCTCTTGGTCAATTAAATTTAATGGCCCATTATATGGACGAACTAAACAAAGCATTCACTTATGTTTCGGCATCTCCCCTCTCCTCGACGTGGTATTGGTCCAGCACTGAGAGCAGCCAGGCCGTCGCGTGGTACGTGGTCTTCTCCAGTGGCCTCACGGGCACCGGCAACAAGCACATCGGAGACATGGTTCGGACGGTAATTGATTTTTAAAAAGGATTACAATGATAACATCAGTAAAAATAAAAGACAATACAAAAACTCCATTTGAATATGTTTCGGATATAGAAGCATTTGAAAATGGCAGAGAATTTATTTTCAAGTCAGGAGTGAATGTAATTATAGGTAAAAACGGTAGTGGAAAGTCAACTTTGCTTAACATCATATCAATGTATATGTTATGCGAGAAATCCATGTGCTCTGAAATGCCGACCGAGGCACTGGATTTTCCACCTATATTTGATGACGATGATAAGGTTTTTGATGGGATTGACATATCATCCGATTATGCAGGGAAAGTATTCCGTTTATTGCCATCGGCGGAGATGAATCGAGATAGCGTATTGAAAAACATCAGCAATTTCGATTTGTATGTGAATAATATTCGAAGATCTTATGGAGAGAAAGTGGTGTTATCATTGGAATCACTCTTCAATTTAATGTTCGGTCAAAAGGATTATACATTTCCAATACAAGATCTTGTAGAATACAAGAAAAAATCAAATGCGTTTTGGATTAAAAGAATTGATAACCTGTTGAAGTATTATGGAAGAAACCGCATAACATTAACAGAAAGCAGTTTTGAATACACGGTTCTCATGGATGAGCCAGATAGGAATCTTGACATTGACAACGTAATGCAAATTTATAATGTATTGTCATTCCATAAACCACAAACGCAAATTATAGCCATAGTACACAATCCGGCATTGATTTACAAGTTAAGCAAATTAGATTGTGTGAATTTCATAGAGATGACAGAAGGATATCTAAACAAAATTAGCATATTTGCATCTAATTAATTGAAGTAATTATATACCATTTTTTTTATAAACTTATCACAATGAGCTATTTTATATTAATGGGAAGAAGAATCCCCAAGCAAGCCATAACAGGCTTCAAATTTCAAAATGAAACAGATAACATTCGTCCTTTCTTGTCAATCAGGATAAGGGGAAAGGACGAAATTATACCTTTCAAAGATAAAAAGGAGATACAGTCTGTAAAAGCGCATCTGTGTTCTATCTTTTCTGGGTTTGTAAAAATAGGTGACTGGTATCTCAAGATGTCGGAAGTTAAGGAATATAAGCCGGTGACTGCCGAAGACATGAATCCTTACATCTTATTCAAGACATCTAAGTTCGGAAACATAAAAGTTCGTTTTCCGAAAGATGAAGATATGGATGCCGAATTATTGGTGTTAGATCAGCTTTTTGATGTAGAATAAACTATTAATCATCTTTTGAAAATCATGACTTGGAAAGAATTGAAAGACAAAATATCTCTTATGACAGAAGAAGAGCAACGACAAGAAGTTGCAGTATGGGGAGAAAATATGAATCTAATGAAAGATTGTTCCTTGGAAAAAACAAACGAGGATATGTACTACAACTCTGAATGGGATTATACTCTTGAAGAGAGCGAATTGGAACCGGAAGACAAGAATGACCCTGATGTACATAAGGTATATGAAGCAGGAATGCATTATATTTATTCGAATTGATATTAAAACAAACTAAAGATATGAAACCGATATTAAACATAGAAGACATCCACAAATTGAAGATGGATGAAAAGTTAATTGAATGTATAGCAGGGAAAGTGAATTATTACAGATTCTTGTGTTTTCATCCGAGAAATTCCAATTTTGTGATTTTACTAAATCATTGTGAAGAACCTGTACGGTTTTATTATAATAGCCTGATAGACAGATTTTTTACGGATTATACGCAACGTGATATTATCACCTATCGTAAGGAATACGCCTTAAAGGAAATAAAGGAATTTGAACAAGTATTATCTGAATTAGAAGGTAAGGATAATTTAGAAGATTAAATAACAACTAAAAAGAACTAAGTCATGGATAACGAGTATGTCTACTACAATAAACTAATACCTAAAGAGCCTATTTTTGTGGATGAAATAGAAGCCAGCCTCCCGATGTGGGAAAATAGACCGCCAGCATGTAAAGGTTCTTCTTGCAAATCCGGAAGAAGCGAAAAACAGATCAAGAAAGATCGTAAGAAGAAGAAAATGAATAAACGTAATCGTAAAAAATAAGTGAGCTATGACAGCCGAGAAGTTTAAATCTATTTGCAAAGAGAAAAGAGAAAGGAATAACTTGGAATGATCTTGTCCGCATTAGGGTTATCAAACCAAAGAAATTTCTCGGATTCTTTAGGCAATTAACAGGTATAACAATCGAAGGTGCATTCAATAGATGTTCTGCTTGTGTTGAAATAATGACTGATGATGACAACGGTGTTTCAATGATGCACTATATTGATTACGAAAATATTATAGGAGTTGAATTAATTAAAAATTAAAAATAATTGAGTGAACAGTTTGCAAAAATCAGTACGAATGCGTTGTTAGGATTATCAACATCCGCCACATAAGAACCATCTAATCCCGTAAATATCGTGATGCGTTGGTAGTATGTGTACAGATAGCAAGCAGGCGTTGGGATAAAGCATTTGGCAAACATTCACTCTAAATAAGAAATAGTAGATATGAATACAGAATTTGAAAACATGGCTTTGCTGAATATAGAAGACTACAATGAGCTTAAAGCTAAAGCCGAAGCAACAGATGAGCAGATAAAGAAACAAGCCGAAGAAATGGCTAAGCCTGAAGTTGTCACATTGAAAGTGTGCTTTGACACATATGGATTATTATACAGGCCAAATACTTGTGTTGATGTTGAAATACCATTCTATGATGATGAAAAAATCAGAGATATGCTTAACAAAGCAAGTGCTGATATAATGAAATGGTGCGACAAAAATATGGTAAAATACAACAAAGAACTCAAAGAATCCAAATCTACAAAAAAACATTGCGAAGGACTAAGAAAGCATATCGCAAATCTCGAAAGGCGCCTCTTAAAGCATGCATTGGCAAACGTTATTTTATCTATTATATCAGTTGCGGCTATAATTGCTCTTTTCACATTAATTCAAAACTAAATAGACATGGAACAAGAATATGCTATTCCTCTTTTTAAAGCTGGTGCAGAGTGGCGCATTAACAGCGTGTGGCATTCTATAACAGTAATTCCAGATTGCCACCGTTTTATTGTGTTTCTCCCTAAGAAATCAACAATAGGATCAAAGAATCCAATTATGGGTATATTGGAAGAGAACAAAACTTTTATATCCAGCCGTCCAGGATGTATTTTATGCAGATTAGATGAAATGGAATCATGGGCTTATTTGGATGATCTATTACCTTAGGTAATTATATACTCAATTTTAAAAGTTAGAATTATGAAAAAATATTTAACAGACAAAGAAAAAGAGGAAAGAATGAATTACCTTACCATTCATAAATGTAAAAACGAGGATGAACGTAAAGAGTTAAAAGAATTATGTGATTGGTATTTTAAGGATACTCCTGTGTTAACTATGTCTTTTTCTTTAACAGAAGAAGATCTTCGGGTAACAATGGAAAGGGACGTGGAGTTGTCGGCGGTAGCCGGAGCGGTAAAGAATCAACACCATAAGAAGAAAATTTGAAAGGTTATGACCGACAGAGAACTTCTTGAAGAAAACAATAAGATGTTAAAGGAAATTCTAAGTTTTGTGAGAAAAGTTGATTCTGCTGAATACAGGGATCATCAAGACTTTATGGAATTTCTTAGAAATGTAGCAGCCGATATATGGGTGGAATATACGGAGCCCGAACAAAGAGGTAGATTGTTTAATTTAATGAATAAAAGAAATGAAAACAGTTTTTGATTTAAGCAGAGATGAGATTGTGGCATTGACAGACGAAGAGATAAGTCTGTATATAGACAAAGAGCTTGCTGGTAAGGGTATTCCAATTGAAGCTAAAAATTGGAATATAAAGAACGAAAAGGAAGTTGTGTACCCGGATTGCGGGGTTCCGATATTTGTTATTAAAGACATAGGTGTAGGATTTAGAAAGATAGAGGACGCTACAGAGGTGGTGAATTTACTGGTCAGGTCCAGGGCTTTTAAGGTGGGTTCAAAGTATTTAAACCGATCTTATGAGAGGTTAAACGTCATAAACGAGGGCGTCGTGCCGGCAGTAGAGGGTTGCGTAGGATACACCAATGAAGAATTTGAAAGAGTTAACAAAGAAAACAATGATCCTGAATCAGCAAAAATAGGATCATTTAATAAGACAGTAGAGGAAGCCAACAACATAAGAAGCCGAGTGTTGAAATACGTGGACAAGATAAAACAGGAGCGTGCGTACAACATCGACCTTTGCATGACTTTCGAGAGATATATTGAGATAGCAGATAAAGATGCGGAGCGGGCTATGGCTTTCTTGAAAGAAGCCTACCCGTTTAATGAAGAAACAGAAGTCTTTATCAGGAAAAGATACAATATGTCTATCGATGTTAACCCAGAAGAAAATTAATTTATATTAAATCATTTTGTTTCTTATTAAGCAACAAAAGACATATCTTTGTCCGAAAAATAAGAAACATGAAAGAGGAAGAAGAAAAGATTAAAGAGGCTATGACTGAAGCCCTGATACATTTAGAAGGTTGCAAATATTTTGTGGCCACGATAGTAAACGAAGAAGAATGTAGGTTTGATATGAGTCAGCGTATGTCTCCTCGTCAACTGGCTTTGGTTATAAAAGGTGTATTATCAAATAATAATATGATGATGATGGATGTACTACAATGGTGCTCAGCCAGGCTTCAAACAGAAATAGAAAAAGGAAAGAAATCAACTAATTAAATATTAATACAATGAATCGCTGGTTTGAAATTACGGTAAAAGCCGAGATTGATAATATCGAGAACGGCAAAAAAAAGAAAGTAACTGAAAAGTATTTAGTGGATGCCTTGTCTTACACAGAGGCAGAATCAAGATCGTTGGAGATCTTCAAGGATTTGTACAATTCTTTCGAGGTTGTAAAAATTAATCCTATTAAAGTGTCGGAAATCTTCTTCAACGGAGAAGCTGAGTACTGGTATAAGTGTAAGGTGAATTACATTACACTGGATGAAAAGAAAGGTAAAGAAAAGAAAACTCCATGCTATATGTATATCCAGGCCGGAAATCCTAAGGATGCCGAAGCTGTGTTGACTAAAGGTATGCAGGGTACGTTAGGAGACTGGAATTGCGAGTCTATTGTGGAAACGAAAATCATTGAAGTGTTTAAATACGATCTTCAGAAGGGAGCTGAAAAATTAGGCGAGAAGAAGAGTGAAGAGTAAGGCTGATGTAGTTTCCAACATAGCGCTTGTTGTGGCGATAATATCATTGCTTTCAGCAGGCGCTTTCCTTCTGATAGTGATTAAGACAGACGAGGTATCTAAATTATTAATGAACGTACCTTATCTACTGGCTTCAGCGGGATTGTTCTTTTCAATAATATCATTATTATTCGAATGGAAAGCAAGGAAAAGAAGCTATACGTCTGCGAACGATGTGGACGAAAAGTGATGATAAGAAGTCATGGCTTATGCCAGGCTTGCAGGAGCAAAGAGTTGACTCCGAAGAAAAAAAACAGAATTACATCCATTAAAAACAGCAGCAAGAAGAAAAAGTTAGAGAACCCGGATTTATCCGGGTTTTTTCGTCTTATGTTGGAGGAGTTGAGTACTATTCGAATGTCTATGACTGGTAAAGCTATTCATTTTCCTACAGTATGTAACGTCTGTCACATACTTCCGAAAAGGTTATATAAGTCGGTTGCCACTTGCAGGGATAATATAGTTTTCCTTCATGAATCAGAGCATACGGTATTCGACATGTATCTTGACCGGATGGAATTTGATAAACTTGAAACAGAATTTCCTTTTGTGTGGAAGTATGCGGTAAAGAAGGTGCTGGATATGGAAAGCAGGGGAATGATTAAAGAAAGAGGTAGATTAATTATTGAAATAATTGACAGATATGAGAAAACTTTATAAAATAAGAATAGAAGCTGACGATGAAACTATCTTTTATGCTCACATACAGAGAGAAAGTTATGGTAAGGATATAGCTATCGCAGTGAAAGATAGAGATAAAGATGAAGTGGAAACAGTGTTACATTGTATTAAAGAAGAATTGATTAGAGGAAGATCATGAAAGAGAAAATAAAAATATTGACAGATTTAGGATTTGTCCCTATGGTGGAAGGAGAAGGAAATACGTTGTTTAGAATGAACGATGTTGTGATGTCGGTGTCAGATCCTAACCAAACACCAGAGCAGTTGAAGAAGGAGGTTATGTCTTTAATAAAGAACAGAGACATAGCAGAAAGAGGCGGACAGGTTCCAGTAGTTGAAGAGCCGGCGCCTGAGACAGAGCAGGCCCAGAAGGAGGAACCGGAAGCTCCGGCGGAGGAAGCCGCTCCTAACCCTGGAGAAGAGGATTCGAATCCGTTTACAGAAAATCAGGAAACGTTAGAACCGTTTTATATCTGTGATGAGTTAAAGAAGATTGAGACTCCCAAATTCGTAAGATTGACATTAGACGACAATCGTTTTTATGTAAGGAAGATGGATGATGGAACGGCCAAGATATATGCTTCGGTAACAACTTTAATCAAAGATGGGTATGTAGATGATAAGACCGCACTTCAGGAATGGAAGCAAGAGATGAAGATGCTTGGTCGCAATCCGGAAGAGGTGGCACAGTATGAAGCCGACAGGGGAACGATCATGCACTATCTGTACGGATTGTACCTAACAGGTAGAGATATGGTCTTAAATCGAAGCTTTGTAGTTAAGACAGTGCAAGAAGGCAAGCTGAAAATATCTAAGAAAAATCTTGATCGGTTTTTTAACAGTATTGATGATCTTGATGATATGATTGTCAGAATTATGAAGTTTGCCAAATTTTGTTCAGAGTATAAGGTTAAGCCGATGATGATTGAAAGAATATTGTCATTAGAAGACTATTTAGTAGCTACGCCGATAGATGCGATGGTTAAAATGACATTCAAATACAAAGAAGAAGGTTATTTTGGAGCCGTGTATCAAAGGGCTACAGGGCAGTTTAAAAAAGGTGATCCGAAGAAGGAGGTAAGAGACGTGGAGAAGGAAGAAGTGGTTATTCTCGACTTTAAATCAGGGGGAATATGGGAATCATACGCATTTCAATTAGAAGCTGAAAGAAGAATGGTTAAAGCATGGTATGGGATTGATGCACGTATTATGAACTTTTCTCCAAAAAGCACGAGCAGCAAAGGATATACGTTGAAAGAATGGACAGAAGACAGTATAGCACTTGAAAAGGCGGACTGCGTGTTCCAACAAGGTATGTTGAATCACCTTAGAAAAGATAAGAAGTTCAAAGTGAGAAAAGGAGTGCTGAATATCAATAAGCCGTACAATGAAGAGGATCATACGGTCGTGTATGATATTGCAGAGGAAATGTCTAAAAGATTCATAATATGAACGATATTGTTATTCCTGAAGGAGATTATATAGAAATCGTAAAACCGATATGCATCAATCCTTTTGGTGGTTATTTTATTAACATCAAAAGGGGTTCGAGATTAAGATTATCGAAAGATTTGAAAATAGGAGATAAATATGCAATATGTGTACTTGCATCTCATAAGAAATATGGCAAGACCATCGAAATAATAATGCCTATATTGGTCAGAAATACAAGAAGAGTATGAAAAGAAAAATTAGAAGAACAGGAGAGATAATAGACGTAATCACTTTCAGTAGCTCAACTACAAGAAGCGACCATGACAGAATACAGTTCTATGGTGATAATGGGAATGTGATAAGTGAGAGTTTAAATTTTTATCTCGATACCCTTCCTGTAAATGACGAAAACAAAGATGTAGACTGGGAGCAACGTAGATTCGATCTTATCAAGGCTTATTCTATTGAGTTTGTTAAAGCACAAAATAGAAAAGGTGAAATAGATTGCGGAGTATATGTACCAGATGTGGTGTCATGGTCTATAACTATAGCAGATAGAATCATAGAGGCGATGAGAGGAGTTAAAAATGCTTGATTTTAGAAAATACGAAAACGTACCTCGGTTTCAACTTGACCGCAGGCCGGGCAGGAGCCGACTGAAGCTAACCTGCCCAGCTTGCGGGAAAAGCCGGTGCCTCACTCCTTATATTGATGTGGCAACAGGTCAGGTTGTTGGCAACGAGTTCGGAAGATGCGATCATGAACGGACTTGCGGTTACGATAAACGACCTACCGGCAAGGATGTAGGTGACAAAGATCTTTGGATTTCGGGAAACAAGTGTATAAGAGCTTATCGTCCTCCTGTAAATCCTGACGTTGTAAATTACATACCTTTTAGCGAGTTTGAGAGGACTGTGGTTCCAGACGATAGAAACACCGTATTTAGATTTTTATCGTCTCTATGGGGAAAAGAAAGGGTATCTGATGTGTTCAGAAGGTATCATGTCGGAACAATGGACTTATGGGGATGGAAAGGGTGTTGTATATTCTGGCAGATAGACAAAGATTTTGTATGCAGAACCGGCAAGATCATGGACTTTTGTATAAAGACCGACAGCCAGGGGAATGAGATTGATGTAAAAAGAGTGAAAGAAAAAGACGGTGACAATGAGCGGCCTCATGTTATGTTTTATCACTCGTTGCATGCAAGGGACTTCTTGTTTAGACAATGCCTGTTCGGGGAGCATCTTCTAAGCCAGTATCCGGATAAGGTGGTTAATCTGGTGGAATCAGAAAAGACGGCTATTATATGCGCTGTGAATAAACCGGATGAGTTATTTGTAGCTACCGGTGGGTTGCAGAATCTAAGACCGGAAGTGATAGATGTTTTAAAAGATAGAAAGACTGTAGCTTTTCCGGACAAAGGACAAGCATTTGAGACATGGAGTAAAAAGATAGATGGGATGATGATGAAGTCAAGGATAAAAGTATCAGACTATCTTCAAAATGTTGAAAATGTAGGAGACGGAGATGATGTGGCAGATTTGATAATTAGTAACAAAGTAAAAGAGAAATATTATGAGCCTGGACGTTTATATTAAGAGCAAGAAGAAAGAAGAGGATCGTAAATGGGTTGCAAACATCACCCACAACATGAACAAGATGGCACAAAAAATATTCGTATCAGAAAACAAAGAAACACTATACGATTATGTTTGGAGACCGGAAGAATTGGGCAGGGAAATAGATACTAAGGAGATGGTGAAGATACTCACAAAAGGTATATATATTATGATCTCCAAGAGAAAGAGTCTTTTGAGATACGAACCAGAAAACGGATGGGGGTCTTATGATTCATTTCTTAAGTTTCTTATCAAATACAAAGAGGCGTGTGAAGATCATCCGGGTTATATAATTGAAGCAAGTAGATAACAACATGGAAAATTATAAAAATACTTTAAATGAGGTAGTGGTGATCGAATCGTCACCAGAAACGTATTTTGTTTACGCTATTCGTAATGCTATTCGTATCTCTAAATGTGCGTATCCGACAGCCAAGAAAGTAATTTTCAAAAGAGAGGACGTAGAGGTAGAGATCTCAGAAATGGAAACTGAAAGCAGTTTGTATGAAAAGTTTAAAGAAAAACAAAAGAATAGGGTATGGAACTTAATGAGCGCCAACAACGGGTTTTAAGAGGCGAAATTTGTCCTTATTGCGGAAGAGAAACTGAGCTGGTAAATGCCGATAAAATATATAGCAGAAAAGGCTTAGGGATGGTTATGATGTGCAAACCATGCAACGCTTATGTCGGTGTTCATGAATCAGGGCCGAATAAGGGAAAAGCTAAAGGCCGGCTTGCGGGGCCATCACTGAGGTCTCTTAAGATAAGAGTCCATGCCGAACTTGACAGATTATGGTCTACGCCGGAGGAACGGGAAAGGATGTATAAAGATTTATCTGAATTTCTATCTATACCGGAAGAGTACACACATATAGGTATGTTTGGCGAGAAGACGATGGGAAAAGTCTTTCAGTTCTGTCATGTAAACAAAGAACGATCAGGTTCGAGAATAGAATGGCATAAGCCTGGAGATAAGTGCCCTAATAAGAACAATCAAATAGTGTCAGGAAGTAGCGCATGTAGAGGATGTCCTGAGTATCTCCATGATGAGAAAGATGGGTATGTCTGGTGTGATCCTGATATGAGCTACGGCAGGTTGAAATAGGGCGCGAATTGCCTATCTTTGTGCTATTATTAATCAAAAAAAATATAAGCACATGGGCAGATCAACAGAGTACTACAGGACTCATCCAGAAGCCAGGAAGAAAAAGGCTAAAAAGGACAAGGAGATAAATGCCAGACCGGAACAGAAAGCCAAACGCCGGGAGCTTGGTCGTAAAAACTACGAAACGGACAAGAAGAAGGGCAAGGGCTGGAGGAAAGGCAAGGATTGTTCTCATACCAAGAACGGTCTTAGGTATAAATCAGTAAAAGCTAATAGGGGATCCAAGTCGGATACGAAAGGTGACAAAAATGCAAGAGGAGATAGCAAATAGGATAGATATAAGAAGGATATTCAAGACCTCTAAACAAGTTATGGAAGAGGCGTATGAGAATATCTTGAAATACAGGCGGGGAGAGCTTATCCCCGCTAAAACCGGATACGATTATATTGATGAGGCTTTGCTTGGAGGTATTTTCCCTCAGCATGCTATTGCCATAGGAGCCCGGCCATCTGTAGGTAAATCGTATGTGGCCCAAAAGATATTGGAAAATGTGATGAATCCGATGATCAACCCGCAAGCAGAAGATTATTTTCTTGTTAATTGCGAGTTCGAAATGAATCCTCAAGATCTTCTTCTTCGTAGAATGAGCCAGGATATGAAAAAGCGGGCTCCTGAAATATTAAGAAGGCAAGATTCTAATACAGTAGAAGAGATGAGGATGTTTGAAATCCTTCAAGGTGAAATCAGAAATAATATAATATACATCGATGCTCCGTGTACGGTAAAAGAGTTTGAGGCGGCTGTGTATCATATAGCTACCAAACATAAAGACAAACGTCTTATAATATTTAAAGTCGATCATATTGCTTTGATAAAAAGAATGGGATTAGATCCTAAGTCGGCTATAGATGATTTGGTGGCGGTTATGAATGAGGCTAAATTAGTATATAAAAACATATTTTTCCTCATCATATCCCAATTCAACAGAGAGATAGAAGGAAGGATAAAAAGTCCACAAGAGCAGCCTCCGCGTCTTTCTGATTTTTACCAATCTGATACACTGGGTCAGTTATGTACGTTAATGATAGGTTTGCATAATCCTCGTCGGTACGGGCTGGATAAGTATATGATATTTGGGAAAGACTGGTATCAGACTCTTGATCGGTTTAAAACTGAAAACAAAACATCATTCAGAACAGCCGGACTGGTGTTTCATCATATACTGAAAGTAAGGCAGGTTAGCATGGAAGAGCTTACTAACACAATCCACCCAGAGATTCTGCCAGGACATGGATGGATGTACGGGGAGGGCGGGACGAAGTTCGTGAATCCCAACCAGCCGCCGACGCCGCCCAAGCTCTATACTGTGGAAGACGTTACGGATAATCAAGAACAGTCAGTATATTAAAAAGGTAATAAAATTGAAATTTCAAATAGTAAAATTGATTGATGAGATTGGTTGAAAAACATATTATTAAAGATAACAGATTTGAAGATATTTGCCTCAAATCAGGATTGCTATATAATTATGTCTTGTATAATGCGCGTAAAGGTATCTTCAATAAAGAATATCTGAATGAATATGAATTTTCAACCAAACTTTGTAGAGAAAATCAATTTGATTTCAGGAATTTGCCCACTTCTGTTTCTCAACAAGTAGTTGGCCAAGTTTTTAAAAATATAAAATCATGGATTAGACTCAAGAAGGATTTTGAAAACAATCCTTCCAAATACGATAATTGTTGTCCTCATCTACCTTCGTACAAGAAAGGCAAGAAACAGAACATGGTTGTGTTCACAACTTCTGCTTGTAGGCTAAAGAAGGATGGTTGTATTCATTTTGTTAAAAATATAATTCAACCAATTAAAACTGAAATAGGAGATAGTAAATTATGTCAGGTTAGAATCATTCCACAATCTACATGCTATGTGGTTGAAGTAATTTATGAAAAGAAAGAACATAATCTAAGTCTTGATAAGGATAATGTTCTTTCGATTGATTTAGGATTGAATAATTTATGTTCATGTATCAGCAATGCCGGATTGGTTCCTTTCATTGTAAACGGGCGGATTATGAAATCTTTTAATCAGTGGTACAATAAGAGGAAAGCTAAGTTAATGTCTTATGTTGGAGGTAAGGGTACTTCTGAAAGACTTAGACAGCTAAATAATTATAGGAATTTTTGGATAGAAGACTACATCCACAAGGTTAGTCGATATATTGTCAATTATTGTATTACTAACAACATTGGTAGTATCGTAATAGGTTTAAATAAAGGATGGAAACAAAAGATTAATCTTGGAAAGAAGATTAATCAAAAGTTTGTTGAAATACCTTTTTCAAGACTTATAGACAAAATATCCTATAAATGTAAGTTGGTAGGTATCAGCTTTCAAATTAATGAAGAATCCTATACATCAAAGGTTGATCATTTAGCTTTTGAGAAATTAGGGAAGCATGATGTTTACTTAGGCAAAAGAAAGAAACGTGGATTATTCCAAAGCTCAGTTGGAAAGTTGTTAAATGCGGATATCAATGGAGCTATTGGGATAGGTAGAAAAGTATTCGGTGATTCATTTGTAAACATGATAATCGATAGTGGGTTTGCGTTTAACCCGATTAGAGTAAACATTTTGTAATATAGATGTGAATTTAATGAATAAAATTTAAAATTTTAATAACGTGAGACTTACAGTAGAAGAAAACGAATACCTGATAAGTAAGTTCCTTTTGGTTCTTACTGAGTTTGCAGGGGATGAAAGAGAGATGTTTTTAATCAACTCCATACATGATAAGGCGGTGGCGGATATGAATTATCGTCTTCCGTCTTTAATAAGCAGAGAACGTAAAAGACGAGTTATTGAACTCCTTAAAGAAGGAACCAGAATAATCAAGGACTTTTCCGGCTATGCAGGTGATATGGGTATGATTAACGAATACGATCGCCTAAAGAAAGAAATAGGAACCGTCCAAGATCAGCTTGGCGACGTAGAAGGTCAACTTCGGGCAGCAGGAGAAGTCATAAAAAAAGAACTTGATATGATTGCTGACCGAATCAAAGAAGATCTTCTTGACCGAGAGCTGGCTAAGAGTAATGCCGAGGCCGAAAGAAAAGCCAAAGTAGATCCGAGATATGAAGTAGCTTTAGGTGATTACAAGGAGATGCTGGAAGTGATTTTTACAACCAGAAACAAGTATTCTACGGTAGATTCTGTACATGACGATCTTCGACAGTCGGTATCTACCGGTAGAAATTCGATTATCAAAGAAGGGTACAACAGTTAAAAACAAGGAGGAAATATGGAAAAGAAGGAATTTAAAGTAGGAGAAGTGTTTGATGCCGGACTTGTGAGATTAAAATGTGTGGATGCTCCAGAGCCAGACTTAGGATGTGAAGGATGTATATTTAATGACCACATTACATGCGGGTCGGTAGATGTAGTCGCAGGCCCGTGTAATCACGTAGAGAGGGAGGATGGTAAGGATGTTATTTTTATTAAAGCTGATTAGGCATGTACATCAATTTCAGACAACTTGCAGCATCAGACATGACTCCTAATGATCTGGCTAATCTTCTTGCTATAAGACAGAAGGATACGGTTATGATCGAAGCCATGCTGGAAAAAGATGCTGGGAGGTATATAGAGCTTGGCCTGGTTGAGAAATTAAAATCAGGCGTGATGAGATTGACCAACAAAGGAACGTCTTTTGTGAATTATATAGAGACACCGGAGATGACAGACGAGGTTCTGGAAACGTTGAAGATTATGATAGGAATGTACGAATCGTATTCAAAAGACATAGGTGTCAGCAGAAAAGAAGCGGAATCCAGGTTGTGTTGGTTTATGGGTAACACCTCATTCAAGAAAGAGGTCATACTTCAGGTAACGGAATCTTATATAGCAGAGTCAGGAGATTATACAATGAGCTTATGTAACTTCATATGGAAACCGCCTTCTCAGGCCTTTTCGGTCCATATGAACCTTAAAAATTCAAAGCTCTTTGACTTAATAGCTGAAAAATTTAAGATCGCTACCGAGCCTTATTTGGAGTCTAAGAAGAATAAGGAAATGGATTGGTTGTTTGCCGTATCTAAATTGCCTACGCCGCCGGCTAAAGGCAATCCGGATTATTTGTTTACCGGAAGTTCTGAAACAGACAAAGAGCGATTGAAAAACATAAAAACGTATTTATTTAACAAAATTAGAAAGCAATGGAAAAAGTAAGAATCAGAAAGATAATAGAGGATATAATTATTACTCAGTTTCTTAATTCGGAAATAGATATAGTTCATGAAGAAGATGTGACGTTTAAAGAACTTGGATTAGATTCTATCGATCAAATTGAACTGGAAGTGATGGTGGAACAAAAATTCAATATTGTTATTAATGATTATGATATGGAGACCATCAAAGATATGACTGATCTTGTTTACAAAATAATAACAGAAGGATATGGGAAGTGACATAATTTTATGCATGGCTTTAATAGCGTCATTTGCTTTTGTTATACAGTTTTTGTTGTCGATATTAGGATCTGATCTGGATACGGATATTGATATTGATGATGCTTCTGATTTAAGTATGTCTTTGTCGGACATCATATCATTCAAGGGCATAACACATTTTATTCTTGGATATAGCTGGACTACCTACTTTTCGGGTTCCCATTTAGTAGGGGTTGTGATAGGGTCGTTTTTCTTTATCGTTTTGTTTTACGTATATAAGTTACTTCTTAAGTTAAAGCAAGAAATGGTGTACGAATGTCCGGAAGATTTAAATGGCAGAGAGGTGGAGATAGTGTTTAGATCAGGGAAGAATCATTATATGGTAAATATTTCGAAAAATGGAAGACAGGAGCAAATGAGAGTAAGATGCTTGTCTGGAAAAACTTACAAAAACGGTGACAAGGTGAATATAAAATACGAAGAAGGAGAATTAATTATCTAATTTTTTTATCAACAATTAAATTTTAAAAGTTATGACAACAATTATGTACGTGTCAGCCATCTTAGCTGTAGTGATTATTTTGACAATCATCGGAGTCTTATCAAGGTATCGTAGATGTAAGCCTAATCAGGTCTTGGTCGTTTACGGTAAGACAGGTGGGGAAAAGAAGTCGGCAAAATTATATCATGGTGGAGCGGCATTTGTCTTGCCTATTATTCAAAGCTATGATGTTTTGTCTATGGAGCCTATGCAAATAGATTGTAGGCTTACCGGTGCTTTGTCATCTCAGAATATTAGAGTAGATGTGCCTACAACTATTACAGTAGCTATCAGTACAAATCCTGAAATCATGCAAAATGCAGCAGAAAGACTTTTGGGGATGGATACCGAATCTACTGAAAATCTTATTACAGACATCGTTTACGGTCAGATGCGTTTGATTATTGCCGAAATGACAATCGAAAAACTTAATTCTGATAGGGATGAGTTTTTGGATAAGGCAAGAAAAAACATTGATAACGAACTTAATAAATTGGGTCTTTATCTTTTGAACATTAACATCAGTGACATCAGAGATGAAGCCGGCTACATCATGAATCTTGGTAAAGAGGCTGAAAGCAAGGCTCTGAACGAAGCACAGGCTAATATCGAAGAACAGGAAAAGCTGGGTGCTATTAAGATTGCTGTACAACAGAAGGAAAAAGAAACGGCTGTAGCTAATACCCAAAAAGAGCAAGAGATTCAAATTGCCTATACTGAAAAAGAAAAAGAAACGGTAGTAGCTGAAACAAAGAAAGAAAAAGAAGTAGCTTTGGCTTTAACCGATAAAGAAAAACAGATCGGTGTAGCTCAAGCCGATAGAGATAGGGCTGCGGCTATAGCAAAGACTTTGGCTGACAAGGAATCAGCGATTGCAAGATCTAAGGCGGAACTTGAAGTAAACAAAGCTGAAGCCGAAAGAATGGAAGAAGTTGGAAAGAATAAAGCTGAAGCTGACAAACAAGCAGCTATAGCAATACAAGACTCTGAAGCTCAGATTAAGAAAGCTGAGGCTGAGAAAAATGCTTCTGTAGGCTACAACAATGCCCAGAAAGAGGTTGCTGTATCAGAATCAGAATTGCAGGTTATCAAAGCTCAATCAGAAAAGAAAGCCGGAGAAGAGAAAGTTAAATCGGAAGCGGCTGTGAAAACGGCAAAAGAGCTTGCTGATAAAGAAGTGGAAGAAGCTAAAGCTAAGAAGGTTCAAGCTGCGCTTAAAGCTGAAAAGATTGTGCCGGCTGAAATTCAGAAGCAGGAGGCTATGTTGCAAGCTGATGCCGAGGCCGAGAAGATCAAACGCCGGGCCGATGCTGAAGCAGCAGCACATTTGGCAAAAGCAGAGGCGGAAGCAAAAGCTATTCAGATGAAGCTGGAAGCGGAAGCCGAAGGTAAGAAAAAGTCGTTGATGGCAGAAGCCGACGGATTTAAGGCTATGGTGGAAGCAGCAGAATCCAATCCTCAGATCGCCATCCAGTACAAGATGGTTAATCAGTGGAAAGAAATTGCCGGAGAACAGGTTAAGGCATTTGAGCACATTAACCTCGGAAATATCACGGTATTTGACGGCGGTCAGAACAGTACCGGTAATTTCCTTAACAATGTTGTTAAGACCGTCGCTCCGGCATTGGGAGTCATTGATCAGCTTCCGATTGCAGATACTTTAAAGAAGCTAAAAGGAGATGACAAAAAATAAATACAATGGCCCAGGGTTACACTTGGGCCTAATTGAAGAAATAAAAGCAGCATTCATAGATTTCCTGCCGGCAGGAACAGTGCTTTACTAATTACGATATTTTTAACATGGATTTTGGACAAGATTTAGAACCAGAAGAACTGACCAAGCATTATGATCAGTATTATGGAATTGATTTTGAAACAGAAGAAGAGGAGGATGAAGAGTATGACTGACGAGGAATTTGTATTGGATAATAAGAAAAGGGTTGTTGTAAGAAAAAGAATATCTTATTTAAGCAAAGGGGATAAAGTGTGGATTGTGTCTTCCGACGGGTATCTGCTACACACGGACGTGGTTAGAGCCGACCGCGGCCGATCTTATGTGGATATAGACGGTATCCTGTATTGGAAACGAGGATTGGATGGCAAGCATCGTAATCGTAATAACTACATGCAGTTTGCCATGACACCAGAAGACGGTAAGAAGTATGTCGTATATTACCCGGAAGGATTTAAAGACAATGACTTATGATGGTCCCGGAAACGCATTTGCTATATAAGGAGTTTAATGGTGTGAAACGTCTTGCCATATCTTATTCCCAGATAGATACGTTTCTTACTTGTCCAATGAAATGGTATAAAACTTACGTGGAGGGCAAAAGGTCTACGGAAAAACAAGAAGCTACGTCTTATGGTACGGTTATTCATAAGACACTGGAATACTTCTTCAAGAACGGAAGACAGCCTTCTGGCAAAGACCTGGGGGAAGCTATAAGTTACTATGCTTACCAAGAAGACATACCTTGGCAATCACCGGAAAATATGATGATAGCCATGAAGCAATCTGGAGAGCTTCTTGCTTGGATTGTGGATCTGTTCAAAAAAGACGGCAATAGGTTTATGATAGCTGATAGTGATCTTAATCCCTGCGAGAAACTTATCAGACACGGCGCTATAGTTGGAGTCGAAGAAGATTTTGTGCTGCCGTACCGTCTTCCTAAGCCTGTTAACATAAATGGAGTAATTCATACTCATGTGTACATAGTAGGATCGGTAGACCTTCATCTGGCTATAAAAAGCAAGAACGTAGTTCACCATTATGTCATAGATTGGAAATCAGGTAATAAGGTTTTTGATTCTAAGAAGTTGGAAACGAATTTACAGCATCCTATATATTCGTTTTACATCTATAGAAAATATGGTGGAGTTCTGCCAGATATGAACATCTATTTCTTTACCAGGACCAGACAATACCAAAAGGTTAAGGTGGATGAGGAACGTAAAACAAAATCTATAGAGATGCTAAATGACACTTTGTCTAAAATGTATGATTTTGAAGATAATAGTGTAAAAACATTTCAGGCATACATCCAGGGAGCAGAAGGAGCCAGGTATAGCAAGCGGCGTGCCACCCTAAGCCAGCCTGTTCCGCAAAACAAGCTACCCTGCCCGTCAGCACTGTGTTACTATTGTGACTTTGGATTACATAACAAAAACGAATGCCCTTTCTCTTCGGATTGGGATCCGTCTAAAAAGATAAAACGATGAAATACGAGGACGTTCAAAAGTTAAGAACAAAATACCGGCAAGATCCGGAAGTTATAAACGTAGAATACATGAGAGACGTTGCTGTAAGATGTGGGAATTTCAAGAAAGCATTTGAACTTCAGGAGAAGCTGGAGGATATATGGTTTAACTACTTAAAGGGAGTCCAATGAAAGAAGATCTAATATGTGGAGTAGCGATCCTTTTGTATTTAGTTTTATTATACTTGCTCACGACAGCTTTCATAAAAACAGGTAGAGCAGTAGATCGTTATAAGATGAAGAAGAAAACTGACAAAATCAAAGTAGGTCAAAGATACGAACATAAGAACTACTTTGAGGATCCATTTGAAAGAGGCAAGCATGTGATTAAGATATTAGACATAAAAGAAGGGTACGTTCTATATGAGTACGAAGAAAAACCATATATACGTTCTTCTGTGAGTCTTGAAGATATTGTTAAAAAATACATTTTAATTACTGATGTTAAACACAAGTAAGTCATGAAAAAAGAAGTCACAATCAAGGAAGATATGGCTGTGTTTTATAAAAATACAGGAAAAGAACTATGGATTTATAACGGACTTTTCAGAAACAAGGTGTTGTCTATAAAAAAAGATAAAGCCATTATCATGTGTGAAACTGATGCTGAATATGCTGTACTGATAGAAGATAATCAGTTTATTGCCGTAGCAAAAAACATGGATTATGATTACTGCTGCGCATTCACATTAGGTAATGCCGAGGCTTATGGGGATCGTATGGGCATATCGTGCAGTGTATGCTTGCTTGAAGATAACGAAGATAAAGCAAGGGAGATGTTGAAAGAGGCGATAATAGAACTTTCAAAAAACAGTAAAATAGATTGCGATGGGCTTTGAACTTAGACCTTACCAAAAAGAGGCAGTAGATGCCGGGCTTAAGTTCCTTACAGGAAGATCTAAGAAGCCTGGCATAGAAGTCTTGCCGTGTGCAGCGGGGAAGTCTTTGATAATTAGCAAGATAGCTCATGAATTAAAAAGACCTATCCTTGTATTACAGCCATCTAAAGAGATTCTGGAGCAGAATTATGCGAAGGCTGTATCATTCGGTTCTAAACCTACCATATATTCTGCTTCATGTAAAAAAAAAGAGTTATCGGCTATGACTTATGCTACACTTAAAAGCATAAAGAAAGACGTAGCAAGGTTGAAAGATATAGGGATAGACACATTATTGATAGATGAGGTGCATAGCGGGTATTCTCCTGAAGAAGGTTCTGAATTTATGGAGTTTATGAACAGGTTCCCAGAGGCGAAGGTGCTGGGCTTCACCGCCACGCCCTGCCGCCTCCGGACCTACAGCTCCATGCTGGAAGGAAACTACAGCAAACTTAATATGCTGACGAAAGACGAGCATAATTTCTTTAAGAAGATAGTTCATGTGACTCAAATACAAGAGCTAACTTCTCAGGGATTTTGGTGCCCTCTTAAGTACGAACGATGGTCGTTTGATGAATCGGCTCTGATATTAAACAGTACCGGAGCCGAATATACCAACGAATCTATTAAAGAAAGCATCGTACGAAACGGCTTAAACAACTCTATCTACAAGCGCCTTCTTCAACTTATGAACGAGCGTAAAGCTATTTTGGTTTGCATGGATTCTATCGAATCATGTAATAGAATATCAGAGTTCATGAATGCCAGGATGGGAGCCATAACCGGTGTCGTAACATCGCTAACAACCAAAAAGAAAAGAGAGCAAATCATATCCGATTTCAAAGAAGGTAAGTTGAAGGTGGTTTTTAATTATTCAACGCTTGCTACCGGATTTGATTTTCCCGAACTTGATTGTGTGATGTTTGGACGACCAACATTCTCATATTCAACATATTACCAGGTGCTCGGCAGGTGCGTCCGCATCCATCCTGACAAGAAAGAGGCGCTGATAGTTGACTGCTGCGACAACATGAGGCGCTTTGGTCGGATAGAAGACCTGACAATCGAGCAATTCCCTTCTAAGGGCTGGTGTATGTTTGCCGGCGATCAACTTCTGTCTAATATAAGGATGGGTGATATTATTACCAAAGACGAGATCCTTCGTCGGGCAGCCTCGATTAAATCTGTGAATGGAGATGGTAGGAGAGAAGACGATCTTGACAGTATAATAATGTGGTTTGGAAAATATGAAGGAATTAGATTCAAGGACATACCGGTGTCGTATTTTAGGTTCTTGGCTGAGAATATGGCGGTAAAACCGGGAGATAGGAAAGAAAAGATTATCGAATATTATAATAGGATAAAAGCATGAACAGCAAAAGACGTAAGAAAATAGAGGATATTATTTCCAATTTGGAAAAGCATAAAACAGATCTTGAGTTTATCAAATCAAAGCTGTTAGAGGTCAGGCATAATTTGGATTCAGCCAAGGATGATGTTGATATGATTTTAGACGAGGAGACAGAAGCAAGAGACAATATGCCGGAGTCATTACAAGATACAGAAAGATATTATCAATCAGATGAGGCTGTAGCTAATATGGAGGCGGTTGTTGATGATATGGAAAGTATTGTAGGGGATTTAGAGAATGCGGTTTCAACCATTGATGATAAAATCGATGACATAGAAACTGGTATTATAGGGAATTTAGAGGCAGCGATAGGCGCATAGTATAAAAAATACAATAATAAAATTTAACACAGTATATTTGTATAAGTATAATACGATACATATTTTTGTATCGTATTATTTTTTATGTGTTATATTTTATGAAAACAAATGTTACAATGGTATCAAAAGACCGAGAATTATTTGGCGTAATAATTAAGCAGGACACTAAAACTTCGTTTATGTCCTTAACAGACCTTCAGGAAGCCTATACGAAGAAGAGGGTTGAGATGGGGTGGAATGAAAAGAGAATAGAGAATATCCTATCTAATAAGGAGAGTGCGGAACGTGTTTACTATATCCTTGAAAAACAAGGATATAAGATAGAATCAGGATTTCCTGGTTTTATACAATCTGTTGAAAAAGAGTCACTTATAAAAGTGATGAAAAAAATGGGAGCTTATAAGACAATGGGTAGAGGAGAGAATAGGAGAACTATGTGTAATCCATATATATGGGTGCTTGTAGCTATGGAACTAAACCCTATGTTGTATGCTGAGGTTGTTACGTGGTTAACAGATAAGCTTATCTTAAACCGAATAGAGGCAGGTGATAAATACAATGTCCTATCAAGAGCTATATCAAGATTTCCGGATGCCGATTACTCCAAGATGGCTAAAGGCTTAAATTGGATTGTATTTAATGAGCATGAAAGCATGATAAGAAATAGGGCTACACAGGAGCAGTTGAAAGAACTTGAAACCCTACAGTCTAATCTTGCATTCTGCATAGAGATGGGAACCATCTCTTCTTTCTCTAATTTAATGAACATGATGAGATCTATATATGTAAAGAAATGGGGAGAAGAGGCTGTAACTTCTAAAAACGTAAAATAATATGGGAGTAAAAGAAATAAGAGAACTACTTAGACTCTACAATCTCGAACATAGTGTCGTCCAGAACAAAAACTCTGGGCGGTATTCTATTATTCTCCATAACAACATCATAGGAACGAACGTAGATGGAGAGAAGGTAGTTGTGTTCAGAACCATTCCGGATGGAAGCAATACGTTCTCTATGGAGCGAAATAGATTCTATGAGGGGTTTGTAGAGGCTTTTGATGACGATAAGGCGATTGAAGCCGTAAAACAGTATTTTGAGAAAAACAGAAATGATAGGGTATAAGACGAAGATGGATTATATTGCTATCGAAATGAGGTAAAACAACGATAAAGCAATGGAAAAGATGGATGATAATACTAAAAATATCCTTTATCCAAAAGGATCTATTTTTCGCATATTAAAAGATGATATAATCAGTGCCGAATTTAAAATCGTCAAAGGAGCTATAGCGGAGGCAGTATCAGACATAGAAGTAAATGATAAATATGCTGAGGTTTGTTGCAATGGGGAGACGTTCGTCATAGAAACGGATATTATGGATATTATTCTTACCAAAGACCCCATAGAAAACAAATCGGTGAAAAATGACATCATTGACGACAAACTACGATGGGATTTGCTTCCAATGAAAGAGATTGAGGATATTGTAAGAGTCTATCATGCTGGTGCAAAGAAGTACGGACCCAATAAATGGCAGAACCTTGACAACGGGTTTGAACGGTATCGTGCTGCGGCTGCCAGACACCTAATGGAATACATGAAAGGGGAAAGAGTGGATTCCGATACAGGATGTTTTCATCTTGCACAATGTGCATGGAACTGTATAGCTATGCTGTGGTATGATAAGCATGGAAAAGGGTTGATACCATTAAACAAGGAGGAAAAGAAATGACAATAGAACAACTAAATTATTTATTAAGAAACGAGCTTTATGCTATAAAAAATCATAAAGACAATATTGATAGAATCAAAAAAGAATACTTTGATTCCAATTATGGGTTAAAAGAAGGAGATAAGATCCGTATTTTACACGAAACAGGAGATGAAATGATAGGCTTCTTGAAAAAAGTTGAAGTATGTGAAGACGGAGATCTGTACTTGACAATCCAAAAACAAAACGAAAAAGGTGACAGAGGCAGAGGAAAATGGAATATGTATCTATCATCAAAATCAATTAAAATTGAAAAATGTGTATAATGCCATGAGAGTGTTAAGTTTATTTGACGGAATGTCATGTGGTCAAATAGCGCTAAAAGAAATAGGGATCACACCTGAAGTATATTATGCTTCCGAGATAGACAAGTTTGCTATTAAACAAACTCAACTAAATTTCCCGAATACAATACAGGTGGGAGATGTTAGGAAAGTAAATGTATTGGATTTACAACCCATTGATTTATTAATAGGAGGGTCGCCATGTACCAACCTATCTTCCATAGGGTCAAGAAAAGGTCTTTGCACAAAAGAAAATATTGAAATCCTATCGCTCGATCAATACATTGAACTAAAAGAACAAGGCTTTGAATTTGAAGGGCAATCCTATTTATTTTGGGAGTACATGAGAATACTTACAGAAATAAGAGAATACAACCCCAATATATTGTTTCTATTGGAAAATGTAGAAATGGGAAAGAAATGGGAGTCTGTTTTTAATAAAGCCATTGGAACGCAAGGAATCCATATTAATTCATCTCTTGTATCTGCTCAAAGCAGGAAAAGGATATATTGGACGAACATAAATGGCGGAAACATTCCGCAACCTAAAGATGAAGGATTGTTTTTAAGAGATATATTGGAAGATGAAGTGGATGAACACTTCTTTCTTTCTGAAAAGGCTCTTAAAGGGATCGAACTTCACAAAGAAAGAAACAAAGAAAAGAAAAACGGGTTCGGTGCAGACATAAGAAAACCTTCTGACAAATTCCAAACCATACGAGTAGGTGGAAAAGGCGTATATGATTTGGTAAGTATTCCTTCAAGAAAAGTAATCCAGTTGAACAAAACAAATGAATTTGGGAAACAACCAAGACAACAGAACAGGATATATGATCCACAAGGAATATCCCCTGCGGTTTTGGCAAACATGAGTTGCGGAAGCCATGCTATATTAGATAATTTCCGCATACGAAGACTTACTCCTACTGAATGTGCAAAATTGCAAACCATTCCTGAGTGGTACAAATGGCAATGCAGCAACACTCAACAGTACAAGATGTTGGGAAACGGGTGGACTATTAAAGTGATTGAACATATACTTAAAAGAATAAAAGAATCATGATTAAAGCAAGATTTTACATTAAAAAATCCGATTGCGGTAACGACTACCGTCCAGTCAAATGGCCTATAAAATATCCATATTGGTGTAGTGGTGAATCCGATGATTCATTCATACTTGTAGTGTATGCCGAAGACGAAGACAGCATAAAAGAGCTGTGGCCGGAAGCATACGATATTAATGTCTTAGAAAAAGATACTGAGGTTAAATTCACATTAAGATTTCCTAAGCCTAAATGGTATGAATTGCAAGAAGAGAGATTAGAAGAGTATGATAAATTATATGGTAAATTCGTATGGGTTACGGACATGTGTCTAAAAGATGGGAAAATAAGAAAGGTAAAAGCCAGAATAGAAGATTGTGGTGGTCTTTTATTAGCCGACACTCCTGGTCGTTACACCCCTTATCAGATAGGGGATTGTGCTTTTGAAAGCAAGGAAGAGGCTTTAAAACATGCAGAGGAACAGAGAACGGATTTAATTAAGTCTCTTAGGTTACAAATACTCGAACTTGAAAATCTAAAATTTGAATGCGATGATTAATTACGCGGCAAAAGCCAGAAAAGCTTATTTGATAAACAATTTCGATAAGATTCTTAACAGTCTTAACACGCTTCATTCAACGGTTGAGACCATGACGTTGTTCGTAAACGACCAGGCTTATAATTACATTCTTAAGCTAAAGGAAGTAATTAAAACCAGTCCTATGTATAAGCACAATATCAAGCGTCTTTTAAATGACATGGACAAAGAGATAAAGAGGTACAATGCTTCTATCTACTACATAAATAAAGAGCGTAGTGAGGTTATAGCTGATATAACACAAGCGATGGAGGATTGCCTCATGCCATACATAGACGACCTGGCCGGCGCTATAAGGGCAGCCGTGTGGTCGAGGGGTGTGTCCGAGGAGCGGACGGAAGCGGCGGTACTGTCCCTAATCGTATCCTCCTTGGCCACGACATCAGGCAGACTTATCTCAGGTGGATATCAGATCATGAAAGAAATGGGTGGTGGCTGGGGTGGTAATCCATTTACGTTTATGAGCATTGATAAGATAAGACACTTATCTACATCATTATCTGATGCTATTACCGGTGGGGAAATAGCTCTTGAAGAAAAAGAAGCCAATGATATAACTAAGGCAATGGATGTTTTTATTGAGAAAATGTCTGATTCGGATATTGTCGATAAGGTAATTAGCATACTCGAAGAGGCAGAATCTAAAAATAAGGAGGAACGATCATGAATTACTTAGATGGGTACGTAGAAGAGGTTCTTTCCGAGCCGTACTATGATGATTACGGTTCTGGTATTTTTAGGTGGTGGGTGAAAGTGTCTTACATTTGCGAAGGCATAGGAGCTGTCACTACCTTAATGTTTGATACGAGAGAAGAAGCAGAGGCAGTAAAACCAGGTTACAAATTTTTATGTTGAAAATAATATGAAGTATTTTATTTTATTGATGACATTAGTATTATCATCATGTTCAAATAATCATCAGGTTAATGACGGATGGGTTATATATGATCTACGTCCTTTACAGGGTGGACGTGTGATGTATTATGCTGAAGACGAAAGAATTTCAATATTTAAACATAATAGAATCATAAAATTCGTTGGATACCAAGGAGAATACAATATCGGAGATTCTATTAAGATCGTAAAAGTTAAATAATATGGAAAAGAATTTAAAACTCATATGTCCAAAATGTGGCACCCCTCACCAGCCTCATTCTCCGCACACGATGGATGCAGATGGATTTGAAAGGAGTGAGATAAGAACTGTCATGGAAGACAGGGGATGGTGCTACGAATGCTCTTTTTGGCAAAACTTGTACGACAAGCACAAAGACGATCCTGGATGGGTTAGGATAGACGGTGTAAGCTGGGTGCTTAAGCCTATGGTGGAAAACGTACCGAGCGGATGGAACAGCCTTGGATGTGGTGGAAGAAAAATGTATATCAATATCGAAGGGAAAGGCATTGTTACATCAAATAACTGCTGGTGTCAAGGTGATGTTTCGGGCGCATTCAAGGATCTTATGCCTGATAATGCTACTTGGGCTACGAAGGAGGAATTTGACAAAGCTCCTGTAGTAGGACATATCATAGAAGGTATTGGTTTAGTTTTCACAGATAGGGGAGGTCATGAAGTTAATGCTTAGAAACTTATTTCATGTTCTGCTTATACAAGAAAAGATGGTAACTACAACAATCCCCAACCATACAATAGGCGTACGGTTGGGGATTGTTGTCATATCGTAAAATTAAGTGTTTTTTCTAATATCAGATATTCAGTATGAACTTTACTTCCGCCATCATTTATCAAGTCCAAATTAATATAAGCTGTATATGATACATGATGATCACCAGGAGCAAGACGTTTCATATCTGATAAGAACATAGAATTTAAACCTTGGCCAGACCATGATTCTGGATATGGCAAAGGTTTAAAGTCGGCGTCTGTACATCTTACAACCCAAGTAAGATTAGGATCTGCCCTAACTATTCTATCATGAGGTCCATCAATTACAAGATCTGGCATCTCATATTGGTAACTATCATAATTAAGGACAATAGGATCACCAAAGTTTACACCGTATATAGCAGCAGGTGGAGTAAAGCTTGTTATTAAAAAGGTTCTATTAATCCTATTGGTTGTTCTTAGCGTAAACTCATCAGGTGCTATCACACTTACTCTAAATCCATAATAAGGAGAGGTTGTTAAAGCAATAGCAAGAACCACCGAATCCTGTTCAAGCAATTCCTCTGTCGTATCAACCTGACTATCGATCTCTTGCCTATCTTCCATTGGAACACCGCCTTGGACACTTATGGAATCCAGCCGTTCTTTTTTAGACAGAAAGATAAATTGCCCGCCCTGTGGAATGGTGCCTACTTTCTTTCCTTCTACGATTACCCCCCCCTATACAATCGCTAACTATCTTATACTCATATAGTTTAGCATTATTTTCAAATCTTCTTCTCATAATTTCATAAAATTAATTCGGTAAAGGGGCGGACATAACGTGGATTACTCCTTGTACTTGTATCCAAATGATCTCCTTGGATGTTTATATCATAATACCACGAATAGGTAAATTGTGTAGATTGAGTGGATGTCCACATTTTATTACTCATTATCGTACCTCCTACCATTAAAAGGCATTCGTTTATTTCATTCGCATACAATGATATCAAAAAAAAACTCTCCGGCGCCACCTACATATCCATTTTGACCATTTTTAAATAAATAGCTATTAGCTTTATTAAAAGCGTAATTTTCATTACTGGTATCATATTCAAGATACGCATTCTGATTTTCACGCCCCCAATAATCCTTTTTAACGGTCTTCATATAAGAACTATTTTGTGCAAATACATTGTCTACTCTTCCATCCTTACCCCAACTAAATGTGCCAATATATTCGGTGGCTATAACAAAACACACTTTATCTACAAGAGCTATTCCATTGCATAGATCATTGGAATATCCTTTATTAGACCAATTTTCTTTTGTATATAATCCTCCATCTACATGTTGGATGTATATGCCTTTATTGATTATAAGCGAGGGATTTACCCCCATCCCTATTTGAAATCTTCGTCTCATGATTTTTGTTTGCAAGATAGCAATAATTGACAACATAAAAGAAACCGGTTCTCTATCATCTCTGACTGAGAACCGGTAAGAAAACAATTTCAGAAAAAATTAAACCTACATAATCTTTCAAGTAAGAACAAAAAAACGTACAATCTACTCTTTGACGATGCTAATATAACATATTGGAATCATACAAAAACAATGCAAGTCCGATATTCTTCGTCTATTTGTAACTAACGTCATCGTCTCCTTCCGAATCAGGAGTAGCGCCGATGAAGAACATCATTGACTTGTTGTTCGTCTGCTGCCACCAATTATAGGCGCGCGCTACGTCTTCCGGCGTCTTGATATTATACCATTGTTTGATAAACGTCTGTTTGGCGAGTTGCCTAAATAACTTAGACTCTCCCTTGTATGTACCGGATGTTACTTTATCAAGTGAATAATTCCTAAGATCGGTAAGATCCTTCAGTTTTCGCCCCATAACAAACGGATCGTTAATGATATCTACCACGTTAAGCTCCATAATAAACGGCATCTGTGAAGCTATTTCGTTTATGGTTCTGAATCCGACATAGGATCCAAATTGAGTAAGCCAACTTTCTTCGTTTTCATCATCATCACGCCATCCGGCAAGAAGCATAGATACGGCCTGCATGATAAGGAACGTGCCGGCATAGACACTGAGGCGTTTGAGATTAGTTTTTTCTACCTCATTCATATTGTCTTTATTTTCGTTCCAGGCATCTATGATGTTTTTCATACCAGACTCGGAAGCCAGGCTAAATGTTTTGGCTATCATATTCTTTAACGTAATTGACAACCCTTCCTCTTCTTGCATTGTCTGGAAATTGAAGCCACGTCTTTTCCACAGACGTTGAGCTGCCAGCACCAGCCAGCCTCGGTGGGCGGTCATGAACCTGGCTATCCAGTTGCGCGATGCGGCAGTTCGGTTTTCTTCATTCAAAGATCCGTTACATATCTGCGACAAGCTACGGACTTGATTCCTGGTTATAGCCATCTGGGTTTCAACTTCCTCAACAGTAACACCCGATCCCGGCTTTACAACCACCTTTCCATCCACGACGTCTACCATACTCCATAAAGTACGATCTTTTAATGCGTTCCATTCTCTTTTTATGGTACTCTGTTCTTTATTGCGTTCTTTTTCCATCTTGAAATCTTGGAACGTGTAGAACCGGCCTTTGTAATAACGAACATTGTCCATAGTAGCAATCATAACCTGCGGATCAAGAGGGTAGTTCAGGATTTCCATAAAAGCATACATAGGCGAACGCATTAAGGTCCTGGCCGCTCTATTGTATCCGGCACCATACATACGATTTCGGATATTGAATATCCCCATTCTCTCACCTATGACATATAATTTGCTTTTCCTATCTATGTCTCCGGTTTCTGCTATACAAGATGGCGCAAGACGGGAAAACTCAGCCGATGCGTATTTAAGGGAATCTTTGCTTATATACTGTCCTACGGCTGATTCCATGATGAGGTTGATATGGCCTGTCAGGGCGCCGGTAGCTGCCACAAACGGAGACAGTGCCAAGTTCATAACCGACATAAATCTTTCAACAGCCATCATAATTCTTGTAAGGTCTACCGTATATCCTCCGATGTTCACCGTAAGTTTTTTGGTGTTCATCCTAATGCCATAATAATGATCGTTGAAGAAGTCCCTGAACATCTGATATGCTTGGGTTGCTTCAGCCTTTTTACCACCTTCAAATTGTTTATTTAGTAACATCTGCTCCAGTCCTTGGGCAAGCTCTATAGACTTCTGCTTTTCGTTGTATAACGATGATTGCATCATAAGCATCGAATAAGAGTAGCCAAAATCGTGAGATACATCATCTTGGTTCTCCAATTCATATATGTAGTATTTAGGTATAGACCTAAGCCTGTCTTCTGGATCATACACTTCTCCTTGCCTGGTCTTACCATATAGAGAATCGTCTACTCTGTCCAGGCACAGATCTGATACAAAATTACGAACCGTATTTTTGAAGTTAATACCCAATCCTTCTACACGTTCTATATCTTGTTTGGATATCTGTGGAATAGCATACAGGTTCGGGCTCTGCTCTTTGTATAGATCAAGGGATTGTCTTTTTATTTCCTTGAGTTTTTGAATCATATTCCACTGCTCTACGTTTTTAGTAGCAACCTCATTACCGTCAGCATCATACTTGATACCAAAGTCATTGAAATACGATTCGTCACGATACAGGCTTTTCTTAGGCATTCGATGACCATACCCATGATCTTTTACATAATCAGGATTACGACCGCTATTTTCGGCTTCAGATTCAGCCACCCATGCCCTTGCAGGGTCGAAAGACAAGTACGATATGTCCATGCCATAATCTTGGGTGGATGTACCGTTTTGTACGTCCTTAACCATTTGCGCCACATCTATCTCACCTCGACCGATTTTGTCGATCATAGCTGCATATCCGGTAGGCGCCATGCGTTTATAGTACGAAAAAACCTGGCTTCTGGCAAATTCATTAACAATAGCATTAGCTTCTTCTACGCCCTCTTCTCTTGTATTATTTAAAAATAAGCTGGCCATCTTAGCATTAACAGCATTCCTGAAATCTCTACCGTCTAATTCTTTGCTTATACCAAGCTTTTCTGACAGGTAGTTGGTTTCAGATACGGTAAACAGATATCGGTTATCAGCAGCCTTAAACAGCTTATCCCTTAAAGCCTGAATCCTTTTTGCTTTCTTCGCCGTAGTATGACGTTGTACGAACTTCCATTCCACTTCCTTGGAGTCAGCAAGAGCATTTAAATAAGACTGATTTACTTCGTTTTCAGCCTTACTGCTTTTAGTAAGGTACTTATCAATATCTTCAAGACCCACCATCTTAGCATAATCTATCAAAATAGCGTAATCGGCTTCAATAGCTTCAGATGCGGCCCTAAAAGCATCTCTTTCGGATGAGGTAAATGTCGCTTCGTTAATTTCTCCGATATCAGCCACATCGCGATTGTTTCCGATTATTTCCTTGATAATAGCCTTATTTTTTTCTATATCTTTCACAATAGAATCCACGTCAGTCGCATCTCTATCACTTGTCGTAGAACTAATGATATCATGCGCCATTTTAAGATACGAAGCCTTGTTATTTGATTCGGTACGTGCCGACTGTTCTGATTCTACATCATTCCAAAACCGATCGTTGAATGACAGGTGACCTCCCAACATAAGTGTCTTCAGCGCAGCTTCTCCTCCAGACTCGCTCTGAATCGTTCTTAATTTTTGCAAAAACGATTCTGATACGGCATTAGTGGCATTATTTGATTCCTTTCTCCAAACTTCATTTATAGCTTGTATTTCTTTGGCCATCTTAAGTTGGTCGCCGGTTTTTTCCACTCTCCTGGTTCCTACATATATGTATTCTGAAGCTGCTTCCTTACGTTGTTTACGAAGCAGTCCTTCTTCTTCGTAATTGCTGCTTTTAAAATAGGCAACCTCATCAAAATTACCACCGCTATCAATAAAAGGCTGCCTCAATATCCGTTTTTGCCGGGATAGGGCATTAAGATATTCTTTGGTTGTTTGAGAAACCGGATACCCTAATTCTTCTTCAGCCTTTTTGTATATGGATTCCATTCTTGTGGCATAACTTTCGCTAAATTCCAATTCCGAATTTTCAGCATCCCACTTTTCCATCTGCTCTGTATAGATCTTTTCCTGCTCGATGGTAAAAATATCGGTATTAACCCTATCAGACGATGGTTTGAATTTAGCGTTTTCAGTAACCGTATTTCCATCCTTGTCAACTACTTCTCTTTTAAATACGTAATTACGGTTATTGTCAACCACATCACCAATTTCTTCTTCTGATATCTCTATGTTCATGGCAGTCGCAAACGCTCGCATCTGCGCCAGCTTCTTATTACGATCGTATTTAGCCATATCAAGAGCACTACGAAGGTAATTAGAAGTTTTGCCGTCTACTTTCTGAAGCAGTTTTTCAAATTCAGATTTGTTAAAACCATGCTTTTTCGCATATGCCAGGAAATCGGATATGGCGGGCTGGGCATTCACCATCGCATTGTAATTGTCTTTGGCAATCATAGCTCCAAGAGCGTTATTGAACGGACTGGAAGAATGCTCTAATATACCGAACCACCTACTTATCCAAGAAACATCGTGTTGAACCTTGTCGAAAAATTCTTTTACTCTCTTTACCTTATCTGCCGGCACATGAAGTTCGTTCATTAACTTATCAAGCAACGTACTTTCATCAAGGTCTTGTACTGATTTAATATCAGACTGAATACCATTGATGTCGGCAATGACGGTATTGATCCTATTTGTATAATCCTGCTTTTCACGTTCATCAAATTCGGTACTTCTGTTACGGATATATCCTCGAAGATCGTTCATGATCGGAAGAACCTGATTGTTGATAATATCTACGTTCTTTCGATCATTGGTATTGAAGTGAAGCTTACCGTCTTTGGTATCACCATGAAGGATGGTGTTCACCACATTGCTTAAGTATCTGACCTGAGCTTCGGCTGTAGAGATCATGCTGTTCATGGCAGCCGCCATCTCATTCTTGTCTATTTCGGTCTCTACCTTATTTATCTTATCTTCTATGGTCTTAAGCTGAGCAAGGGTCATAGACGTAGTTACAGCCCTATCAGAGCTTATCTGACGTAAGTCTCTTAATGTTTTCCTTAATGCCAGGATCTTAGACTCAAGAAACTTGTTCTTGTTCATAGAAGAAAGGGAGTATAATGTAAAGTCATTATCCTTTAACAGAGAGGTGTCAAATCCTTTATCTATGTCAGTAATGGCAAGATCACGAATGTTTTTAATAACGTTATTCAAATCTTGTCTTTGGGTTGATAAAGCTGATTTAAGCCAGCTTACGATTCCAGAGAAAAGCTGCCGGACGCGCCCCAGGAAGGAGGTGGGCTCTACCGGCGCCTGTGCTGTGCCGGTCTGCATCTCCCTGGCGAGGATCTTTCCAAGAATTTCTCTCCTAACAGCATTATCAAGCTCAGCTCCTTCATATACTTTACCGTATGTATTATAATACTGACCTGCATATTGGTTCCACTCTTCCGTACCTTCCACATCTTGCAGAACAGCCTCAACAGCATTCTGATCTCTGTATGCCTCTACAAGGAAGTGGGCTGTTTCTTCTACTAAATCAGATAAAGTAGCATCTTCACCAACTGCTATTACGTTATTGGCAATATCCGCCAATGCCTTAGCAGAAGGTTCGTGCCCGTATTTGGTTTGGTACTTCTCTATATAATCGGTCATACCTATGACACTAACGCCAAGAGTTTTCAGTATCTCGACAATAGAATTTCGTTGGTCACGTTCCTGCCTGCTATAATCTGATACGATCTTAGCTTTAGTATCAGCATAAAGATCGTTGTCTTCTAATATGAATGAAACTACAAGCGCATCAAAATGATCGTACTTGGCGTCCAATTCATTGTATCTTCCTGACTTGAGATCGTTCTTTATCTGTTCCCTACTAATCCTTTCCGTTCCTCCGGTGGCGAGTCTCATAGTTACCTTACTGTTATCCAACGAGCTTATGGTTATCATACCTTGGTCGTTCATGGAAACATCGGAACCAAAATGATTACGGAGCTCGGTGTAGGATAAGGCTGAATTGAAAAGTCTAATTTGTCCTGTATGACCTTCTCCTGTAAGATAATAGCTTCTTGTTTCAGGATCGAATATCTTAGATCCGGACAAAAGACCTTTCTTTATAAGGTAGTTAATTATACCACCTTTTGTTGATAAAGAAGTAGAAGCAGAAGCGGTCATGACCGGTATAAAAGATTTGGGATTATTAAGAACATACTTTCCAGCCTTGTAAGTAATGTCTGCCACGCCATCCACGGCAGATTCTTGAACGGTGCCGGATAAGAATCCTATTCTAATATCATTCCCGCCAGAGCGAAGAGCTTCTCCGTAATCTTCAAATAATTGATTACGATCATTCATGAAAAACAAACGAGGCTCTCCGGTCTGATACGTTACACCCACAGGATTAGAATCTGTCTGTGGTAACTCCTCTGGGCTAAATATCTTAAGACCGTCTTTTATAACCATATAATTAACACCCTTATCCTGTACCATAGATACGGGAGTAAAGTCCGAAGATATAGCATCTTGTAGATACTGCCCGGCGTCTATTCCCGGTCCTTCCGGTACGGAAATACTTGACGGGACCATAGCATCTACCAACATAATATTATCACCCAGATCTTGGCTGTAGAATCCAAAGCCTGATTCTTGGATTTCATAAGGTGCATCTGATTTTGACACAAGAACAGGGTTACTCATCTTAGAAGCCTTATCCAGCACCCTTTCTCTATAGGCTTCCGGAATAAGATCGATGTTGGATTTCACCTTATTGTAGGCCGGTTTATTAACAGGTACATTCCTTCTCCAGTCGCCAAAAGCCTTCAAGAACTTATTAGAAAATACGGTTTTAAAAACAGTAGTAGCCCGTTCCCTGTTCTCCATAAGAGGAATAGATGCTATCTTATCAAACAACATAGACCTGTCCCCTGATCTGGTAGAGACAGAAACAACTTTCTTTTTATTATCTCTTTTAATAATACACGTTGATGTCATAGTAAAACATTTTTGTTATGAGACAAAGGTAGTTAAAAATCAAGCATATCATAGAAAATAAAGCCATCTAACTTCTCAGTCTGATGGCTTAAAAATAATATGAAAAAAAATTATAATCTGACGAAAAATCGTCAAGTTCAGCTTATATGTAATGCATGTACCCATCTCGGTGTATAAACCTTCCCGATTCAAAGCGCTCAATATCTTCAGGGCAAATAGAGCCTGAATCTTCTCTCCTGGCTTCAAACCAAAGCCCTGGCTTGCGAAGTCGGCAAGTTATGATATAATTGAAGCAATTGTGCGTAAAATGGAAAACAGATCCTACAGGGAAATACCTATCAGCTTGAAATACGATTCTTTTTCGTTTAGTATCAAACGTGATATCCCCTACTATCTTAGCCACGTAATAGCTTCTGCCATTTAACGTTTCATCTGTTTGTGGTATCCAATAATAACCTCTTGCCATGCCACAAATATATAAAAAAAAGTCGGACAAGATACATGTCCGACTTTTTTTACTTTGATTCGTTTTCAAACCGCTTTATAAGAGAAGCAATATCATCACCACAAACAAACATCATTCGACGTTCTTCTTTTGGTTTATGAGACACTGGGATGGTTTTGTTTATCTTAATCTGATTCGCCAGACCTCTGCCTAAACGAATATCAACTTTTTTACCTTTCATGAATTATTTGTTTAAAAAGACCAATTCCATCTATTATAATATGACCGCTTTGCATACGACCATTATTAGGATTGTGTAGAAAATTGAAACCACTTTCTTTTTCCTGTCTTTCAAAAGAACTGATATCCTTTCCTCTACGGGCTCTTTCAAAAGCTTTCTTGAACAACTTGCCTCTAAAGGTCTTGACGAGGATCTTGGTAGCGTTATTGCCGACTCTTACTATTGCTTTCCTTGCCTGGTCCTCCGAGACAAAACTGCTTCGGAAAATATACGATGCTGCTGCTTGTATATCTTGTTTAGTAATCATATGACAAACATTTCTTTCAAGATACTATTTTGTATGCTATATATCAATTTCATCCCATCTCTATCATATACGTCAAAAAAGGATTCACTTAAGTTCTTTGGATTTACATTCAGTTGAATTATGCAATTACCGGTATAAACCTTAATTCCGTAATTATCAGAGTATATATCTTGCATAGTCTCAAATGTCTCAATTAAATTTTCAACAAGGACTCTGTTAAATGAAAAAGGTTCTTTACCATTACCTTTAAATGTGATATGATCTAAATTTATGTTGTCAAATTCATACTCTAACTGATTGCCGTCCATCATATTATAAATGATTGACTTTCTGATTATAAATCCCATATTGTTTTATTTTTTAGTTAATACAAATCTTCTGAATACAACTGTTCTCTAATGGCATTCCTATCTACCACCATCTCCTGATTATTGTTTCTAACAAGTTCAGACGCTTCCTCTCTTGTTAAAAACCGATTCTTGCTTGTCAAAAATCCTTGAACACTGCGGTTTTTATGGGCTATACCGTATGCCGCAAGTTGAGATAGTATAGAGGGGTGTCTCAATCCACAGAACACGGTTCCGGATGGTATATTGGTGGGCTGATAGGGACGCTTCTTGCCGTCCTGCACCCAGATGGCAGCGCATATCACGATTTCTTTATTGCACATGACTATAAATTTAATATTCCGTTTTTACCAATATGTTTCTTTTCTTCTTCAGTAGGCCATTCTTTCTTGAACTTACCGTGCCACGTTCCAGGAACTACCACCACTTCGCCTCCCTTACTATATTCAATAGCGGCACATTCAGAACAAAGAGGCTTGCCTTCATATCCCTTTAGCGACTTATCGTAAATACGATTCTTACAAGGTCTTATAAGAGCCCAGTAATATGATGTGGCTGTATTATCTATACAGCCACATTTTGAACATACAAACAAACTCATCCCGCAATCTCCCAGTCATTAGACATAATATCATGTTCGGTTGGATTCCAATTTGATGCTACTTTTTGACCTGTATCTACCATCAATATATTTACGTCAAACATACAGATATACTTTTTACCCCAATCGATTCTTTTTATCTTACGACCTAATTTAAGCCGTTCTAAAGCCTGTTCGAATGTCATGCCATGACGAGGCAGTTTGAGATACTTTTCAAGTCTGTCGGAGGCTTCATTTGGTGTATGGCCATCGTATTCGAAAGCGGTTTCTCTTTCAGGAACATCAAACAAATCCCAGTATTTGCTTTCATAGTGATTAGATACCTGACCGGTAGGTAGGATCGCCATCACAATAAACCAATCATCAGAACCGAAGCATTTTTCTCCATCGCTGTGTCTCCTTGATTTGCAAACTTCAACCTGTCCGTTTCTGGCTAATAGATTAAAGAAGGCGGCATTATACAACATGCGGTACCGATACAATTCATTGAAAGTATGGTATCCATCAGAAACCTCTCCCATGTCTCCAGGTTCTGCTTCAGGTTCAGGATGATTCGGGTAGTGGTAGTCTACTGATGCCTCTAACACGGACTTTACGTGTTCCATTACCCTCGTAGCATCATCATGTTTAAAAAAATGCTTAATTCCTTCAACGAATTTAATATCTTCGTTGATTGCTGATTCGAACTCTTCTTTAGTCATTACCCTGACTGAATCTTTTAATTCCATTATTTGTAATATTTTAATTGTTCTGAAATCCTATATTTACTTATATCATCGCACAAGTTACACCCTCCTGTACATCCACAAATCAAACAATACGAGTCTCTTTCTGTCTTCGATTTGGATTGAAAATCTCTTACGGCTTTAATCCAGATAGGAGAAATAATCTTACCGGAAAATACAGGTACATCTAAGATTAATGTTTCCATTATTTTGGCAAAATATTCATATAACACGGCACATCTACCACATCTCTTCTACGAAGTCCCTTATCAAAATAGGAAACCATATAAGTATTTTTACCTTCGTGATCAGGTCTGGGATCGAAACATTCAAAAACGAATCTTGTTACACCTTCCAAATGACCAAGCATGAAGACAAATTCGCCACCATATCTTTTATTAGCCAATTCTTCTACAGTCATAATCTGTCCCCTCCTAATCCTGAATTGATGCTAACATACTTAACACGGACATCATTTCCACGTCCAAGCTGACCCCAGCCGGGCGATGGCGTTCCCTTGGCCGGAGCAGGGACAGCCCTAAGCCGAGACCAGTCCTGCTTTTGCCTCATGGCTTCAGCCTCTTTGTAATACCGGTTACACAGTTCTTGATCCTCGTAACCAACGTAATCTTCCTTATTTTCCATATAGAATACTTTTTCAACAAAAGTACGACATTCATGAATTAATTAGATTTAAAATAAAACAATATGAATTAAAATAAAAACCCGATACGTTAAAATCGCATCGGGCCTGGTATTGAAAAAAAAATAGGTTCAGATCTTGGGTAAAGATTCGAGCCAATTTTTAACATCTTTATATTTAGGGTCTTTGTCTATTCTATCTTTCAGTTCATGCAATGCTGAGTCCATAACCGTATTCGGTACGCCAATCAACTCTCCTATTAAATACAATGGGGTTTTATTCGATTTAGATTCGTGTGCTATATTCATATCCCAAAAAAAGTTATGTGAAACAAACCGGCCACGGGTATTCTATTGCCCGCCGACCGGTATAATATTTTTATTCCTTTTTTTTTCAAACGGGAAAAACGGGAATGCGGGAATCATATTTTTTACTATGGCTCCCGCACCACCGGAAGGACCTGGATCTGGATCTCAGGTCAGATCCTTCCAGTTTATTTTTTCGCCGAGGTAATCTTGCACGGCAAGCCATCTTATAAAGGCTACTCCTTCGGGAGCATCCGGATCATCCAAATACATTAACGTAGCTTTCACCAACTCGTTCTCACATTTGAAGACCTTCGGAAAACCATCCGAATAGTACATTGCAAAGACATATTGGACATCGCCCCATGTCGCTTTATCCGGCTTCTTCGCTCCGCACTTTTCAAAAATATCTTTTATTTCCGGCTGCTTCCAGATCCTCTTGGATCCATCGACGTTGACCATCTTCTTTACCGCCTCATCAGCGAGAGCATTAGAAAAATGGTAGCCGTAAGTATCTACATATTTCTGATAAGCTGGATCCTCTGCGTCTGCTCCTCAATAAGAACGACCTCTGCCACGTCCGCGACCTCTACGCATCTGAGGTCCGTCACCGTAGTATCTGTCGTCTCCATAGTAATCGGTCGGGTAGGATTCGTAACCCATCCTCCGGTATTCCCGGTCCTCCATTTCATGACGACGTTCGCGCTCTTCAAGCCTTCTTTCCCTTTCTTCCAGCTCGTTTTCGCGTTCTTCCATTTCCTTCATCTTCTCATGCATACCGTAATGGTCGTAAATACCACCACCGTACCCCATGTACGTCCCATCAGAACGCCGGCTTCTGCCTCTGCCTCCACCTCGTCTGTCTTCTATCTCGTCATATCCAGGATATTCTCTGTGTCCTGAATTTAAATCATATACTATCATATTACACTTATTTCAAACGTTCTACAATTAACTTCTTTAAATCTTCGAATGAATCAGTAAGGTCATTCACCTTATTTTCTATACCAGCTATTTTACGATCCTGCTCTCTCGTTTGTTTGAATGCCGGATTGATGTCTTCTAATATAGATTCACAAGCCTCTATCTTGGCACGATGGGCATCTACGCTGTTTATTATGTCTTGACTGGTGTTTTTTATAGCATTCAGTTCGTTCATAATCGGATCTATGCTGGTAGATAATGTTATGCCCATAGCCTTAGCCACATTCTGGGATTCCGGGACCGTATAGGTCTTGGTTTCGCCAGTGAGCTCTACCGTCAGATCCACCACGCGGGTCTGCATCGCCTGATACTGACCTGGCTGAGGAGGAAGATACCTGGGTTCGGATACGGCTACTACCTTTCCCAATTCGTATTTAGGTACTGTATTAGTATCAAGGGTATGTACCTGAAACCCTTTCTTCAAATCTGAAAACATGATCAAAATATTAGTTAGGTGAAAATAGGGTGATGATCTTCATCACCCTACTGAAATCATTTACCTGCTTTAACTTCAGACGCCTGGGCTGTTGTTGTCGGAACACAACAATCCATTAATCTTAACACGCCACGAACTTTATTGAAGTACAGAAGGCGTTCTGTGCCATTTACCATAGCAGCACCCGTTACAGCTACGTTAATAGGGTTCACGACATTCACTCCCGTAACCGAGCAACAGGTGTCGGCTCCTACTGTTGAAACTGTGCTGTTTGCCGGGACCGCAATCTGTACCGGTAGAGCACTTCCGGCTGTGGGGACTACTTGCCTTATCTTAAGAAGGATAAGACCCTCACACGGAAGGGCGATCCAAGCCCGTGGGTTAATACCGAAGATTGTATTTGTCGTACTGACAATAACATTCTTCGTAACCACCTCATACAACGATCCTATTTTAGAAACACAAGCCATATTAGCCTCCTTTCTTAATAAAATCAGACAGCAGCGTTGTTATTGCAACATCCGTTGTTACATCCGCATCCGTTATTACAGCAACCTCCTCCGAATACCTGTCCCCAAGTATAAGCCTGGTAAGGAGAACAAGAGGGGTAGGCCGGGACGGCCGTCGGGCGTAATTGACCAACGATATTCTGGGTTTGTTGCTGAGATAATGCCGAAGCTGTCAAAGCCGCTTTTTCTTCACGAAGTTGAGCAATAGTGTTCTGCATTTCCCTCATTTCCAACTGACAGAATTTGTCGTTGATCATAACGGTTTGGGCGTCAAGTTTCGCAGACAAGATATTGAATTGGCTTGTAGCTTGCTCACGATTGTTAGCCAGACCTTGGTTGAGACCGTTCTGCAAGACATTGGTTTGTTCCAACGTGCGAAGCTGGTTATCAAAACCTTGCTGAGTAATCATTCCCTGAGTCTGGCAAGTGCTTTGATTGATCAACGAACTCAGATTGCAGCAGCAAGAGCTGATTTGATTTCCTATTTCACAACCTTGTTGTTGAACTGCGTTGATAACAGCCTGAGAAGTCATACCTACCTGACCAGCTACTTTATCAATAGCACCCTGTACGTTGCAGATAGCGTTCTGAAGTTGAGTAGTAGAACAGTTCAAAGCAGAAGCAATCTGATCTATGGCGCTACGATTACCTTGAATTGCCTGCATCAAAAGTTCACGACCGTAATCGTTATTCAACTGAGCCGGCAAACCATTGGCACAACAATCACCGCCATTTCCAAAACCGTTACCGAAGCCGCGTCCACCCCACAGCCAGAACAAAACAATTATCCAGAGCCACCAACCGTTAGCCCCACCGAAACCGTCCTGGTTGTTACGACCGTTCATCAAAGCCGCCACCAGATTCGGATCCATTTTATTACCACCTATCAAATTAGCAAACATGCCGGGAATCATTGAAAGAAGACCGTTAGTGGCTGCACCACCACCGTTAGCCCCGGCTCCATCTAAAAGGACGATTTTATCACCACCCATAATTTTATAGTATTTAATTGTTAAACATACGTGCATGAAGCACGTAACAAAGATCATGATTGCAGGGTGGAACAAGGCTGAGTTTGTTTCCGATAAAATGGAAGGATTTTCAGTAAAAACGGAAATATAATATACAACGAGTAGTTTTCCCCATTTATGGGGAAAAATTGATAATCAGCAACTTTCGCTTTTCTTTTTTTGGGTAAAGCGCTGTAAATCAAAACAGGATCCGCATCACTGCGAATCCTGCCTCAACTAATCTAAACTAAAATACCATGAAAAACTTTTCCCTACTAAAACTAAAGAACGAACAAATGTATGAAAATACATGCTTTTCACAAAGAATCCGTATCCTGTTCTTTGGTATGGTTAAGTACATGGGATATAGTTCTGATACTTAATCCGGTTTGATTTTGTATCAGATTATAAATATAGGATTTTGAAACTACAGTTCTTAATTGACCTAAATCATTCATAATGTTTTTATACATAAGATGAATGCTGTTGTTACGTTTGATGGTACTGATTCTCATTTCCTACTGTTATTAGTTACGTTCGGTTCTTACTTTTTCCTATTTTCTATAATCCCTTCCTGAAACTAATATCGCAAACTTAATAAAAATAATCCATAAACAATGAAAATCTAACTTTTCTTGTATGTTGTTGATATACGTGCATATATAAGAAAAGTGAGACTTTCACAAGCCCCACTTCCCAAATCGTAATTATGAAAAAACTATATTATATGTGTACAAAAATTATTTGCATTCTAATTTGTTAAGATCATCCAATTCAGACTTGCTTACGATCATATCTTGCGTCAAGCCAGATCTGTTTTGGTATGGAGCGTAATCGGTTTCTACCGTCTTTACCTTCTGAGTAGAATCGTATTTCACCTCCGATTCGGTTCCTGTCAGATTTTGGTAGATAGAGCCGGAACTACTCTCGCTTACTTTAGACCATATCTTATTACCTACTCTTATAAAATTATCATAAATACCTTCTGCTGTTATAACACCATCTTGCTCTACGATATTAGAACCCGATTTTTCTTTTAACAAATACGGGTGCCTGGTGTAAAAATAGTGTTCAAAATCATTCCCAGCATACGAAGGGTCATACCTCTCCAAATAAAACAATTCTGATAAAGAAGGGTCGGTACTGGTCATGCTATAATCAAACAACATCAACCTGTCTTTTCCAGATAAAGATAATTCTATTGATTTCAAAATATCAGGATCATCAGAAATAAGACCCAAAGATGGACCAGGTTTGAAGTCAAGATACTTATAGGCATTATCATATAATTTTGTTTTATGGAGTTTGTTGTCAAGGTAAGATTGGTATAAATCGAATAAGGATAATGGGTTTTCGCTATCTTGTTTTTTGTTCATGTATCGACTATACTCCCGATCCACATCCACGTAAGGAACGTCAAGTACCGCAGGGTGCCCAAACGCCATCCTGGTCATTATCATGTCCTCTGTGTTCTGAGAATCCATGAACGATCTGACGTATTTTTTAATGGAAGCCATGAGCGTATTATTATCTACGTTCCGTACTTTCTCTTTATCCAAAACGCCGTTCTTAAAACAAGATTCAGGATATATTTTAGTAGAAAAATGAGTTAGGTTGTGCTTGGCTAATACTGTTGATATTTGATACATCTCGTTAAGATCATCTTTGCTGATCCTTTGATATAGATTATCTCCTACCTTGAGCAATGAATGTTTCTCAAATGCCTCTACTGGGTCTATATCGGATTCAGAATAAACGATATTCAAATTATCCATATACTCCGGCAATAATCCAAAATAATAGTCTGTACTATCACCAAGAACATCATCTATAGAAGATGCCAGCGTTGGAGCATAATTTACATCATTATGCCTGGCCACATAAATATCAAGATCCAGCATCAAATTATCTATCTTATTCAAAGATTCTTCTGTGCCATCATAAGTTTCCGATGTCCCTATTATATCTATGCCAAACCACGTACAAGCCTCTTCTATATCCCATATCATGCTTCTTAAATCGGATTCGGTGTCGGCATTAGCCCTATGTAAATAAGCTGATATACGAGCTCTTAGGAACTCTATTTTGCCGGAATTGTAATAAGAAAGATCTTGTAGCTTAGACAAAGATCTTCTCTTGCCTTCCACCACATCATCCCCTTCTATGTTTATTACCGGAATCTTATTCGTAGATGAGAACTCATCAAACATAGATTCGGCAAATTCTTTATCAGAAACGAATTTCTCAACCAGTTCAGGATATGAATTTCTCAACGATTCAAAAGCAGATGAAAATTCAGAAAAGTTTTTTATGCCGGCTACTGTTTTACGCATAGCATAATAAAGCTCAGAAGGATTATATGGTACCTTTTTACCAAATTGGTTAAACACTCCCTCCTTGTAAACAATAGGACCATACTGATAGTCAATAGACATAAAATAATTATCTTTTTCCCTATCATGTTCGTTAATAGAAGAATCTATTAACTTTCTCATGGAAGTCGAAACCTCGTTTAAAACAGAAGGATCGGATAAAATACGACTTATTTCTGTTTCATCATACAAACCAGATCTCCTTAATTTCTGCTCATTCAGTATCAAACTGCCATCTACATAAAAATCGAAGAGAATAGCATTAGACAATGAAGACGCATTGAAAAAATAATGAGTAGACAAAAGGAAATCCCTTACATCCTTAATGTCCTGAGCCGTTAAGGGATCGGAAAAATAAGCCTGACGCTTCATATACGACAGCACATCTTCTAAAAGAGGTTCGCCATTAGGATCGGTATTAAACATCTCCCCTGGAGCCGGGTTATTCCAATGACCGTAATACGACAAAAAACCAGGAGTGTAAGCCTTAGCCCATACCTGAAGAGCCCGCTCGCTGTTTCCTAATACTTTTAAAGCACTTTCGTAAAGGACAGAAGGCTCACCGTTAGGAGCCTCAACCCGTTCTATTTTATTTTCCTTCTTTTCTATCTGACATTTGACACCCATAATAATTAACTTTTTTGCAAAGTTAATTATAAAACTGATTTATACAATGACGGATCCCAAACTCCTTCTATATAAATCTCCGGAAAACTCAAACTGCCATCACGAAGAGTGGTGACTTCCAAGCTGGGAATGTTGAAAACAGTACTGGTACTACCAAACTCACCATTCAACTTGATAGCATTTCCGCTGTTATTAGCCTCATAATAAAAATAACAATAATTTTCATTAATGCTTGGATCATATTCGTACCAATATGTTAGATCTTGTATATGGTCTTCTATATTACCAATTTTGTTTTCACCTAATATAAAAATACCATTATTGCTATGATGATAAACCATAGATTCATAACCACCATAATTCCAATTACTATTAAACATTATGTAACTAACATCGGAATCATGATCTTTTAATACAGGCCCTATATGTATATGAATTTTATTAAACTGACATACATAAGGTCTTTTTCCTCCAAGCCTTTTTATATCTTCATTAGATAACTTATTATAACATCCTCCCACGAAATTATCCGCAGCATTAAAAAATCTCCTTCTCATACTCAACACTCTTTATTTAACTCATTTATCGAATCCGAATTATCAGAACCTTCTACGAGATTCTTATTCCTATCTATCTCTTCCTGACTCATGTTACTCATCATATTTTGTATTTTTCTACCAGATTGAGATAAAGAGCGGATGAATGCACTGGAACTTATCTTAACTCCAAGATCCGGTTTTGCCCTAAACGCTTCACCGGTACTGATATTATACAAATCATACACACCTGAGTTCATGTAGAATTTGTATATCCAGTTTCCACCAGCTTTTTTGTATCCTAATTTGGTTAGCTGGGTTACGCTCATGCCAAATTTAATGCCATTACGAGCCATTATCTTCTCTGGTATAGGTTCTATCTTAGCCGAAACAGACGTGTATGCTTCATCACCGCCGTACAAGAAATAAGGGGTTGTTACCCTTGATATGTAAGTAAACGGTTCTTCGAATATACGAGGCTCGTCTTTTGCAGCCTTAGATTCTTTCCTTGGATTGGATATCCTAATAAAAGGATCGTATGTCAAAAAGGTTAAGCCGTATTCTACTTTATAACCTGATACGCCGTTAAGGTCCCTTATAGCCTTAGTCGTATGCGAGTGATTGATGGTGTCTATACCATACCTTGATTCCATATCGGTCATAATACTATTAACCTCATCTCCCTCTACATAAACCTCTTCTCCTTCCGGGATAGAGGTTATGCCGGCAGCCCTTCTAAGTAGCCATAAAGTAACTTCAGCAATGTCAGAGAACTTATCTCCGTTCTTCCTATAGTTATCTACTCTTCCTTCTTCAGATCCAGGTAATTCGACATTTCTTTCAACTTCGACATTTGTTCTGGATTGTCCTTTGCCTTCTCCATCTCCCTTTTTATCGCCATCTTCCTCAGTGCGTACTGCACCGCCTTCTGCACTTCCTTCTTTTCCATCATTTAAAATATTATCTGATTCTGACTCTATAGACTCCACGACAGCATCATACTCTGGTATGCCGCTAAGGAAATCTGCTACGTTATTCAAAAACTCTATTTTTTCCTCGTTTGTCATATCAAGGCTTTCCACGGGCTCCCATATGGCAGGCAAGTTGTTTGATTTTATTGCAGTAGAAACATCTTCTACAGTTTTATTATCCACCGTAGGCAAAACTTTAGAAACCAAACCATTGATATCAGATTCCATTTTTTCTACTTCCTCTTTTGTGCCATATTCTTTTAGGGCATCCATGCCATTGACTCTAAGAGAATAATTCAAAGCCTTGCTTGGAACAAAATTAATATATTTCAAAAAGTTTTTCAACTCTGATATAATTTGTTCGTCAGATCTTGGACCAACATAATCAACCACCACCTGATCTGTTTGAGAACGAAGCCAAGAAACATATTCTTCTAAGGTCTTACCTCCCTTTTTAGAAGGAGTGGATATTTTATCACCTACTGTTCCTTTAGGTTCTAATCCCATTTCTTCCTTAAGGCTTTTAGGATTACCTCTCTCACGAAGAAACCTCAAATCACCTCCTACAATCTTCCTTGCTATAAAATCAAAAATATTAGCATAAGACGGCAATCCTTCTTTTTCTATATGAGATTCTATTTCGTTTAACATAAGAGAGAAGTTTTTTCTGGAGGTGCGCTTCTTGCCATGTAAGGACTGCGTAGCTTGTGCCGCAGGAGCCGGCTGGGCTGGTGGCGCCGGCCGAGTCCCCCGGACAGGGTCTTCCTCTGGCATTTCATCTTCGTAAATATCCACATCTTCCTTGGAAGTAACGGTCTTACCCTCATCGGAGAAAGGGAGATCATCTTCTATAAGTGATTTAGGTCTGGAAGATGATTTACCAAACTGAATCCTGATCTTAGGAGCGACAAACATCTCACCTTCGAAATCTATTCCAGATTCTACTTCAGACATCACAATGTCTTTCACATTCCTGCTTTCATCTTCTACCCATTTAACAACATCAGGAACCGTAGATAATTTTTCTATAGCCTCACGAGCTTTTCTAAGCCCTGAAATAGGATTCAAATACGATACTTGATACGAAGCCGGATCAAGGCCTAACTTGGTTAGATACGCATTAAGATCTTGTATATCATCTTGACCCATCTGTAACAATTCAGAGTCACCTGATTCAAGCAGCATATCTATAAAAGAAATCCATTTCTTTCCTTCCTCTGATTCCACAGAACGTAGACTAACCGGGAAAAGATAATTAAGACCGTTTTTGCCTTTGATGACAACTACCGGAACTCTTACATTTTTGTAATTATTCCCCTTGTCATTTAATATAGAATAAGCAAATGGGAAGCCTGTGTATTTAGATCCGTTCTTAAGCACGACTTTGCCATTTAATACATATCCGACATCAGATACTTTTTCAGCTCCTTTTTCGGTAATAGGGAGATTTTCTACCTGACCATATCCTTGACCGTTTACTCTCATGTTAAACACCGGTCTTCCAGGAAGGGTCTGGGCAACAACATGCGTGCCGACGTTGATGGTGGCCGACCGGCCGGCGTCCTTCTTCCACTTGTTAAAAGCCGTTCTTCTTATCTTACTTATACCATCTATGCCTCCTGTGTCAGCTTTTACAACAGAAACGAATCTGTTTCCACTCATGACCTTGATAACCATATTGGATACCAGCTTATTTTCAGCAGATTCTATTCTTTTTTTATCACCGGACTGAACAGCATCATTGTATTCGGCAAAAAGAGACTGATTATAGGTATCATTTGCATCTATCTCAAGATTAACCTTATCTCCTTTCTTCAAAGAAGATAATGCTTCCTGATCTATTTTATCTACTTCATTCTCTCCGAATCCAACACCTGTTCTGTACGGAACCAATTCGTCTGAATCAAGACGCTTATAAACCAAAGAATATGAATTACCCACGTCCTGAATAGACACATCTGTGTAACGGTTAAGAACACGAGCCGATTCTTTGTCTATAGACCATCTCGCATGATAAGGCAGTTCTATCACGGTAGCCGTTTCTCCACCTATGTTAAGAGAATACCTTTTAGTGCCATTAGCGTTCGTTTCAGAGCTTATTTGAATAGGAACCAATGATTTTATAGAAGATATAAATTTATCAGCTCTAAGACCTGCAATTTCATACCTTTCATTGCCGTCATTGGAGATTCTTCTTACCATCAACGTCTCTGGATTCTGGACGCTATCTATGTTAGCTCCCGGTGTATTGTCAGATTCGTCTAATTCATTTACAAGAGAATCTATATTAACATCATCCTCTCCAAAATTACTTAACGTAGATTCGGAAATACGACCTTTATCAATAATCCTGTTTTGTTCGATATAAGGAAGGAGATCTGTGATGTTTCCAACCTGGCCAAGATCTTCTATGGTAAATACCGAATCGGCAAGCTCATCTTCGTCAACCTTCTCCCCTTTATCCCGTCTGTTCATTATATCAACATACGAAGAAATAGCATCATCAAGTTCCTTCCTTTGATCTGGTTCCAAATTGGATTTAGCCATATCAATAATAGCTTTATTATCCTCATACACAGATCTCGGACTTGTAAGCCTATCAGCCTTCTCAGATAATGATTTTATGAGATTAACAGGACTGTCACCCAAAGACGATACATAATCATCAAAATCTTGTTTATATTTATCATACACATCTTTTTCTCTCGCAGTAAGAAGATCGGCATTACCTGTATATAGTTTATCAATTATAGACTGCCTTACGGCCGGAACCATAATAGGATTATCCATAGCAGCCTCATAATCTTCATCTGATACAGACTCCGTAAGCGGTGACTCTTTTATATCATCTTCTGCTTCCTTCATCCTATCTTCCCTTACTTTATCAAGAGCATGCATAAAAGCCTTGATAGTCCAAGCTTCGTCTTCCGAAATCTTACCTTCTGACACAGCTTGATCTACTACCTCATCAGTATCATATTCACCGACTTTATTAGGCTCTGCAAAATCAGGAACCTTGTCATCCCCCTTATAAGGAGTAGACCATAGAGAAGACAGCGCTTTTGAAAACCCCCTGTTTTCCTCAGCTAAGAATCTTTTATCAAGCATCTTAGACAAGAAGTTATTCATATTCCTATAGTCCATCAAACTTCTTCGGTATTCATTTACCAAGGATCTCATGGCTTTGTCTTTGGCTGTAAACTTCTTTTCCTGTCTTGATTTTACATTAAAATAATCATCAAAAGCCACAAGCGTATCATAGGCTTCTATCACATCTTGTGAACTTATGGGAGAAAGAGGAGATGATAAAACAGATTCGGTTTTACTTACCAGCTCTTCTATCGAAAACTCTTTTCCTATTAACGTTGATAACTCAGACAACGAATTGTTGTAATTGGTTCTAAGGCTTTCCAATTCTTTGGTTTTTCGTTGTATGGATTCAGCTTGTGGATCTTTCCCTTCTACGTTGCGAGGGCGGGTAGCAAGATCTTCTATTTCGGATTCAAGTTCTTCTATTCTTGACCGTATGCCACGGATAGCCATCGCCCGCTCCCTTGCCCTGTCCGACAGCCGGGAGAACGTACTTAGAGCATCCGCCACGCGAGGCTGCCCCGAAAGCGTTTCTATGACAGAAGCTATGTCTTTCATTCTTGATTCCGATTGAAGACCAAGAAAAGCATTACGAGCCACGTATTTCCTAAACTCAATCTTAGAATCATCACCTATAAGATCTTCGGCAAAACTCTGGGCAGATCTGAAATCCGAAAGACGATTATTATAATTATCAATAATAGAGTCCTTGTATTTCTTTGCCTCTTCCAAAGACATTCCATTAGCTTCGGCTATTTCCGAAATAGGCATCATATCAATCATCTGCCGGAAATTTTCAGCCGAATCCTCTAAGGTTCCCATTTGGTTGTCAATAGACATCTTTTCAAACATAGCATCATCAAGCTCCTTACCAGTCATAGACTGGGCATCGGAACGAACTTGAGGCCCTAAACTCATTGATTTTTTCAACGTATTCAAAGCCGCCGTGTTAAGATTAGAAGATGCTTTGTTATATTCATTCACTTGCCTTTCCAGCAAGATCTGACTATTACTATACTCTTTCACCCCAAAGAAGCCTTCTCTCATACCAAACAAAGAACCGATAATAGCACCGATTCCTATTTCAGTCCATCCTTCTTTAGACGTATATTGCTTTTTAAATCCTTCAGAAATAGCATCAAGAACATCAACGGCTCCGTTTATGGCGACATTATCATATCTTGACTTAACATATTCCTCAGCCGTATTCTGAACAGCACCTTGAGATCCTTCTTCCCATAAGCCTTCAGATACCGGTCTTTTCATGATATTGAAAACATTGCCTGCTATCTTCTGTCCTATATTGGGATTGGTTATTTTAATAGCCATCTCTCCCGGCTTCGCAACTTCCGTCCCTAATCCAAATAAATGCTTGTTGAGCCTCTTTTCCAACCCAGGTATAGCCTTTCCTCCTAACCCTATATACTTACCAAAAAGAAGCCAGTTAGATAATCCTACTATACCCATATTGGCGGCAAATATAGCACTACCTACATCAGCATTAGAATTACGAAAAACAGCCATTTCCTCTGCATTGGGATCACGACCATAAATCTTACGATAATAATCCTTGAAATCAGACTCGGATTGCTTCATAAAAGAATTTGCTTCAACCGATGACTCGAATCCGGCACTGGTAGCCAACAACGTCATGGTCTTAGCCGCCTCCCCTACATTTCTTCCGGTAGCAACTCCTTTTCTTACATAGTCGTTAAACACGCTTTTAAGGCTTCCTATGCCCCTATTGGCGGCTTGCCTTGCTGCCAACTTAGCTCCGATTCTTCCACCTAATTTAGCACCTATATTGCCCAATGATCCAACTCCAAGTCCTCCGGTCATGTACGCTGATATCATGGCTCCTACGGTAAAAGACATTCCGTTACCAAGGACATCATTCCATAAGAAATTACCGGTATCCTTAAAAAGCTTCTGACCGAAATTATAATCTTCTACCTCTTTCTTGTAATAATGGGGAAGAAGCATGTCTATTTGCTGGTCAAGATCACCTACAAACTTATCCATGTTAGTGTTTAACGCAGCTTTGTAACTTCCCTCAGATGCCATATTGATAAGTTTGTCAGGCAATGACACAACTCCTTGAGCACCGTACAATGCGGACTTTAAAGCGAATTTGCCTACACCATTCCAAAACTTACTCCATCCGCTCTGTCTTCTGGCATAATAATCCTCATTATTTATACCCGGAATATAGTTGGGATATTTTGTACGCCATACCCCATCATTACCCATCTGATGACTTTCACGGATACTTACCTTTGGTCCATAGGGATTAAGAGGCGGCGGGGCAGGTGTAGCCCCCCTGTAGCTGTTACGAGCCAGTGCCTCCGAGTAGCTGTTGCTTATCTCCTTGGCTATATACGGTTCTTCGTATTCGGCAGCAGCTATCCTTGATGCGTAATCCGGAAATTTAGGTTGGGCATACACACCTTCACCAGGCATATAATTAGGAACCAGAGGCGTTGTCGTCTCTGGTAGTGTAGCCGGAGTATAATTCTCTTCTTCGGCTAATTTTCTTTGCCTTGCCACATCTTCGTAAGTGGTTTTAGCAGCAGGATTATATCTATCTATATTATTGTCAGCCATAAATTTTCTGCAAAAAATCGTTCAACTTACTAAACTTGTCATTCATGTTGGGCGTGATATTTATTCCTCTCATATACGGATCCCTCATCTGATCAAGACGTTCTTGAACAGCCTCCTTCACGTATTTTACAAAGAAGTACTGAGGACACTTCTGGTGAATGCTATTCCAGTAATCCGCATACTCATCATTACCTGGATCCAAAGGAACAAAATCCGAGAACAACAATGCAGGATTTTTAGAATTTTTAGTCCTTTTGTCATAGAAATTGACCGCTACCTCTCTTGAACCCCTATCGTCCATTCCCTCCAACTGAACTGATATATTATCAGACATGTCAATAAAATTATCAACAAGGGCTTTAACAACATTCATTTCTTCTGGCTTAAGGTAAGAACCATGAACCTTTACTATATCATAAAGATCATTCTTAACATCAGCCTTAGAAGCCAAACGAGGAAGGCCATTACGTATAAGATACTTATCATAAGAATAACCTTCCTTCTTTCCGGTATCTACAAAATCACAGGTTTCAAAACTTGATTTGTAGCCATCTACCGGATAATTGCGCTCCTCGACCGAAGGATCTATACCCGCCTTAAGAAGCTCGTCATTCGTAATCTCAACCCTTTCTGTAACATAAGAATTTTTACCGGAACCTACTTGAGCAGTCAAGAATCTTCTAACGGTGCCATTATCTATCTCGGCATCCATATTAATGGCATTAATAGCAGTAGGATCCAGATTATTTACCTTTCCTGCCATGTAACCAGACAATCTTCTAAACTGAGCCTTCTGCAAAGACTTTTCCGGCGAATCGGCATTCCAATTGTATCTTTTGTAAGAATCAAGGTAATGATACTGAGATAACTTATCAGAAATCTGATCGGGAGATACAGACATTTTTATCTCATCCTGCATCTGACTTGCTATCATATCAGACACCCTACTGTTTTTCTCAGCATATCTTAGCTGGGTAATAGTCAATGGTTCACCTTCCTGATAATCTTTTAAATCTATATCACCATCCTTATCTATGGTCATATAATCAGATATATTAAAATCAGGATCGCCATTGAGTTTCTTCATTCCATTAATAAGAGCCAATGTACCAGTAGAAGAACCATTATTCTCGCTTGTAATAGCATCAGATATGTTTTTCCCCAACTTGCCGGCACTCACCTTAGCTCCTAATGACGGAGATATAGCACTAAGAATATCTATTCCTCTTGAAGGATCCATCATGTATTCTCTGAACCCTACGGCATCAGATACACCAGTTGTTATGGCTGTGGCGAGCAGGAAGGCTCCAGCCTTATCATCTGTATTGGTAAGATTCATAAAAGAATTTCCTTTCATAAACTTAGCATTACGAACTTTCCTGATAATATCCTTATTTTTTTTAGTAACTATATTATCTATTTGATAATCAGTTATGTTATTTATAGCCTTTGCAGCTCCATTTGCCTTAGAATCAGAAAGAAGTAAAGCATCATAAGCTTCAGACAATCTGTTATTTCCTTGTCCGAAATATCCGTTTTTCTGACCTCCATTATTTTTTAAATAAGAATATATCCGTTCTTCAGGAGTCATATTAGCATACAATCCTGGGTCAGTTTTTTCTTCTTCGTATGATGCTGCAACGATATTGCTTCTGTCTGTAGGAGATAATGAATTATATAATTTCAATAAATTTGCTCTACGCTCTGTGGAAGAAGATGTGAGTTGTTCATAAGGGATATTAGCCAAATTAACAGATCCTATCTTACCCGTTCCAGAATTGATAGCCGTAGGCCCGTCCATAGGAGCCATCGGCACTCCTACACCGCCTGCTCCTCTTGTGCCTCCGGATGAGCTTTCAGTGCCCATCTTGGAACCGTAAGTACGCATGTATTCGGTTTCAATCTTAGCCTGAGCAAGTTGCTCTTTTGCCAACGATATTTCAACCATAGACTTAGCATTGTCAGTCAAAAACTTTTGCTGAGCCCTATCCTCTGCCAACCTTGCAAAATAAAGATCATCTTTCTTCCTTTCAAAACTTGTATTGTCGTATCTCCATGCATCTGTCATCTTATCGAAAAGATTATTGGTAACAACAAAATTAGCGGCCGCTACCGGATCCGACGAAGCTATTATCATATCTGCCTCCCTCTTGGCTTCTGCTTTCTGATTTTTAGCTTCCTGTATCTGACTGTCAATACGATCAATAATATCCTTATTATCCCCTACTGATTTCTTTTTTGCTTCCAATGCTCCTATATGCCTATCGTATCTTTCGACATAAGACCCAATGTATTGACTAACCAAATCCGGATTACTGAACACCGGATTGGTAGCTGCCATGTATGATGCTTCTATTCTCATCTGATTCCTCATGTTTTCAGATAAGTTAGCAGACACAAAATTCCTTATCTGGGAATCAGTAAGCTCATCTACGTTGACTTCTATGATTCCACCAGTAGGATTACCTTTAACATCATATTCTGTTGTCTGAATCTTCTTGCCTTCGTTGTTTTTCCTAAAGTCACTAACCAGCTTATTTATCTCCTTAGTATAATCAACATAAGGAGAATAATGAAGACCTCCCAACCTTGATCCTGCTTTACCATCTGACCTCCATTTGTAATAAGGGTCCAAAGCATGCCATTCATTAATAGGAGAATAAAGTTCAGGATGATTCTGTTTTATAGATTCTATTTCCTTCATAACCCTCCTGCCTTCTTTTGTGCCGGCAATAGCGTTAATGACCGTATCATCCAACACCGAACTGATCTCTCCTTGTATGGCTCTCGTAACACCATCAGAAGAAAGATCCACGCCTTTGAATTTTTGATTGATGTTAGCAATCACACCTGACATCTTATCTTCCATATAAGCGCGGGCTTCAGGCTTATCTATCTCTTGACCCATAAGATAATCTACCTGGGTATAGATCTTTTCACGAGCAGCATCAACCTTCTGCTGTTTGTACATCATAACGTCCCTAACAAGATCTATGTTGTAAGGACTAACATACGGGGCATATTGCCTTAAAATACTATACTGTGAAGCCACTATTTGGTCCTCCTTCTTCTTTTAGTTTCATCATCTTCTTCATTTAAACTTCTCAAGTAAGGTGTGGAATAATCACCCATATTCATCACATCCTGATCACCTTGAACGTAAATAATTTGACCACTTGGAAGCATTCTCATATTCGGAGCTATGGAAGCTATGGTGTTCAATGAAGTTCTAACATTAAACTTATTCTGTATCTCGCTGTTTATACTGTCATAATAACGAGCAAGATTTTCATCCCTTATAGCCATAGCCTTCAATAATCCAGATTCATAACGTTGCCTTTCCGCTATGTTCTTATCGTCTGTCTGAACATAAGCCATTTCATTGAATCTATCAGCTTCGTTTATTTGCCTTGCGTTATTGAAATTTACTTCGTTAATGTACTTGGCTATATTGCTTCCGGCTATGGCGTTCATATTAGCCAGAATAGCGGAGCGCTGGGAGTCGGGCACGTCACCTACTGCGTCCAACTGAGCCGATGTCGCGCGGTTGAGCTCGTTGATATACTGATCAGCAGATTGAAGAACCGGGTCTATTCTCGGAGCCTGATGCCTTTCCAGACCTTCTATCTCCAAGCCTGTATCGAGCGTTCTCAGCATCTCCGGGAAAATAGGACCGAACGCCGCCGGTCTGCCCTGTCCTTTAGGTCCGTTGTCTTCAACCACCTCCTCTGTATCGGTGTCGGTTGCAGTCGTAGGCGTACTTGCTTTCGGTTTTACCTCTATCCTTCCAGTAGATCCAATCTTAGGCGGTGTAAGGCCTGGTGCTATGGGACCGGCCTCAATAGGCTTCATTTCTGGTTTAACAGACTCAAGAACGAAGTCTATTTCCGGCATTAACCCACTATCTCTTAAAGCAACAAACTTATTATAATCGGAGCCCAGAATCTTCTTAGCGGCATCAGATTTATCACCAAATAAGTCAACATAATTCTTTATCCCTTTTTCGTTTAACAATCTTTTTTGCTCTGCCGAAACAACGTCCAACCCATAATAAGAACGAGTAGCTGTTGTCTGACCAAACTTATCATCTACGGCAAATGAATTATAAGCCTGATTCCCTCCGTAGCTTCCGGCGTCCTGGCCCCAGAATCCGTATTCATCTCTGAATTTCTTGGCTGCATCAGCATTCGTAATAGCGCCTACATCAGCTAACGCCCACAATGCATTTAATTGCCTGTTGTATCCTTTCTGGAAACCTTCTGTATCAAAATCACCATCCGTATTGTACTTGTTAGCCCATCGGTTTACGTCGAGCAAATTAGATACCGCCTTATCATTTACCCTGCCGTATCCTAAATTGCTTCTATGTTGGAGATTCTGGTTGGCATTGACACTGGAATCAGGATTAAGAATCTGCTCACGACCACTAACATCAGATACAGTCATATTAAGAGTTCGTCCAAATAACTGATTGATAAGCTTATTGTAGCCGATAGCATTCTTTCTAAGCTCCTCCAGCTCCTTCTGAGTAGGTCCACCTTCAGCCATTTTTCTGGTTTGCTTAACATACTCGTCATATATCCAGTTCTTAGCATCTGATTCTGCAATATTAAAAGCCTTAGCTTGTTTCTTTACCTGATTCAGATCAACAACCCCGCCATCCCTGAAAAAAGCATCCATCTTCTCGTTACGCTTAGATTCTTCCTGTTTGCCATAAACGATTTCAGCGAAAGAACGAAATTGTGCTTCAAGCTCGTCTATCTCTTTCTGGTTTTCATTGACGTACTTGGAAAGAATAGAAGCATTAAGATTAGATGTGTTTTTGTCTTTTACATCTTCATTTTTCTCTAATCTCTTATATACACGCTCCTGATCTTCGTACTTATCAGACAAACCAATCTTCTTCTTATATCGATCAAGGAGTGTAGCGTATGTATCTTTTGACGTTGCCTTAATACCATAATTTTCTCTAACGTAAGAGGCAAACTCATCATCTATCTTACGATAATCGGAAACAATATAAGCCTCTGGCAAATCAACCGGAGTGCCACCATTTTCATGTCTGTTCCCTTTGGCTTCCATAGGCCCTACGGAGTCAGGAGTCAGCACGTACTCGCCTTTCTCTATCTCTACATTCGCAGCATCTTCCATAGACTTGGGAAGAGGATAAATATATTCGCCGGTCATATCAGACGTATCTATCTTCTGACCGTTACCTAAATTCACGCCACCACCTTCACGTTCCCACTTGATGAATTGCTGCCGGCGCTCCTTGGCAAGTTTTTCCCTCGCTGCCTGCTCGTCTCTGCTGGCTGCATACGCAGCAGATGAAGCTCCCATGATATTACGGGTAAGACCTAATCCTAAACTAACACCAGACAAGGTAGCTTGAGCCACATTAGCACCGACCTTATTACCGGCTCTTATCCGGCCAAGACTTGTACCGAACATTTGAGCTCTGCCGGTTAGATCGGGTGAATAATATGGGGTAGTCATAGGATCAAGAGGATTACCATCTTGGGAACGTTTTTCTTTAGAGGAATCAGCATCAACACCACCTACATTCATTGCATTATCAACGACTGATTTCTCTACGTTTTTAACCATACCCCTATTATCAGCGAGATATCCTGCATATCCTGCATCATGATTTTCAAAAAACGGATCGGATGTAGGCATACTACTAAATGGATTTATCTCCCCCTCCTCTGTTTCTAAAATCACATCAGAAGGCATATATATATTCTGAATATCAGATTCACCCCATTTATTAACAGGCGTTCCATAATCAAGAATAGGCTGAGTAGAGGATACATTAATATCCTGTTTCTTATCCTGAACACTACCGCCAGGAGCGAATATCGGACGATTTTTTATGATTCGTAATTTCATACTATCTTTTTTCACAAAGATAAGAGAAACGAACGAGAAAATCCAACGGAATCGAATCCATTTAAAAATCAAGATGGTAGAGGTGGAGCCTCTTTGGTTATAGGAGCGTTGACAGCCTTTTCTTTCTTCTTGTACAACTTGAGAACTTTCCTGTATATAGATAACACAACCGGGCTCTGGATTTTCTTCATAGCCTTAGCAATAACATCTGATGATAAGACAGACATCACCACCGCATTGAGGAACGAACGAACAGAATTGTATTTCCCATCAAATCGCTTTAATAACCTAATCCTAAATGATCTATAGAGATAAGAATCAGACAATTCCTTGAGACCGTTATTCTTGAGCCTTCTATTTAAAAATGCAACAGCTTTCTCCGAGAAGCACATTCGATTTTTACCTTGTTTATCTGTTACATGTGAAAACCAGGACCATGCCGTGCTTGGGTGTTTGGCAATCCTATCAGCAAAGCTATCCAATATGTTGGTTCTGAGATCTCTTTTATGAGCATGGCAAGCGGCTATCTTCTCATTTCTACTAAGAGCTCCATTAAGACATCTAAATGTGGTACGTTCTTTTCCAATGAAATATTCAGGATGCTCTTCTGCGAATTGAGCCCTAAAAGACTGATATCCACCCTTTCTCATCAAGTCTATCTGAGACCTAACATAAAACCTAACACACTTTTCTTCAGCTTCTTGAACTTTCTTGCTACGAGGATTACAAAGACGACCAAAACGACGGTAGTCATAAACCATAGCCTCTACAAAATCATTGTACGGGAAATAACGACCAAATCCGTAGTTCCAGACCATGAAGCAACGCACACGATCCTTCCAGTAGTCGGTGATGACAAAGTATTTACCAACCCTTTGTTTCTCATCAACTTTGTACCACCTATCAAATCTCCCGTTATAAAATAGATTAAAATACTTTAAATTGCCTAAACATTGACCGGCTGGTCTGCGTACTACATTATAGCCTAACTGATTGTGATTATTATAGATAACCTCAAGGGGTGAAACCGCCTCCTTTTTAAGGAGTGATTTGTGAAGCTTGTCGCAATATGTCATTTCTACTATCTTTGCCATTGGTTGTTTGTTTTGTGCAAATATACGAAAAGTATTCATACTGACGGTAAAGAAATTGCACGACCCTGTATCCGGTTTGAGAAAAATAGGATACAGGGATTTTTGTTTCATATAGGCATGGTAAACGTAACCGATTCGTACCGTACCCGTAAGTCACTGAACATCAGTGGTGGGACAAGTTATCTAAAGGTATAATAGGATAAATGAATTTCCCCTATTATATATTCCATTCATACTCCATTCAGTCGTATTAATTTTATATATTTATATGTTATTCATATTTTTTAAATATCAATACTGTTTTAAATATACTTTTATAGTTTCGGAATCGAATCGAACGTAGTGAGTGAGATTTCGAAACAATTAATAATTTATCATTACGACTATTTACTTTTTAGCCTGATTGATATTAAAAGTGATTGAGTATATCGACCGGAGGGAGATATACGAAAGAACGAAAATATATTTTTATATTTTCAATATCTATATAAAGCGATTGAAACCGAATCGACCGAAGGGAGTGAGGTTGAGAGAAGCGATAACAGTTTCACGAGTAGCCACGAGATAGGCAGGCAGGTAGGCGAGGCCGTCGTATGTTGTGAGGCAGGACAGCGTTAGCCCAAGCGTAGGTTCGGATCATTAGCTCCTATCATTGCAAATTGTAATCGTTACGAAGCATAAGAAAGCCGAGCCATCTTGATCACGTCCTTCATCCTTCGGAATCCGGGTAACGAGTCTATGGCTCGGCTTTAGAAACATTGATATGAAAAAAAATTGGTTTCAATTAAACTTCTGTCACTCCCTTAATCCGGAGTTGAATACTGGGAAGGACTGATTGGATAAAGGCTCGTCTTTTATCTTCTTCGTTTTCCTTCATATGCTGCTGGTATCGTAGTTCTTTATCATCATCCTTATCTTCTTTTAAACTCAACAAATGAGCTACGATATCTTTACCATACGTTTCAGTCCATGTACGGAATCTCTCTTCCTCGGACTGTCTCTCCGGGGACGGAGCTTCCGGGTTAGGGAGGGCGGCTGCCACTTCTACCTCTGGAAGTGTTACCGATGCTGCTATTTCTCCATCATCTCCGAATCCCATTTGACCATACGAAGATACGGAATTTTCTTCAATATCCAAACCAAGATTTTTAGCAACTTCCATAGCATAGTTATAACGGTCATCGTTTCGTATCACACTTTTATGAGGGCGTCCTGCCCCTTGGTTCCAAGCTACTACAGCATCCTTAAGGTTATCGGCGTTCATAAAATCCTGCCGGCTGTAGTTGTAATACCCTGGTCCTTTTTTCCCTTTTCTTGTGTATAAGAAATTAGAATATCCGGTTTTCCCTTCGTATTCGTCAGCTAAGAACTCAAGTTGGTCTTTGAATGTGGGTGTAGAATGACCTTTCTTTTTGGCGTGCTTGAACAACTTATCCATGCGCTCATTATGCCATTGTTGTATGCCGTATGACGTTCTGTTGTCTCCGTATATGTCATCTTTAAGACCGGATTCAGCCATGAGGTTACCTATGATGGCGAGCGCCTGTATTTTAGACATACCTCGCTTATTAGTAAAGTAATCATATGCTTCACGCTGCTTGCCAATTACGCCACCTTCTTCAGCAAACACAATGCTTTTACTCGGCTTATCGTTTTCGTAGAAATACATGAATTTCCTACCGGGTAATCTATGTGATGCATCTTTCGGATCTCCGTATTCTTTTTTATGATCAATAAAATGAAAACCAACCTTGTATGGAGTAAGCTTCCCTCCGTTTCTTTTCTTTTCTTTTTTAGGATTAGCAATCCTATCCCCTACATAGTAGGCTCCTATTCCGACTGAAGCGTGATCTGTTATCCATTTGGCAGCCTTTTTATAGTCTGATATGGATTCAAAATATTCTTTCATCTCATTATCATACCCATAATCCTTCAAGTAATTTCTGGCTGCATATTCTAACATTTCAGGCGTCACTTCTTGAGCATCATCGGTCAAACCAAAATAATTTTTAATCTGAGTTCCTCTGGCCGCCATTTCCGTAAAATGATCCTCTTTGAAATAATCTTTTACTTCATCATCATCTATCTTATTCAAATCAAATCCGTTTTTATCTGCGCCTGAATCTGGATAATGAATTTTGTGTTCCACTTCGTGACTTTTCACAAAATTCTCTACATCCTTGTTAGATATATTGGGGTTTCCTTCGAGAAATAAATCAATGAACTTATCAACGTTTTTAGACCTGATTATATTTCCATTTAATACCCCATATCCAGATATTTCATCTATTATCTCCCTTATCTCATCATCAGAGTATTCATCTCCTAAAAAATACTTTGCATCCCTGAAAACTTTCGGATCATCCCAATCATATATGTTGGTATCAAGCATATCCGGATCTGGCTCCCCATTTTTCATCCTTAACTTCTCCCCAGTAAGTCTTTCATAGGCTCCAGAGAAAAGTCGCTTTTTATGATTTTCCCATGCCTCGCCTATAGGAGATGCTGGTTTAGCATATTCAGGCAACGATCCTAAAAGTTCTTTATCTCTTTGAGATAGTTTTTTAGTAGCTCTTTTCGCTTGCATTGCTTTTTTCGATATACCTCCTACAAAAGGAATAAGACCCATAGCGGCCATAACCATTCCAAGCGCATCTCTATCTATGAAAGAATCATACGCATCCTTGACGTCCATTATATCACCTACTACAGGAACGCCTCCAGCTACAATTTCGTTTATATTCACACCATCAACAGGGATCGTACCATAATTAGCATTTTCATTTATTCCGCTTGACCCTACTGATGTATTATCCTTAGATGCAATGTACCTATATTTAGATCCGTTTTCTTCATCTACGGCTCCTCCTTCTTTTTTTATATTGGTATTGTATCTCTTTCCATTCCATGTAAATTCCTTAAGACCTCTTTTCCTGGCTTCTTTAAAGGCTTCGCCTCTTGTAGTGGAAATCGGGTCTTGTAATTCAAGATCGTTTTTTATACCAAGAATGGCATTAATAATATTATCATCCTTTTTATCATCATCATCTAATTTATCAACATTATTCGAAACGTAAGATTGGCTTATTAAATTTGATACGCTTTTTCTATTTTTATAAGTTCCTTCTTTATCTGATGGAGCTTCAAAAGCATACACAAGTGGATACGAATAATCCGTATCTGGATCTTCTGACATAAATTCGCTTACTGCATGAATGGCTTTATTGTATTTAGTATCCTTTATACTATACATCCCAGCATCTTGAACATGATCATAAAATCTGTCTATCATGTAATTGATATATCCACGCTTATCCCCCTTAAATCGCTCTTTATCTTTCTCAAACTCTTTGGGTGGATATCTTTTATCGGATTCTTGGAAAAGTCCCTTAAACCCTCCATAATCAGATACGGCATAGGGATTACCACCAGATTCTTCAATAATATTTCCAAGTACGGCTTCTATCTGGCGTTGATTGAAACCTTTATCATATAAAGCATCATAGATCATATTCATTCCATCTACGTCCATAGTGCGGTGCGTACCCTTACCCACGCGCTTCATATTTTCATATTTGGATTTGAATAAATCCCAATCTATTTCCGGCTTAGAAGAATCCCCTCCTTGTTTTTTAGATCTTATCTTCATTTTTTTATCCAGATCATTCTTGGAATCAATGGCGGATTTCAACAAAACCTTGTTTGGATCATTCTCTTCATATGGATTCTTATCTTCTACATAATCCAGAATATCAAACGGGTATCCTATTGTATCAAGAATCTTAGTAACAATCCCTACACCAAGAGGTTGATCGCTTCTATAAAAATCATACTTATCTTTTACGACCATCCTACCTCTATCATCACGGTACATAGTGAAACTTGATAAGCCTGATAAATCATTTAAATCGCCGTAAGCATCTGGTATAAAATTGTATTCGTTAAATACCTGATGTTCTCCAGTTCTGGCTTTTTTTAAGAGATCTATTCCCTCTTCCACCATTCCAAGTTTCCTACTTGTTACATCCCTTAACTCCTCCAAATCAGATACGTCCTTGCCTGCAACTTTTCCATCAATTATCTTATTATCTAAGGAATCAAGCTCCCTTCCATATTTTTTAGTCATTTTCTCCCACCCACCATTTATCCTGTCAGATATAATGGATTTGATATTGTCTGGTATTCTGACAATCCCATTTTCTTCTTTCAGATTATTTGGTTGGTTTAAGAATCTAAACCAAAGATTCTGACTAAAATCATCTACATTGGCTTTCGGAACATCTTGACCAAAAAATTCCATTATTTTGGTTTTTAATCCTCTTTCATTAGCATACACGTCAGGTGTTATATTAGATGCCAGATATTCTCTAAGTTTTACAAACGGACCAATTTTACTCCATAATGTTTTTGGTTGTTTGTCTCTTACATAATTTTTAGTCTTCTTTGCCATTTTTTTCTTCCTCCTTCTTAAATTTGTGGTAATCACCACAAACCTTATCAACTAACCATCCCATCAGACAGGCGGCATGCTCATCTCCTCCGACTTCAAAACCGTAATCCATATTAAGATACTTACAATAAATAGAAAGACCGTGCAGGCATTCGTGTCCTATGGTTCTAACATCCATATCAGATAGTGAATGAAATAAGAAACATATTTCTTTCCTGTGATTGGTTCGGTTTCCTACGAAAATAGTTCTGCCACCATAATCATCAGTCCACCCCTCCCAGCTCTGATCTTCTACTTCCAGGTTGGCGAACGTCTTAACTATATACTCTTCATCTGCTCCAAGCAATACCCTTACATTATAGGGGTATATATCATTTTTATATAATACTTGTTTCATAACAAACTGTTTTTCAACAAAGGTAAATAAAAAAGCCGAAGATATACTCACGTACTTCTTCGGCTATACCTTTAAAGCTAAAACTTGTTTACTATGGAAATTACAATTGAAGCAAAATCAATGATTATATTTTTATTTTCTTAATTTCTTCAATCATATTCTTATATCCGCAGAACTTGCTGTTAATAACATCGAAGATAGATTCTGACCAGCCAGCTATGTTCAAGATATTAGATCCTCTGTAAAACATCTCACTTCCATATCCTTGAATAGAAATAGAAACGATCTTGCAATTTGGATTCACTTTCTTGAATCCTTTCAAAAGTTCGGCGAATTTACCATATTCATAATTGGAACTTTTCTCCCATACAATAGATTCGCCATCTCCTATCTGCATATCTGAAATAACGTACAAGTTATCTACTTTGATCTTATCTTTAACGCACTTTTCCAAGAATGCAAAAAGACCGTTTTCGGTAGCACCACCGCATTCTCCTCCGGCAGTAAAAGATTTTTTGTTGTTCCACAAAACACCTCTGCTTCTATCATATTCGTAATTGATAAGTTTGTCACCAAACATACCAATAAATACGTCAGGAAGCACAGAAGCAATCATACAGCCAAACAAGTTACCAATGACAGCCGTATTTGTTTTGCTAAAGGCAGACACTTCAGAAGACCCTCCCATATCTCCACGTACAGAGCCAGAGTGGTCAATCAGGATAGCCGACCGCCCCTCCAATACCGGCAAGTTCTTGCAGGAGATGGTTATGGCTTTCTCCAACGCATCTAAAATCTTATATTTATTACGCGCTGTTAATTTAGCTCGTTTTTTATCCGACTCAAATACAATATCATTATCGGAACCATCAGTGCCCATATTTTCAACCTCTTTGAAAGCTGAAGCAAAACGGAAAGGAAGCATCTTCGAATTAAGTACCTTCTCTTCTATTGTAAGCTGCCTACAAACTTCATCTATTTGATCAGGCGCGTATTTGATTATGTTTACAAGGTTACGAACCATATTAAAAATAGGCATGCCTTTTACATTAGAAACCACGTCCCGAATAGCGTCACCTAAAGCTTCTTTCTTTTCCTTATTGTCTTTCTTATCCTGTCCGGCTTTAGACATCTCTTTTTCAAGAATCTTGCTTTCGTATAATCCAGACAAAGACCGACCTTCTATAAGGTACTGGAAAGCCATTTTATTAGCCTGATTGCCTTTAGGGTGAAATAAGTTTACTAAGTCAACCATAGTAATGACCCTACTGTCCATCTTATACTTATCAATCCGGTACGGATCAAGACCTTCCAAAGCCGTCTTAAATCCTTTCTTAATAGCACTGGATATACCTCTTAACTTCTTTGGATTTTTGTCGTTAAGAGCCGCATAGCAGCCAAGAATTTCACTCATATCATCAGGACGCATAATGATCTTGTTATAGAACCTTGAAGCCCATTCCTTACCCGATGCTTTGCTGGCAATGACAGAAGCCATAAGATGCGTTACTGACCTAAGCTTTCCTTCTTTCCTAACATACAATGCTGTTTGTGCTGCAAAATACGGATCCACCTGATCCATAAGGTTCTTAATTCTTTCTACTTTATCTTTTTCTTTCTCATAATAAGAATCAGATAACATGGTAGTCATTACCGTAGATACCAACTCTTCTTCTGCGTTAGGCTTATACGCCTTCTCTCCCATGTGATTCACGATCGTAGGCTTAACACCTTCATCCTTTTTGTTAAACTTTCCCATTTGTTGTTTTCTTTAAAGTGTTATACAAAAAAAAGCAGTGATATTACTACCACTGCTTGAAAAAAATATATCAAAATGAATACTCAATGAGGGAAAAGCTGAAGTTAGTGTAAACAATGAAATAATGGATTTGAACCATCGACCTATACTTTAAAAGAGTATCGCTCTATCCATCTGAGCTAAATTCGAAGTAACTAACCCCATCACCACTCATTAGTTTTTATATATTTCAAACAGAGGAAAAACGGAGCCGGATAATTAAAATGAAAATATTGGATTCGAACCAATGAAAAGTATTATTGCAGAATACCGCGTTATCCACTACGCTAATTTTCGAAGTAACCGAACTCCTCACCATCTGTATATTTTATTAAAACAGGGAGAACCTGGAAGGTGTTTTGATATGAAAGGAGGTTTTGATCTACCAACTGATCTAATTTTTCTTACATGAAAAATATAGGACTCGAACCTATGACACAAACCGAAGTATCACCTTCCATCACCACTGTCTTATATCATAATCTCTCTTGATTACGATGCAAATATAGACACTAAAATATGATTTACAAATTAAAATGATTTAAAATGTATTAATTTGGATAAATAAATGTAGTGAATAACATAAGGTGATTATACACAACCTTGTACTTAAAAGTATTACCCTCTACTTGCTAATAGGCAGAGGGTAATACGATATTATCTATTCTTAATCTTATCTTCGGAAATCAACCACTGAAATATGATTTTCCGGTTGCTAATTACTTTCTTTATCCTCATCAGCATCCAACTACCACGCAACCTATCCAGCCATGACCGTCTGAAATTAAGAGCATCAGGATTAACTGACTTATTTATATCGTTATCGTCCTTGATCCAAATAGGGGTCTCTGACCGGTCATCGTCAACCCTGTTGAAGAAGTCATTTAACTTATGTCTTCTATATACCTCAGTATCCAGGACCTCAGTATGGTCACCTACGATCTTTGGATACGATATACGTTGCGCTAAATTATTCTTTTCTTCTGGAACAAGATGAATTTCACCTGAGTTGTTTGTGTCGTTGTAGATAGTTATCGTATCTAAACCTACTTTCCTGTCAAGAGTGTAATTCACATCATCGACGTATTTCCTTGCATCAAGCTCGTATTCTACAGAAGCCAGCGTAGAGCCATTATATTTCTCTTTTATCGGCACTTCTAATATAAACGGATATGTTGTTCCGTAAAATGTCTGGAAGCTCTTATTCGTCAGCAAATGACTCCATAAGCCGCCTTCTTCGTCTGATGCTGGGAAGTTTATTCCTGTCTGGAAATATTGTTGCTGTTCTATATAATAGTCAGGACAGAACGAATAATAAGAAATCCATTCTTGCTTCAGACACGAATATCCGATAGTGAACGACACGTCTTTAAAATACTGTTCGTCTTTTAAAGATATTTCCTTATCGTTTGACAGTACCTCTGTTTCATTGTACAAGAACCTTCCACCATCATATTTGTAATATGCCGGGTTCTTAACAGGTATATAATCTTTTTTAGTGATAAGTACCCTCTTATACCTGTTATCCCATCCAAGAGACAGACCAAGACCGATAAATTTATTGTCTGTATCTTCTTCTGTCATCTCTGTGCCGGTTAAGATGTTGGTTATTCCGTATCTAAGAATCTTAAAAGGAAGATGACGCTTGAGCCAATGCCTGATACCTACACTAAGTTCCTTGAGATTACGTCCGTTCGGATCGGTCATAAATACCTGTGCTCTTTTAGTATCTACCCAGAAGTGGCCAAATTCTGAACTAATTATTTCAGTGCTCTGTGTTCCAGAATAACCGAGGTCGGTCGTGTTGTACTCCAGAGGCCTGGACGCGAACAGACCGCCTGTGCCCATCTCAGCCTGCCCCGGGGAGGTGCGCTCCTTGATTACGTCTATGGCGTTATGGAGTGAAACCTGATCCTCGAACCTGACAAGGATCTGATCGGATTCAATACGCTTCATGTGAATAAGCTTCCCGTTGCTGGTTGGGAACTCATGATAGTCCATAGGCTTGTACGTTAGCCACGGATCTGTTTGACTGTTTTCAGATACGTCAGCCCTACTCCATATAACACCATTAGGTCGCTGGTAAGCACAATCATAAAAACGACGTTCGTATGTTGCCGGCAATATATTAGGTGTCAATGTCATTCTTGATGAATAGATAGGACTTATCTTGTAATCATTGTCCCTATGGATAGATACGTTCTTTTCTTGTGTCCACCAAACAAAATCTCCTACTTTTGGATAGAATAATTCATGAGGCTGAGGGCCCTCTAATCTGAAATTACAATTTATTTCAGACTCTACAAGGAACTGAGGAATACCATAGAACCATGTATAAAATCTGCCATCTACATACTTACCGGAGGTGTCACCGTTCAATTCATACAAGCTCTTCCTATTTGGGTAAAAAGCATATCTTCCTTTATTAGAAGATGTCCAACTATTGAAACGTTCGTTATCCGTGGTTTCAAGCGCATCTTCCCCTGTATCATAATTAACAAAATATCTTGGATATCCTACATTTCTATAATCCATGTAAGGGAAAGGTATCATATCTCCAATACCAAAAGCACTATTATAAAAAACAGGAAATTTTCTCTTTAATGAAAATCTGGTTATCACCGTATCACCACCGAACATCAGTTTCTTTTCATTAGTGAAAAAGCCACATCCGCCTATGGAAATCCATTTTATATCTTCTATCTGTCCATATTGATCCGGCCTATATCGCATAAGTCTCATATACGGAGAACAGATGTACGATACTGTTTTGGATTGCTCGAATGTTCTTCCTGCTACAACATCACTTCCAGCAATAACCGAATCATCTATGCGGCTACTGTCGTAATTGTAAACATAGTTCGGATATTCCAATAAATATTTCGATTTACCATCTCCTTTTTCACCTGGATCACCAAATGATAAAAATAACGAAGATTCACGATCTATATTATTAACGAATAAGAAACGTCCCTCATTATCATTTCTACCGGTTCCCCATTTAGAAGACATACTGGCATCCATCATCGGATATACGCCAGACTTAATGTACTTAACAGAAGATAAACCACGGGCAAAATTTCGTTCATACTTATCCTGATCTGTTATGCCTATCATTGAATTATATAATCCCACAGAAGTATAATACCATGCATGATTACGTCTTGGTCCATTGTTTATAAACGTATTAAGCCAATCATAACGGTACTTACCATACAATATCGGGCCTTTAGCAAGAGTCTGACTGATGGTTGACACCATTGAAGAAAACAGCATGGCCACACTTAAATTAGTCAGGAATCCTCCTCCGGTAAGACCGGCCGACCCTCCTATGTATCCAGACTGCGCCCTTATCTGAAGCTCTTCTGCTATCATAGCTGCTATTGTGGCACTTGATTCAACTGCGGCAAGCGACGCAGCCATCGTGTATGCGGCAGGACCTAAGATAGTCCATTTTGGATGATCTTCTACAGGTACGAAACCGCCCACAGACATTCCTCTTTGAAACCCGTCTATACATACTTCATTTGGAAGTTCTGGCTTGTTGAAATAAATATCAGGTGAACAGAATGAATACCACACGTTTCCTCCTTTGTCGAAAGGATGGGATATAAACTCGTCTCTTTTGCCAGACGTATAATTATATTGATCTTGTGACAGGTCATTATATGGGTAATTAGGATAGATATTCACATTACCATCGTCTCCTATGTATCTAAGCATATCATAGGCTAATCCTGAAGCCACAACCGACCTATTTAGTCTCCTATCTCCACGATACAGTTCATATCCTACAATCGTATTTCTTTGTTGTTGCGTAATCAAACCAGAATCCACTGCAAAATCCAAAAACACTTGTATGGTGTTCTCATCTACCATAATACCTACCGGATATATTTCAGAAGCTATGTCATATCCACGTTCATCACTGTTCATGAATGGTATATGCTTATTATCTGGAAACCGGTAATGACGTATAGGTTGTTGACAAAATATGGTAGAAGTATCTATCCCTCCATAAGAATGGCCCTTGAAATAAGATAATCCATTTTTGTCTGACAAAGGAGCACCATAATATTCTGTTAACTTATTCATAATATTAGAATAAGCTTCTGTTTTTTTTGGATCATCATAAGATCTGCCTGTGTCTATTTTCATCCTACTACTATCATAAAGTTCAAAATTAGCAGGATATTTCTCAGATGATTCCCAATATGCAAAATCCCCGTATTTATAAGGACGAGGCTTGCAATTGATGGGCCTATCTCCGCATGTCTGACATTTTGATGCAAATACTACCGTCGATCTTAATATTATTGAATCAACAGACAAATCAACCTTATTTATTTCTTTTTCTCTTACACCAAAAATATAAGGATATATGGTTTTACCTGTAGCAAAAGCGACTCCAAGAATAGCACGGGAAGGCTTCTTTCCTTCTTCTTCCTCTTCTTCTGGGGTATCATAATTTTTATAAGAACAAAATTGAATTTGTCTAAACGTCATTATCCAAGGAACTGCTACAATAGGAGATTCTATTGTAACATAAAAATAATTTTGACCTATAGAATCAAAAAACTCTTCATTTATTTCTCCGAAAGCCGGTCTTGCTATGTTAACAATAACGGAATGAGATGATTCACACTCAGGTCTATCAAATTCAACTGGTACTATTCCAAGAGGGGACCATGTTTCAACATCCTTCCAAAAAGAAACACGAACGTAATTGGTAGACACAGCATCCATTATGCCATCTACCTTTCCAAGAGCTTCAAGATAAAGAACTTTGTTCTCGTCTTTATAACCTTCTATGTCCCACTCTTCTGGTCTATTAATCTTAATAAATCTTGCATTTGTCATTACATTTCTGACAAACTTCCATACCACAAATTCAGATGCGAATCCAATATTAAGCTTATCCCCTGTAGGATTATTAAATGTAGCATTGTTTACATACCCTTCAAATTTCCAATCAGTTTCATCTATACCGGTATCCGAATTTTTATATATCATATCTTGCAACTTCTCAGAAGCTTCAGGCCAAAATTGCTCAATACAATACCTGGGTCCGTTCTTTGATCTATACTGATTATTTATGACTGTACTGGTAGATCTACCGGCTCGCCAATCTCCTACATCATTTATCTTTTGGCTCCATCCATCTATATGAAGAATATAACTTCCAAGAAGATAATTATAATTTTGAAAGTTGTTATAATCAGTTCTTGACACAGTAGGATCAGAGCAATAACTCTCAATATAACATCCGCATGTACAAGGCATGGTATCTAATACGTATATAGCATCAGACACGGTTTTTAAAACAGATCCAGGTTGTAAGTATGGATAAAACTCAGAACAAAGGTGTTGATTGCCATCACCTGATATGCTGCCAGCGCTATACCCAAAAAATGCTTCCTCCATCCATTCAGATAAAGAATCCATTGTCTCGTAATTAAACAACACAGAATACTTATTCTGATTTTCTCCTCCTGTGGTATATAGATAATCTGTAGAGACGTGTTCCATTTCGCTAAGAACCTTATAGATATAATCTTCTACAAGGCCTGTTATTAGTGGAACTGGAGCAGACAATATAGATTCTTGACGATGGGGAACTTCGCAGTCTCCTTCCATTTCTGGCAACCCAATATGATCAATTGGTTCCATATAATCCTGTGTTCCGTCTTCTCTGTATTTGGTAGCTATATCGCATATCTGTCTTTCATTGTCTCCATTCTCCTTATTGTTACAAGCTACAAGACCTATATTTTCAGACAAATAATTTATAGGGGTTCCTACAATATCATCATAATCGATAATAAATCTTGATTTCCCTTTAAAAGTAGCGAAATTGCTTTCCACTATAACAGTTTGACCTACAGTAGCCGGGTTGTTACACTCTTTCTGTTCTTCATCTATAACAACCGCATCGTCGTCAATCAATACCCCATCTCCTGCCGTATTGCTATACTGCCATACATATTTCCTATCAACACCTGAGCAATCCGGAGCATATGCGTTTATAGACTGGTATGGGATACTGTCTTTGTTCATTTCCTCTCTTGCCTTATCAGAAGGTGGGGGAACAAGAACGAATGCTGGAGTTTTATAACCAGTAGATGTCTTAAACGAGATAGAAAACGGATACACTTCATTCCTCATATATCCCACATACAACGAACAAGCATTACCATCCTTATATAAATCTTCGTGGGCTACAGACGCCTGCCATTTCAAGAAATGACCCATGAGGGAAACTACAGGCTGTAAATTCCATTCTTTTTCTGCCGTAAGACCATATTGAAGAAGACGGTTTCCGACTGACACTATTCCTCTTGATGTATTATATATGGCTCTTTTTAAAGAAATATGTTCAAATGTTGTCCTCTTATTATTAAGATCAGAATAATAGTATATGGTCTTCTCTGTAATAGGATGAATACCTTCTATAAAATAATCCACTACAGGTTGTGTTTCGCCATTGTATCCTACAGTATTCTGAATAACAGCCACCTTGTAATGGCTGACTTGCCTATCCAGATTAGACACCTTAAGTCTTATACCAAGATTAGTTCTTTCTCCCCATTTACCATCATTTATCCTAATATATTGCTCATCAAATACATGAACAGGGTTAGTCAATGAAGTATAGTTAGTTTTCTCGTTACCAAATTCATCGCACAAGGCCACAGCAAACTGATACACGCCCGCACGTAGGCTGCCCCCGTACTCTATCTGTACCGGCTCTACGCATGGCTGGTCCAGTAGCGGAAACACCCTAAGTTTCTCACATGCCAGAAAACAACCATTCTCCTGCATGAATTTGTCTCTATCATATTCTTTATCGCATATCTTATACCCATGATAATGATACCAAATATCTCCTTCATCATCCGCCGTCAGAGCCTTGTCTACAATAACATACCTGGGAGGATTATAATCGTCAGTCCAGTAAATACATTTCCCACATTTCTCTGTCTTTATTTCTATGGTTTTTATAGGATGATAGATAGAGAACTTAAGGCACGGATCTTGCTCGTTGTCTTCCAGCAAGGTCTTCATGCCAGAACACAACGACTCCGATCCTTCTACCATAGACTCTATATCGGAATCGGATAAGATACTTGTATCGGATTCAGGCTTGAAATAAGTTATCTTAGATACGCCTGTTTCAGGATTTGTTATAAAAAAATAGATATTGCCCGAAGTAAGATCATTCTTGTAACCAATAACCTTAAACCCATCGAAATCAATGCATTTAAGATTACTGTGCTCGTTAGATCTCATCCCAACATTACCATCCTCGGATTCGATGTTGGCATTCAAGGCAAACGTATAATGCTGATCCGTAAGACTCGACGGATGCAGATCTCGGTTCATACCTGTTTGAGGAACCGCTATGTTTCTGTTATCTTCTGCTGCCATTTTATAACTGTTTGTCACAAAGATAGCAAAAGAGATTTAATCATGGATTTCTAAAGTAGGTGAAGAAAAGAAATACATTTTCAGTCTCCTACTTTATCGACCACACCTACATAAAAATCGGGGATAGGATTATCATTGAAATTTCTTATTTGAATATCAATATAATTATAGAAATAATTATCAACTGGATCCATTATCGTCACATTACTTTCTAAAACCCCGTCTTTGTATGAATACAGTTCCTCATGTTCGGAATCAATGTAAAAAATATATCTTGGTAAATCCTGGGTATTAACTGTTAGATGATTATTAAACAAACTGCATTTAGAATGATCAGCAGACAGAAGTAACAATAGAAACGTATATGCAGACTTATCTCTTATTATAATATCACGATTAGATGATACATTAGACAAAACTTTGGATAAATCAAATTCTCCAAAACTTATCTTGAATTTCTTTCTTCTTATTGGAGTTATATATACTGGACTATTAACTACAATATTATTCCATTGAAATTGACTCCCTTCCATTACAGGAGAGAAACAATTACCCATAGCCATATTAACATTTTCAAATCTTCGTCTCATAACATCTACTTACGATTTATATCTTCTACCCCTAATTAACACAGTACCATCACCGCCGGCTCCGGCATAAACCATAGAGTATCTGACGCCGCCTCCTCCGCCGCCATAACCTCCTCCTCCTTTACCAGATCCGTTTGTTGATCCCCCTGTGCCAGATCCTTCACTGTAATCAGATATTCCTCCTTGGAATACTACCCCAGTGTTAGTTTCTCCACTTCCGCCACCGGCATTTCTTTTACCGCCGGATTCTCCAAAATCTCTGGTAGTATGACCTTGACCTTTGATTACTCCATACTCTTCTCCATTGGTGTCTCCACCATCCGAAGCACCATCTTGCGTATATGACGAACTGCCGGCACTACCACCATCTCCTCCCCTCCACTTATTAGCTCCCTTTCCTCCATTTGCTCTATAAGACGAACTCATGAATTGAGAATAACCACCATCCTTACCAGGAGAATTTTGTTCGGCTTGATAAACCTTTGCTCCTCCTTTTCCTACTGTTATAGAAATAGATTGACCAGGTTTTACAGCAATAGCTTCTCCGTCTTTCCAGCCTTTGTTATCAGATTTGAAGGTCTTGGTATAACCACCTCCACCGCCGGCAGAGCTGCCACTACCACCTCCACCAACTAAAAAGACGTCTACGGAAAAACAGCCTTCAGGAACTATCCATGTGTAATTGCCAGCCGGATAAAACCTTATAAGAAAGTCTTCAAGCTCCCTGTCTTTATATTCGAATCTCCTCCTCATAATTTACACAAATATATAAAAAGAATCATTGTGATATATACTACTCTCTGTTGCAGAAGTAACACAATCAACATCTTCATCTGCATTATTAATAAGATCTCTCATTCCATCGTATCTATTAGAAAACATAAAAACGTACCTCTGATCATTTATCTGAAACTTGTATATAATACCCTGTTGTTCACTTGGAGCAGGATAATGGTCAAATCTAATCCATATTGCCATTGGTTCGTAACCGGTAGAGGTGCTTGAAAACGAAAAAGAAACTGGACTCTGAGTATGAATATTAAAGGCTGTTCCTTCTCTAAGCTGATTCAGTACACTATTTATCTTATCCTGGCTAATTGTATCGGATTTGATTTTATTCATTAAATTAAATAATCTGATTCTATCTCCAGGCTCGATTTCTGTTTCCACACAATGATAAATAGCTCCATTACCAGATCTCTGTTCCTCAAAATATCTTCTCCTACTCATAATGATACTCCTTCCTATAATAACCGAGGAAACTAAACCCTTCCGACTCCTTCCTCAAAACATCATGCTTATTCCAATACTTTTCTAAGTCGAAAGCCTCTCTTTCGAATACGATATTATGATATGCCTTATCATGATCGCGATATATGCACAACCTAATCAGGTACTCAATTAAATACCATGTATAGTATAAAAATATTGGAATAAGGGACAGCCATAACATCCACCATCCTGCATTACCGAATAAGAGACACAATCCTATTGTAAGCAATGATATAAACATACCAAAATAAAATAACGTATGATACTGATTACAATGCGCCTCCTCATGATATTCGGTTCTCAATGATATACTATCACGTTCGGTAAATACGGCTCCAAATAACATAATTGTTTTGTAGCCGTCAATGAACGTAAATAACTTAGCTATCTTAGAATTGTAATAGATTTTCATTTTCCGAATTTAATTTTGTACCAGTTACACAATATCAAAAACTCAATAGGTGAATTAACACCATCCCATTCCCATTTATCTAAAAAGGCCCTGAGTTTATCTCCTTCAACGCATTCGGCTTCTTGCAAGAAGACAAGATGAGGCATAAATAACTCCGATCCTTCCAAAGACTTATTAAAGAACTTAACCAGCCTCTTATTAAATCCAGGACCGTACCATGATTTTTCATTTGTGGATCCAAGACAATAGTAAGAATTATTTTTGACTTTAATGCCAAACCATTTACATACATATGGATGATATACTCTATCTGCTAAAAATATAAATGGTTTATACCATAGGCAATGCCAGAATGTACTGCACTCGCCTCCGAACTTCTTAAAAGCCCATCTGAACCCTCCAGAAAAATACCAGTTATTAGCTCCTCTCTTAACCTTAACTTTGTATTTAAGATTCTTGTTACGATTACTAACCCTATCCCACGGCTTAACCTTATCGGTGTCCATATCAGGAAGAAATGTCCAATGATGAAGCAAGGCGCTGTAATAAGGATTGTATATCTTGTGTCTGTTTCTAATAACGTACTCAAAAATATCGTATCCTGCTTGCCCGGCTTCTTCAAATCCTTTTTCTGATAAGAAAGCTAATATCGGAGCCAGATTCCAGATCTGATCTTGTGAAGTAAATGGGGAGAAACATGGATCTTCGTCTTTTAACTCTATACCATTAGTATATCCAGAACTTATCTTAGTAAGACCGAACTTATCGGCATCTTCGCTATGGATATCGTCTCTTAAGAAAAATCCTTTTTCGAATTTGAAATAAATACCTTTGTTACTATTAAAAAATAGATCATAAGTAGTATCGGCAAGGCGAGTAAGTACCAGTATGGCATTACGAACATCATCTTCTGTCTTATTGCCAAGAATTATTTCCGTGTATAGGAACTGGAGATACTGAGCCAGGTTAATGGTTCCGTCGCCGACCCAGCCTACCCCGTCCTTCACCGACGACAGTGGGATGCACGAGGCCTGCTCTGTGTAACTGGAATCGTAAACGAAATCTCGGTAAAACACCTCCTTGATCTTATTGTATTTATTCCAAAGGCTTTCCATGTCTTAACCTATAACAATAACACAATCACGCTTTTCCTTATTATAAACCATCGTACCCATCTTAGTGTACAAACCTTTTATATTTTGGTAATTGGTTTCACCATGAGCCGAAACGTTGGTAGTGATGCTGTCAGAGTAAACCTCCTCACCACCTTCGTTAATGAAGTTAAATCCTTGTTTAACCATCTCTCCTCCAAGGTAGGCTGTAAAAGACACAACGACATTTCCTCGCCCTCTATTCCCATACCAATTACCATAGATATCAGCATTGATATTAGGTTCTGACTCGTCCATGCCCGGCGCTGACAGCAAGGTCTTCATCTTAATAAGTGCCCCTTCAAGACCGGACTGCATGTTATCACCACCATAAACAAGGTAATCACCTACCTGTTGTTGGGTGGTGGCCCACTGCTTACTCCATCCAACGTACTTGTTATCCACATTTGATATGCCTGTGTTAGTAAAACCGGTTGCAGTATCAAAATCGGAACCGTCTTCCGATTCCCATCCGTATCTAAGAACAAGATAATCGAACTCAGGAATTACAACAACCTGCTCTCCGGCAGCTTGTGTGATTGTAACATTCTTACTCTCTCCACCAGCCGTTACCTTAGCTACACCACGGCGATCTTCGGCTACCGGATTCGGTCCGGCTGTGAAAAGGATGTTTGCCGGCCCCACGCCTCTCATTTTGTCGGCGGTTACTATTTCGCTTGCACTAACTTCTAACATTTTATCTCATTTTAAATATTTCGAATACGTATATCCAACTCAACAAAAATACTATCGGGCAGTACATTGTCTCTACCAAACTCGCATCTCCTTTAAATTGCCTGATTGACCAAACAATCATAGACGCAATAACACCAAGCAAGTATATGAATATAACGACTTCTGTCATACCAATTTAAGTATATTATCGATTACAGGATACGCCTTAGTATATATCTCAAACTCAGCACGGCGCCGTCTAAGAGGTTCGTACATGCCTTTCAATGTCATACCCATCATCTTAAGTTCGGTCTTAGCATTTTTCAGCTTAACCAAATCTTGCTGTGCATACAACTTGAACAAATCGGCTGCTCCTTGTGCTTCTCCATTATACATCAGTTCCTCAAAGAATCTCATCTTCACAAAATTATCGACATAATCCAGGACCAGACCCTGCGGCGTGTCTGGTATGATTATGTTAGATTCTCCGTCAAAAGGAAGAGACCGGTACTGCATGTAAATAGGACCATCGAAATTAGCATACAGGAATCCGTTTACGATATTTATCTCATACGGACTATCCTTTACTACCTTATTCCGGCATTTACTTAAACAAGAATCACGAAGCATAGGCTTAGCAAGACCTAACATCACAGGCCGGTCATAATAGCAACGAACTTCATGATCGCGATCGTGGGTGTTGATATAAAATTTTTCAACTATCACCTTCTCGCATTCGTCTTTACAACATTCATTGCAAGAACACCACCTATAACTTCTTTCGGTACGTTCTTTCCACGCTATTGTATTTTGAAGCTCTGGTATCACCTTATCACCTTCCGGTACCTCATATCCCTTGAAATCGCATTTAAATGCCAGAATAAGATCAAAGTAATCTCCCGGCATACGAGCCTGTCCTCGCTTGACGTCCACTACCGCCTCTTTGCGCATAGTAATATCGCCTCCAAACTTCTTCAGGGCAATTTCTACCCATTTGTAGATGGATACCTCATCTATCAGATCACGCTTGTCAAATGATCTTAAAGATGATTTTAATTCTATGATATATTCCTCAACAGTCATCGTAAAAAAAAAATATGGAGGACAGGAAACGAACCTGACCTCCACAAAGATATTAATAATCTGATTAATGCCCTATTTTGCTGTTTTAAAAGTTAGGATCTTCAAACTTACCGTACTTTAGAAACGTGCTTCTACATTTCCCTTTTATACCATTGAGCGTAACTTCATATCCGGCACCAGTCATGTATATTGTTTGCTGATTAACTCTTTCCCCGGAGTACTTATCCACAAAGTAAGATCGATAAACACCAAACTTATTTTTAACGATATCACTGTATAGTTCCCATTTACCCTGCCCGTTCCTGAACATGAATTTCATTTCTTCAAGAAACATACGGAGATTCTTTTCGGCAATAATGATCCCATTTTGTTCAAGCTTCTTCGCAATATCTCTAATCAACCACATATTTTCATGGTCAACTTTCTTAAATGATTCTGCAAACTCCACATCAGGACGCTGCTCTTCTATGGTCTTAATCGCCTGTTGTCTCTCCGCCTCTGCTTGCGCCCTCTCGGCTATGGCTCTATTTTTGGCATCAATCTCGTCAGCTAATGCTCTTAATGCAGATGGATAGTCTTTCGGTGTTATAGAATAGGAGCCGGTTTTTCTTATAGAGGGAAGAACTTCAGATGTTACCCATTTCTTGAATTTTTTAGCAAAATCCATCTTTGATCCAAAAATTAGGCTATACAATCCAGACTCATTGATTATCAGTATTTTAGTGTTTGGAGTGTAGGGACGGAACGTTTCGTTCCACCCTTGAGTATCAGGTACTTTCATTATTAGTCTATCATCTTCATCAACGTGATCCCTTATCGCTTTTCTCGGATTAGTGTACCCTAAAAATGAAGCTATAGGAGATCCTATAAAATACGGTTCTTCGTCAATAATAATAATTTTTAGCTCTCCAAAATCTGAATTTTTGAAAGATGATACGGTTTTAACCTCTTTGCTAAATTCCATTTCGTTGGATTCCGACGTCAAAATAATGTTACTGTTCTTCGCATTGTTTTGAAAATTGCTTACATTTGTTCCCATAATAGGAATTTTACTTTTTATATCCGCCAGCCTGAGAAGGTAGACGGATATGCAAATATAGCGATTAACCTATATCAATAAAGGGTAATCGCTATATTTTTTTTACATGTTCCTATGATTGAGTTCTCGATCTTCGAAAACTCTCTTAATCTGGAAATCTTTAAACACCCTTCTTTTAGCAAGTATTTCATTGTACATAAATCGGTATCTTCGTCCTTTATTCATTTTAACCCTTAACTTCTTTTTTAAACTATCTTGTATTACAAAATGGTAATATCTTTTGGAGTCTGCGAAATCCATAGCCAGGTGGTTGTAGAGGTAGCCGTTGGTGCCGAGCCTGCTCACGATGTCCAGGTCCCGCCTGACGGCAAAGCGCTGCCCTGGTATAAGTACATGGCATAAGTATCCTACGTTATCTACGTAAACACCGGCATCAGCTTCCACATAATGTTCTGATACGGTTTTCCATATAATAGACAACAGTCTTAAAACCTCTCCTCTGTCTCTTATCATGCCTTTCTTAAAACCATTCTTTCTTTTCATAAGACGATGGTAGTAGGCTACAAAATACGGTGATTGTATTGATGTTCTTTTCATGTCACTAAATTATAAAAAAATGGGTCTTGGTTTCACAACTAAGACCCAAATAAGGATAAAAATGTTTCGTTATTGAACAATTTGACTTTTTTGATTAGAATCAAGATTCGGATTTTCATCAACAGGAATCTGTAGCCTGAATGCTACTTCCTTTATCGTCTCTGCCACTACGTACTCAATTAACTTAATAGGGCAGATAAATTCGTATTCCCATTCAGATTCACACCCTTTAGGTGTAGGATCGCAGGCCATTAACTCCAGCGCCTTCTTTCTTCTTGTTGTAAAGAACTCTACGTTAATAAGCTCTATATGAAAATCCGGTATATAAATATAGTCGTTTTCTACATAATAAAAAGGACGACGTTCTTTAACGTATTTAGCATACGGTCTTTTTTGTTCATTGCGATACGACTTTGTTTCAGCGAACTTAAAAAATATAGTGTTATCTACGTTAGTCACCTTAGTAATAGCCGGTCTAAGGGCAGAATAAAGAAGTCCTGGAAGTTTATGCTTTGAACGCATAAGTGTATTACACAACGCAAATTCGGCATCACAACAAACTATTTTGTCAACTTCAATCATCTCCAAACAAGTAACGTAAGTCAGGAGCCGGTGGTCGCCAAGCAATGTCCCATCATCCCATCTCTGGGCTGTATAAGATTCGGCTTTGGTTCTACCGATATTCAATATCCATCTCCGACTAACATGTGAATCTTTGTCAAGGGCATGAATACCGTTTACAACTCTTGATACAAATTCACCATTTGTAATCATACTCCCCTCCTTTCTTTTGCTCTGGATTCTCTTGATTTAGCATTCAAGATCCTCATATAAATCTCTCTTTCGCTCATGCCGGATATGGTTTTTATAGCCTCATCCAACATAACTTTCGTATATAAAGGTTTAGGGAATCCCTTTATCTTAACAGGATCAGGAACTAACTTCGCCTTCCGATATTCATAAAATCTTTTAGAAGTTACATTAAGATAAGAAATAGCCTCTTCTCCGGTATAGTACTTAGCCGGATTAGCAAGTTGCGTCCATGTCTCAAGATCGTTGGCTGTAAGATGATCGCATTCCCCGCTTAAAAACATCTCCTTTATCTTATCGCATACCGCCGCACCACTTTTACGCAGCGTCTCTGTCAGAATTTCTTTCATTTTCAAAACATCCTGTTTTAAATCTTAAAACAATAGAGGCAATGATTATCAACAGAGTAACAGCCATAACAGACCACACTACTATATTGTGCTCAATAGGCATCTCAATATTAACCGTAACCCGTTCTACACAGATATTAAAAATCATGCTATAGATCAATAACCTATGCCATATACAAAACCTGAACATTCTTGAAAAAGCCAAGAGAAATAGGTCCCATGATAGAGAATGACCTAATATCGGATACAGCCAATTAGTGATACTAAAAGGATAAAACTCATCAAAAATGCTGGCTAACATAATAACCTGCATCAATACAGGATAGTACTTCACAAACGTCACACAGACATTCCTTTGCCCTTTGCTAATAAACTTGTTGCTCATAATAAATTGTTGTTATGTTACTAAAATGGGGAAGGTGATCAGCACCTTCCCCTGGTTTTCAATCACTTTTTAGTGCTCGTCTTCTTTCTTTTCATCTTGCCTCCAACACTACCGCCTTGGCGCATTTTAGGTTTGTCTTTCTTATCGACTTCACCACCCTGACGAGCTTTCTTTTTACAAGCCATGATACTAAAATTTTAAAATTGAATGATATGCAATATTAATCATTTTTATTCTAATAGACAATACTTAAAACAAAATAATATAATCCAAAAAACATTCAAGGGAGAGAACTAAATCCCCTCCCTTGTTAATTATGCTGGATTAAGATTCATCTGAGAATAAGAGTATTTTAAAGTTCCTCTATCATCACCGCACTCAGCTCCATCTACGATAAAGTTGTAAGAAGCAGGTGACTCATTATAGACATTAAATATACCACCATTCTTGGAAATACCTGTTTTTTCAAATTGTCTAACAGTAGCACTCTTATACAATTTGCCGTCATAGGATACGTTTATAGTTCGTATATACCATGTAGTATCCTTATTCTCATCTCCAACATGAACATATCCTGCCAATATACCTCCCGCTACAGCTCTGAAATACGAACAAGAGCTTCCAGGCTGTTTTCTCTGGGTTATAGTTCCAATGCTTATAGTAGCTCCAGGTATCTCACGGTAACTGGAATCTACTACCTTAATATCACAAGTATAAATTCGTATATCTCCATTTTCATCTCCAGTCCACTCGAATCCAGCAATACACTTGCCGGCACCAGGGTTATAAGAAACATTATTCTTCTTATAAGTAGCCCAAGAGCCGTTTTTTAATGTAATATGTGCTGGTACAAGCTTGACCTCAGCCGCAGCTTGTGTAACATTTATTTTCAATGTTTTACCACTGTCATTTTGAGTAAGCACAACGGATCCAGTACGAGAAGAAGATGTACTTGTGTTGGCAGTTATCTTAAGAACACAAACCATACTATCAGAAGCCTGATTTTTATACTCAGTCGTAATCCAAGACGGTTTAGACGTAGTGGCAAAACCATGATAAGAACCATTCAATGTACTTTTGATTGTATATTGAGCGTCATTAGATGCAGCTTGAACAGATAAAGATTTATCTGAAGTAGTATTATCATCGAATGTGAACTTATACAACATTTGTCTTGCCTGCGAAATACTAAGAGTAACTGTCTTTCCAGATTCATTTTGAACAAAAACAATATCACCGGATCTGGAAGAAGATGTTGTATTGGCAGATAACGTCACCACAGCCTTCATACTTTCAGATGTCTGATCTCTGTAATCGACAGAACACCAAGAAGGTTTCGATTTAACAGAAAAACCCATATATGAATTACTCTTAGTACTTATGATAACTTCTTCAATATCCTGGGATTCTCCAGTTACAGACCTCGACTTGCTCGTTCTTCCATCATGGAACTGAAACTCATATGGAGCATATCCACATTTTCCAACTTCATATTCGTATTTGTATTCGGCATGACCACAATCATCATAACGAACGTATTTCACTTGATCATTCTTACATCCATTTTCTTGCCAAGAACCGTAAGATCCGCAATTACAGCAATTCCTACAACTTACAGAATATTGACGATCTATGCTACCAGAGCAACTATCACGATAAGCATCATACTGAGTATGACCTACGCAATCTCCTGTTCCGTAATAAGACCAGTCTGTACAAGATTCTCCACCTCCATTAACCCATCTTGTGTCGTTGTAAGAAGAAGAACATGGATTGGTGTCACGTTGTTGCTTCTGAGACGTACAACCGTCACAACGGGTGCTTCCGGTATCCGACCAAGAAGGAGTTGTGCTATCAGCTACGCAATCACCGTTTTTGTTAGCTACTGCCTGACCTTGGGAATTTACAGCATCTTGAGCCTTCTTATTAGCATCAGCTTGACTGATATTGGACGTAAATGGACCACCTACTTGATCTTGGGTTACGGTAACAGACGAACCATGCTGACAGCTTCCGCAATTGTTTCTGGTGAAGACCTTACTTGCCTTACCGGTCCAGGTACAAGTTCCCTGCGCGTCAGCAAGAGCCTGTCCCTGCTGTTCGACGGCAGCCTGAGCCTTGCTATTTGCGTCTTCCTGACTTACGGTAGACGTAAAAGGACCACCGGTTACATCATCCTGATCTATGGTAACCTTAGATCCGACACCGCCGTCAGCACACTGTTTTGTAAATACCTTGCTATATGTTCCGGTCCAGGTACATACCTTATCTCCACCTTCTACCCAACGTTCATTTTCTCCACCATAGCATTCGTTGGTATTAACCTGTTTTTTATAGGATTTACCACCTTCGCATTTAGTTTCAAGCGGTTCCGAATCTTCCCATACAGGATCGGTGTTGTCCGTTTCACATGTTCCGTTCTTGTTAACATAAGCCTGACCTTGGGCTTCTACGGCTTCCTGAGCTAATCTATTTGCCTCTTCCTGGCTTTCATTAGAATAGAACGGTCCACCTACCATGTCTTGTGTTACGCTCATCGGAACACCATGCTGACATGATCCGCAATTGTCTTTCGTAAATTCCTTGCTATATACGCCTACGAACCTACATTTGCCTTTTTGGTTGGCAATATTCTGTCCTTGAGCCTTAACAGCTTCCTTGGCCTTATTATCAGCATCTTCTTGACTTACGAAAGAAATAAAAGGATTGCCTTCAACATCAGCTTCACTTACTTCTACTTCCGTTCCTGAATCCGGTATCTCACAATCGTTTTTCTGGAACGTTTCTGTATAATGACCGGTCCAGCTACAAACCTTATTCCCGCCATCTACCCAACGTTCTTGATTGTGAGTTTCAGAACATTCGTTGGTATCACGTTGCTTTTTCTGAGACTTACCTTCATTACATCTAAGTTCTTCCGGTTCTACGTCCTCCCATACAGGATCGGTGCTTAATGGTGTACAAGTTCCGTTCTTATTAACATAAGCCTGACCGCCTTCTTCTACGATCCTACGGGCTTCTGCGTCTGCTGCATCCTGGCTTTCTGTTGATGTAACAGGGCTTCCATTTACCATCTCAGCCGTAACCTCCATCTCTACACCTTTATGACAATCCTCGCATTCTGGAACGAATCTCTTACTGTAATGACCGGTATAGACCGTCATATCTTCACAATTCCCTTTATTATTGGCAATAGCCTGACCTTGCTCTTTGACAGCAGCCTTGGCCTTGTTATTAGCATCATCTTGGCTTACGGTAGATGTGAAAGGAGCACCAACAACATCTTGTTCGGTTACCGTAATCTTAGATCCTACCTGACCTTCAGTACAATCATTTTTGGTAAATTCCTCACTGTATTTACCAGTCCACGTACAATGGCCGTCCCGGTTGGCTATGGCCTGGCCCTGCTGCTCGACGGCAGCCTGAGCGAGCGCGTTAGCCGCCTCCTGGCTTTCGTATGAAGTAAAAGGACCACCAGTTACATCGTCTTGGTCTACCGTTACCTGCGAACCTACGCCTTCTCCTTCACAATTGTCTTTTGTGAATACCTTGCTATATACACCAACAAATTGGTTTTTATCTATGCAAGTACCTTTCTTATTTGCAAGATCTTGTTTCTGTTCTTCCATAGCTGCTTCAGCCAACGCGTTAGCTGCCTCCTGGCTTTCCCTTGATACAAAAGCATCTGGATATCCGGCAAGATCCTTTTCAGTCAAATCAACGAAGCTTCCGGTCTGAGATTCGGCATCGCAATCATTTTTCTGAACACGAGCCGAAGCCTTTCCTATAAAATAATTAGGATCCTCAATGCATTCACCATTAAGGTTGGCTTGTTCTTGGCCGTTTCTCTCTATATCATCAAGAGCTTTCTTATCAGCATCTTCTTGACTTACGTCTGATGTGTATTTACCGGCTTCTACTGTGTAAGTGTAAGGCGCTCCGATAAATCCATCTTCACAGTCATTTTTATAAAATACTTTTGACTTCTCTACGTTATACCATAAATTTGTTTCACATGTACCATGCTCATTAGCATAACCTGGACCTTCAGCTTCCAAGGCATCCAAAGCCTTCTGATTAGCATCCTCCTTAGAAACAGAAGAAGAGAAGCGGCCGGCTTCTACAACGTACTCTACCATAGATCCAACTTCAGTCACCTCACAATCTGTCTTTTGGAACATCTTGGATTTCCTGTCGTTGTACCATTTTATGGTATTGCAAGTACCATGAGAATTAGCATAGTCTTGACCTTTGGCATTCAACTCAGCTTCAGCCTTACGGTCGGCATCTTCTTGGCTTATGGTAGAAGAAAATTGCCCGGCTTCGATTGTCATCGTAACCAAACTTCCTTCTTCGGTATCAGGATCACAATCGTTCTTTCTAAACGACTTTGATTTCTTGACATTGTACCATAATATGGTTATACAACGACCATGCTCATTAACCCAGTTCTGACCATTTTGCTCAATATCTTTCATAGCCTTGTCATCAGCATCAGACTGAGATATGATAGATGTGTATTTTCCGGTCTCAACAACGTACTCAAGCTCTTCCCCTTTCTCTGTCTCAGAATTACATCCTTCTTTTGTGAAAAGAGCCGATTGTCTTTTATTTCTATAAACTACCTGTTCTTTTTTTTTATGAACTAACGTACATTCTTCAGATACGCTACCGTCCCTGGAAGACACCCTTATCTTGACACTTCTGTTGGCACCAGTATCATTTTCATCAAAGTAAATATTAACCTTACTGTTAAGACCGCCTTCTTTCTTATCTATGTTCGCCCAACAATTATCTACTTTCATTCCTAATCCTCCATCTTAAATTTTCAGGATTTGTACTTACGTTGATTACCTCCGGTGATCCATCTGAATCAAGATCAACAACATCCTTGTCCAGGTGAATCTCCTCCTTATCCACAGACTCGCATTCAACTATTTCAATAACATAATCTTTTATATTACTTTCTATACTTAACTGCGTACTTGTTTCATCACCCTCAATTTGTTCAAATTCCTTATCCAATTTAATGTAAGGAACGACCTTTCCAGGCTGATAAATAGGAATCAGTACACCATTTATAGTTATGTTCTCATTAACTTCATTCCCATCCTCATTGCCAGGCATGGAAACAATCATCGAAACCTGGAACGTGTCTTCAAGACCCGGATCACCAGGAAAACCATAATCAAGCCTAATATCATTGACGTCAATATTAAGACCGGAAGCGGTAGTAAATGCTTTTATGACACCCTTTATATCTTTCTCACCCGTAATAAGGGCATTGATAGAAGCAGCGTTGGTAGTAATAAGGATCTGCTTATCTCCACCAGATATAGGGAACTCCAGCCTGCTAACCGAGACTTCTGTGATTTTAATGCCTTTTTGCCTGAAAGTTATAGCTTTCATACTTTCAGTATCGGATTTCTTCACAATTCGGATAGTGATCCTGTCTTCCCTTCCTTTCCAAGATGGAGCATCGAAATTCATTTTATCACGACCGACACCTTCCTTCTTGTCCGAGGTAAGCCAAGAACCATCATCCATCTTATATATTTTCTCTCTCGACATAATTATCCTCCCTAATTTAAAGTGTCAACTCCCATTCAACTCCATCATCGACAACCACCTGAACCGTAGCCGTACCTCCTGTAGCTTCAAATGTTATGTCAGTAGGAATAACGTCGAATATCTCTTGTACACCTACACATCCTAAGCCACAGATAATGTCCTTAAACCATTCCTCTTTAGCATATTTTTTAAGAACCTCTTTAAAGAACTCACGAAGCCAATCCGAATCAATGGATTCCTTAAGTATGGTTTCTATTATTTCCTTAAGCCAAGATTCGTGCATTTCCTCTTTTAGAATCTCTTTAATAAGCTCGATAATAGTTTCTTTATCTAACTTATCAGAAGGCACAGAGCCATCAACGAGATTACCCCCACATATAAATCCTTTGCATTTTTCTGCCATTTCTTATCCTCCTAAATTAACAATGGAACCCATAAGAACTATTTGCCTCTTCTCGGTAAACAACCCTCACTTCAGCAAATTCGTCTTGTTGACACATATCCCGGCAGAACCTAACAGTACGACCCTGGACTTTATACATATCAGAAGGCACGACACCTCCGCAATAAGACACAAGCAAAATCTCTGCCGGATCTTTCTTTAGAACCACATGAGAAGTACCGTCAAATACCTCCATATTAACAGATCCACTTACGTTAATAGCCCTTGAAACGTATTTAGCTAAATTAGCTAAAGCTCTATTTAAAGGCATACCATGATACAAACCAGCTTCTTCTATATTTTCTCCATCGTAGAAAATCTTAGAAGAAGGAATATCGCAATGATGCGGGCGTTCGCACCCACCATGACTGCCAAAACAACCGTTACCTGTTATTGCCATTCTGTAAAATATTTATTTTTTGTTTTAAAAATTCTATTTCCCTATCCTGATATTCCATACGGCATATCATTGCATTGATTAAAGCCGTAAGATCAGATCTCTGAGCCAGACTGAAGTAGCCAGCGTTGATGTCGTCAGCGCAGTACACGCAGTTCGTGCAGGTGTATCCGTCCAGGCATGGCACCGGCGTCTCGTCCACATGTGGAACATATACGTGTTTACCACTTAAGTCCTTACCAATTTGTGCACTCTTTTCCATTTTGAAGTTGTTTTTCAAGTTGTTCAACCCTTTGTTTCAGAAGCGTATTTTCTTCAACCATCCTATCCAAAAACTTATCTATGTTTTCGAAAACCAGTTCTATATTATGCATAACCTCATTATAAGGCATGCCCGGCGTTAATTTGGATATGAATGTCTTGCATCCTGTATAATGAATGCAATGATCGCTTAAATGACCATACGGGCAATCGCATTCTTTTGGAAGAATCTCGCAATTGTCCGTACAGTCATTACACGGATCAGACCCGATACAGATATTAGATCTCAGAATATCAGGTCCGTCATCTTTACAAGTGTTACAATTCATGACTTTCTTTTTTTTGGTGCAAGATAATAATTTTCATTCACACCATCACAATGAGAAGTCAATCAATGTATTCCAAGCGGTTAGTGCTGCCTTTAAAAACGTATCCGCATCTGTTTTCTATCTCTACATCGGTAATAGGGAGAATAGCATCTTTGCCATAAGTAAGTTCACATTTTGAAATAAAATTTACTATACCTTGATAATTACCATGAAATTCCCTTGCGAGTTTCCTGCCAGTAGGAATCCCTTCTTTATTGGTTTCAGGAATACCTATCAAACACTTTATCCAGTTTGGTTCATTCTTGTTATTGCTTCGTATTTCGTAGTTCACGATATCAAATACAATACCTTCAAGGTTCTTTACATCGATGCTGTCCGCATCCATTTTCTTATCAATACGAATCGTGCTTGTTAAATCTCGTAATTTCATGATATTTTCTATTTTTGACATTAATGAATAACTGTCACAGTGTTTTAAAAGACCGAAGTAAGAAGACCAGCTTTCATTTGTAATACACTTCTTCGCGTCTTTGGCTACCCTCTTCCTTATTGTCACATAACCTTTATTGTGTTCAGATACGCCTTTGTTATTACGGTGGAAAACATACCCGCAAAAATCAAGAGGTCTATCCATGTCTGTTATAATACAAGTATGCCTTTTAGATCTTATCTTAAGCTCATACCACCAATAATTCTTAATCCTCCATTTGGCAGTATTAGCATCCTCCTTAGTATAGAAAGCAAGGAAATTATCGTCGGCATATCTCAATGAAAAAGGAGCTATTCTCTTTGCAAGATCATCAAAATCTTTCATAAGGAGATGATGAATGAAAGGACTTGTAGGAGTCCCTATAGGCAGCTCTCCAGATACGAAACTTACGTCTATTACAAAATCTATAAACTTTTTATTTGAAATAAAGTTCTTAAGTACTTTTCTAAACACTTTGTCTTTTACATGGTTATAACATTTACGTTGATCTATAACCAAACAATACTTCAAATCAAGTCTATCATAATAAACATGCTTCATCTTTTTTAATAAGAGACCTTGATTTAGACGATGCTGTTATGCCAAATCCCGGCTTACAATTAAGACCATTCATATTATCCTTCTCATAATACAAAGGACCTAACTTTACTAAAACAAGATGCTGATAAATTCTGGTGGTAAGATCCGGGCTGTTTATTTCACGAACCTTACCATTCTTGTTTTCTTTTACAAGTTTGCGATATTTGATTTTGCTAACATAAGTACCATCTAAATACCATTCATACAATTTTAACGAATTACCATCAAAATCAGAATTGAAATTAACAACATCATTCTTTTTAGAATGGTTTTTAAATGCTGCTTCGCATGCTTCTCTAATATCATCCAAACTTATATCTATATAGTTTGAAACTGATTTCAGTTGTGGGCTAATGACGGGCTTACGACCGTCGCGCATCTCTATCATATTTTTATCATATAACCTCATACGCTTGTCTTTTATTGATTCTCCACTCCTGGGAAAGATTAAAAAGAATATACCCAATTTTTTAGCCCACACAGGGCAAGGCCGCAATTGTTGCGATTCGTATTAGAAGCGGCGTTATTCGCATTCAGATTACGAGGCGAACAATTGCCATTGTTCGCATTACCGCCGAAACGAGCAGCCAATTCTTTTTAACCTTTTTCTCAACCGTTATTTGCTATTTCAGAGGTCAGATCCCAATGTAAAACTTGTTAGCAGACTAACGGATTTCATTGAATAGATTTTTATTGTTTATAATGTTAACTATCTCTGTTGTCTAATGATATTGCAAATGTATGTATAATATTTTATAGCTACAAAACAATTTGTATTAAATATTTTAAATTTTTGTTTTGTAGCTATAAAATATTATATTAACAAGATACGGCTGCGCCGTGATATAGTATATAAGGCTGCGCCTTATCGCTGCGCTTATGATGGCTGCGCCATCAATGGGTTACACCCATCAAACCTGCGGTTGACTGACGTCTAATAACAACTGGGCAAGGCCGCAAAAGGCGCGAGCCGTAGCAGAAGCGGCGTGACGCGCATGCAGATAACGAGGCGAACAATAGCCATGGGTCGCATGACCGCCGAAACGAGCAGCCACTCTGGACTTTATACCAACAGATGAAGCCCAGTAGCAATTGTCCCATGTATAAAAACATTCTCCTGTTCCGATACTTCCCCCTTTTTTATCCTTCCATCCGGTATAAGGAATACGGTGTAAAGCAAAACTATCTCCTAAATTCTGGGTAGTTGCTATCTTTTTATATTTAGATTCAAAATTAAAAACCTCACCATTATTTATAGTAGACCTTTTCTCATATGTCCATTTCTTTTGATCTGGCTCTATATAAATATCAATAGTATTACCTATTCGAGTGACATTAGGATCATTTAAACAAGTCCCTACCTGTTCGTATCCTCCTCCACAATACCTAAAGACATCTCCAGACAAATTCATGCCATCATACAAAGACATCCTTAAAATAACTTCCAAATCAAATTCTGCCGGTTCGTCATTTTCGTTTAAGGCTGATATAGTGCCGGTCATTTCCTTAAATACAATAACATTCATATGACCTTCAGCCATACTCTTGGCTCCCTGGACGTTCTTATACCAGTATTTTCCTCCATAAAAATCAAACTCTGATCCTTCTTCTACGCCTGTCTCGAATGCAAAAGAAGCCGCCATCTGGCTTTCCATGCACTGTTCTTTAGGATACTCTGAATTTATGAGGTAAGAGAAGTGAGTTTTTTTAGTAGGTTCATAATGGATAATAGAAGAACTGTTGTTCCATGTGGCATACATCCATGTATCTTCTCCTTTTTTACGGTATTTCAATCCTCCGTATTTATGGTAATTAACATCATTACCTACCCCGGAGTTACTTGATATCCCTGATCCAAAAGTATCTGGATTAACCAAGTATTTAGTACCGTACAGCATTTCAAGGTATATGATATAAGCATTTAAGGTCAAGAACCCACCTTCAGAAAAAGGATAAGAAGATTCTGGATCTACGTTATTAACCCTTGAATACTTAGCTATATTGATCTGATTTACATCATTGCTTCTCGGATAAGTTCTTCCATTTAGAAACATCGTGCAGGCGTTACCAACTCCGGCTCCAGATTTACAATTTGTTTCTCCTTCATACAAGAAAAAGAAAGATCTTGCCTTGGAGTCTACTGTACATACCGGTCCAGGAGATAAGGCTGTGGGCGGCAGCACAGGGCACGTCTGGCGCAGGTCAAGTCCGTCCAGCATAGGAACCGTGTCTGCGTCGTACACACCAGACCATATTTTCCCACTTTTACCAACTACCTTATCAACTACATACAGACTCTTGCTACATCCTAAGAATATGCTATAATTCTTTGAAGTAGTCTCCCAAGGTCTTAAAATCCTTACCTCTGATCCTGATACATTATAAAGTTTTTGACCAATACCATACTCTTCGTAAAAAGCCTTAGCGTCAAATGCTCCAGCATTACAATACTTATTTTTATGACCGCTATCCAAATACAACTCCACATCACATTCGGCTCTCATTTCCTCGGTTATGCCTACCGTAGGAGCAAAATCTCCATTTTCAAATCTAAGGAGATTGTTCTTACGAAGCTTTCCAACCGGACGCACTTTGTCTCCGGTATTTTGAGTCATGTCTATAAGGTAAAAATCCCAAGAAGGGAGAAGGCTTTTGTCGCCAACTGATTCCGTGGCTTCTGGAGGAAGCTGGTCCTCAGCCCAAGCGGATGCCGATCCTGAAGCACCTTCTTTAAGAACGTTGAAAGTATTACCATCAGACAAAACAAAAGGTTCAGATCCCTCCCCTTTCTTCGATAAAAACTTTTCCCTTTTACCAACTTGATTAACGACGATGCTCTTCTTAGCCTTATTCCCTTCATCGGAAATAGTGTAATTCAAAGTCGTATCAAGACCTTCATTTATTTCAGAAAACACCGACACCAGTTTATCGTTCTCACCTTCTGTCGGATTAAATTTTACGTTGCTCATTTTCAAAAATCAAATTTGCATTCATCAACAACAGGCTCGCATTTGGTATTTTCATTAACCCATTTCATGCCCTCTTCTTCCAGTATCTTCTTAGCCTTTTCATTGGCATCATCAACGCTAATGAAAGACGTTACGGTACCGGCGTATATCCTCCTGTATTTCTCAGGAGCCTTCCATCCTTCCTTACAACGTTTACTAAACCAACCATGTTGATCTTCGTTGTAATAAACGGTTTTACATACTCCAGATTCGTTAGCGGCAGCCTGCCCTTCTTGCTCAAGAATCTTCGCAGCTTCGTAGTTGGCTATTTCGGTACTGAACTTAGACCATACACGCCCGGCCTCTACCACGTGATGTGTGGGTTGTTCTTGTTTTTGACCATCAGGACAATCATTTTTAAAGAAATCCCCTTCCTGTCTTGTGTTATAATATACCTCGCAACAGCCACCTACTTTATTAGCATACAACGGACCTTCTTTCTCCGCAAACTCTTCCGCTTTCCTATCTGCATCATCCTGGCTTATATCCGAACAAAATTCAGCCTCATGAACGATAAACGTTTCTTCAGAACCAAGATCTTCCAGACAATCCGATTTCTTGAAAGCTTTTCTGTATTCTTTGTTGTAATACATCTTTTTCATGACAAGATCTTATTAAGTTCTTCTTTAAATTTCTGAATCTCGTCCGGGCACAACCCGCATTCCCCCTCACATACGATTCTTCTCATACGATCTATTTTAAGAACCATATCCATATCAGGCTTAATACCTACCTTATACTTATGATATTGTAGATACTGATCAGCCTTACATGCTATAAAACGATCAGCACACTCACATAAGTAAGATGAGGGGAAAAGAATTTGCTGTGTACTTCCGGTAGCTGACATATCATTTCACGGTAAAATACCTGGCATATTCTTTGTTTATGTATTCAGAATAAGTAGCAAGATCATCAGGATCCGGGCACTCGTTCTTCAAATTAACGATCCAGCCTCTTACCAGCTTTTGAATATCAGCATACCTTTTACTTACACCTCCTACAAACCTGAACTTGCGATGAAGGTCTATGATTTTCTTGTCCAAAACAGCAAGTTCATCATATTTCTGAATACAAGCCGCATTAGAATCAGCTTTAGGTGTCGTATTCGACTGAGGCTTTATAGCCCGACTTTTATTAACAGAAGCAATGTTGCTTCTTCCACATCCGCATCCCATAATTCACTTATATTTAATTAATTAAATTTTGCAACCACAATTTTCACAATTATTGAGAACGTAAATCAATTTAGATGCTTTTTCGTATAATTGTTTTACGTTTTCAAAATTACCTAATCTCATATTAGCTTCAGCCGCAGCCAGCAGAAACTCTATTTCTTTTATTTTATTAATTATGTCATCATCCTCATGATCACATAACACAGTTGACCTGGCCCATATCTTATCTATGTTAAGACGGATCAGATCCGTTTTTAAATACTTTCTGTTAAATGAATAAGAGGAAGGACTGCCTTTTATGGTAATATCGTATATACCATCTTTTAGGTTTTCAAAATCATTTCCGCGACCTGGATTTATGCCAAGAGTCTTACTGTTGAATACATTCAACTGATTCTTACCAAGATAATAAACATACTTATTCTCGTCTTCAGGTGGCACGATCTCTATAATAGCCGGTCTGTCTGCAAGTATCCCCCATTCCGACTGATCGGCTATGCGAAGCGTTTTAGGGTTGTTGGTGCTTATAACCTCAAAATCAATATGGATGTTGTTCATACTCTCCTCCCATCCCATTCTGGTAAGGGAATCATCGTATCTGGCTGTTATATCAGCTCCCTCTACTTCAGTGCTATTAACACGTACCTCGGTACCATTTATCTTGACTCCTACTATTTGGGCCACCAATGACTTAGCCATACCAAACATAGAAACAATGATTTCTCCGTTGTAATCAGTTCCTTCATTTGGATACTGCACTACCTCCGTCTTGTACAGACCGTCATTTCTTCTGGCTACTATTCTAATAACCATCTGATTTTCCACATCATAGTCGGTCATTACTATCCTGACATAGAAAATGTTATTTCTTATCTGTGGTAAAATATCGATATAGTTCATACCTTATCTTTTTCTACAAAGATAAGTAAATGAGGTGATAAAAGTTTAAACTATTGGACATTAAATAAAAGGTGAGGTGATTGTCACCATATCCGATAATAGATTCCAGCGCCTAAGTAGGGGGAGAAGCCCTCGCGCCCGACCCCATACCCTGCCGTCAGTCCTATGCCCCAGCGCCGGCTCTTTTCGTATATTATTTCTTTTTTGTGGTAGATGATCATCGTATCCAAATTAGGTCTGTATCCGCTTATAACAGCCCGATAATCATCTGTGTTGTATGTTTTTCTTTGTATAGGAATATTGATATAAACAGTGTCTTTTATCGTATCTTTTTCAACTATAGCATCCATAGGGAAAGGTATTTCTACCTCCCCTACGTCAACTATATACTGAGGAACAGGAACAGGTTGGATAATGGTATCTATTACCGTATCTATTTCTATATCGTGTATTATTTCTTGTTTCTTGCATGTTTTACCAAACAAGAAAGATATAAAACACAGTAGAAGAACTCCTAATATATATCCTACCCTCATTTTTTGCAAACACATCTTTTACCCTCCTTATCTTCGTCTAAGAGTTCTTGTATATCACCGTTGTTAATACCTTCTTTAAGCTCTTCTCCGAATGGAACTTTCTGCCACCAACTTACTTTGCTAAAGAAATACTTAACGCCTTTTACTATCATCAAATCAGGTGCAAGGTCGCCGAGGCGTTTGAATGCCATTCCACCGTATAATATTAAGGCGAATATCGTAATCCACTGAAGAAGCATGTCTATAAACTCTGGGGATTTATGCCCTCCCATAGACATAATAAGATCCATTCCGGATATGGTGAACAACCCGAAAGAGCAGGCCGCGAACTCAAGAAGGATTTTCAAAACTCCCATTTCGCTTATGCATGTCAATATCTTAAAAGGCCTCTTTCTCTTTCTTCGGATATAGCAGTGTTTGATACTTTTTATAGTAGCTAACAAAAGATTTATAGCTAATATAAACAATATAGAATATATAAGGTGGTGAATCTCCTGGAAATTCATCCACAATGCTGATAATCCGGAAATGATAAAAGCCCAGAAACTTTCTAAATTCATCCTTCCTACAAATCTGTAAGCCATATTAGAACATAGTTACTTTCTTGCTACTTCCAAGAGAGTCATATACGTCAATATGGACCCAATTGGTACCTGATTCTAATCTAATGGGACAAGGAAGTAAATCCTGTGACTGAATTATTTTATTCCTTGTCTCTTCTGCCGTCATACCCTTGGCATCAAAATCGATGGCTGCCCCAAGCATATGAGGACTGATATACAAATACCCTGATACGGTCTTGGATTTTACTATATCCGAGATATTGTTCCTAAACCCACGCTCATCAAACCTTCCACCCGACTTCCAGGTATTAACCGTCATCGGAGTTTTCAAAATGTCTTTCCTTAAAACCAGTATCGTGTGAAGCAATTCAGTTCTTAAATACCTCCAGCAAAGATCTTTGTCTCTACCGTATTCTTTAGGACCAACTAATTCAACAATACTAAAATACTGACTCAATTCTTTTATAATATCTTTTCTTTCCATAACTTAACCTTTTTCACAAAGATAACCAGAACCTTACCGATATGAAAAATAAGTAGAGTCTGGATTAAAGAAAACCCCTGCATAAATAAATATACAGGGGTTATCCATAACATTAACAACAAATCACGACCTAAACAACCCTTACATATCCTGCTGATACAAGATCAGAAAGGTTCTCGTAAGCCAAAGGGATGCCTGAATCTCTTATGCAAAGATACTTAATTTCTTTGTCAATGTAATACTTTCCATTCTCTAAAATAGAATTATATACCCAAGGAATAGGATCGTCTATCGTACCTGAATGCTTTTCCTGAACAACCATATACAGGCTTTCAGCTCCACCTCCCTGACCAGGAACCCAGTCGGCTTGTAGATTGTGATTTTGCCTTACTTCAAACAGAGTCCAATCCAAATCCGAAGGTTTGTTCTTGCTACGGAAACGTTGCCCTTTTACAACAGCCGTGCCCATAGGAAGACCTTTGTCGCCGTAAACTCCATCCTTGTCCCAAATAGGGTACAGCCCCTTTATCTTAAGAGCAAGATTCTGGTCGATGTTTTCCAACATAGCCGGCGTGTTGATCATCGCCCTCATATACATAGCTGTAGCCTTCTCCGGATCATTGGCTTCAAGTATCTTATTTTTTTCTATTATCTGATCCTTTGTCCTTACCAACTTTTCAGGATAGCCTTCATCTACTTTCATAGACTCAACTTCACTCCTGTTGGTTTTAGAAGCTATTTCCTTTTCTATAGCAGCAGTACGATCGTTGCACTCAGATTCATATACATGCATTTCATTCATTGCCGTATTAGCAATATCAAGCTCGTATTCTGAATCTGCTACGGATACGGTGTATATCCCGCTTCCTTTTGCTACATCAATATCGTTTTTAACCTTCTGTCTCATGCTGCTGTTATACCATATCTGTTTACCATCCAAACTATAAGAGCGGACAGCATCAGAATAAGCATATTCCCTGGCCTCAGAAACCTTCCTGTCTTTAGCCTTGGCAAGCAACTCCTCTTCAGTTGGTCCAGGAGGTTCCGGGTCAAGCTGCATGGCAATAACTTCTTTCACACTCGCATCAGGATTGTCTTGATGGAATTTTTCTTGATCGGAGTCAAGTTGAACCCATTTACCATCTAAGAAATCTTGGTAAGAATACCCTACTTCGTAAGAAGAGGAGTCCAACTCATATCCTTCCCAAGAAAAACCTTTTATATTCTTATTTACATAAAGCATATTCTATCCTTTCTATTAAGCTTGTTCACCTACTCTGATAACCAACTTATCATTGATATACCAGATACTTAATTCTATAAAACTGTTTTTAGGTACTATTACGCTATCGCCTGACATGCTCTGGAACAGACCAGAGGTAGGAAGCGGCTGCGTAATGTCATTGCCGGTGGTGTTGTTGACCCGCACCTGCCATTCCCTCCCAACATCCTCAGCAGATACGGCCATAGACAGGTTCGTAGCGGAAGCTACGTTGGCTATGATATTATGAGCATCTATTGGCAAACTTGCTAATGTTGTGACAACATTAGGAGTCTTAGCCATAAACTTCAAATAAGATAACATGTCATTAGACAACGTAGCCGTATTACCTATAGCTCTATATGTCTTATCTTGGGAAACAACATAAGTTACCATCTCAATGTCTATATAAGATCCAGATACGTCTTCCTTTGAGTTGGTGTTATTAAATAAAACAGCTATTATTTTTAATTCAGAATTATCATTGTCTAAAAAATAATCCAAAGAAAAATAATAAAAACTAAGCTTACCTAATGTAATATTGTTATTGTAAGCATCTATAACTTTTGCATACGAATCCTCATCAAGAGTTCCAGAAGTACTGGGAAATATGGATAAATCAAGATAAGATGAATCTACTCCTGTACTTACCATACCAAGTGATTCAAGCACCTTAGTTCCACCTTCTTCAGTAACCAAAATATATTCGTTATACACGTTTTTAGTTTCTGTAGATGCCACATCGTCTTTTACAAGATACATGACATTATCCTTCGCTTCTTCAACAGTAGGAAGTTTGCTAACAATCTGTTTCTTCCACCCTGCTGCCGAAACAGCATCATCTATGTACTGTTTTGTTACATGATCTCCCCATGTCATATTACTAAGAAGAGTCTTGCTACCGTCCTGACTTCCGGCAGGGGGAGCCGGGATGAGGCCTCCCTTCCCCGACTCCGAACCTGTTCCAGGAGCAGCCTGCACCACATTCTCAAGTCTGGAATCAACCTCCTGGCCTTCGAATTTACTGTTATAACCTATTTCTGCCATATTTATTTTTTGTTAATTTTATCCAACAATTTCTTGATCTGGTCTACGATGTCCATCACCGCGCCAACCTTGTTTTTTACGTCCTCAACCTTCTGATCAATCTTAGAATCCAAAGCCTTTAAACGGTCTTCGTTTTTACGATACACTAAATACAGGGCTAAACCGATGATTGCTATCGTAAGGATATTAGCCAAAACGCATCCGATTATTATCTGAAACATGATGATTATATGGTAGATAACGCTACCACACGCTTTAATTATTCAACTTTCCACAAATATAACAATTGTCCCAACCATAACAAGATCAAAGATGTTCGTTATTAACATCGGACACCCATTCTTTAGATGAAAGAACAGATTCAAACTCAGAAGAAGAGCTGTCATATACCGGATACGGGTATTGAGGTTCGTCATCAGCCTGCATGTCTAAAGACTTGAATAGATGATCATAATGTTCTATGTGCAAAATAACTTTAGAACCGTCTACGCTCGCTCTTGGACTGCCTGTTCCTAATTCACGTCTCTTTTCTTCAGATACGGAATCATATACTTCTTTTGGTATGATAATAAATTTCATATTACTTTGATTTTAGGGTTTGTAAATAGTTGTATGCTTTGATACAGTCGTCTTTGGAGAGGATTCTTGGATAAATTGCAAGGTTCTTAAAAGCTATTCGATCAAACCTACCACCACTACTCGATACCTCCAATGTACCACCAGAACCAACTACATTACCTGTATTTGCCAGTATTTCATTCCAATTACGATCATAGGCCCTACCATCTGAACATGCAGCATTAATACTTTTAATTCCGTCAAGACTATTTGTTACTGATCCTGAATTAATATAAAGATCAAGTCCAGTCATTGTGTTGTAGATATAAAAACTAGACCCTTTTACTAAACCAGTACCACTCTTTTTATTATCAATAAACTTCCAATCCCCAACAATCGTAAAATCCTTACCCATTTCAAAAGATGACGAAACTATCTTATCATCCACCCCATCAGTAACCAGATATCCTTCGTATTCGGGGATTTGCTCTATAGTAATGTCACAGGATTCTTGTACCTTATTTAAGGTAAATCCATACCAATCTCCATTTGCTTTAAATGGAAAAGACGGTAATGTATAAGTTCCATCTTCTGATATTTTGTATATCTGTTGTCCTTCAGAAGTTACTTGTTTATAGGATAGAGTTTGACCATCTTTCAGTCCATAAACTTTTATCTTATAAGAAGGAACTGTAAAAGAAGGTTGTTCAGGATAGGATTGATAATATAACTGTGTAGACGCAACTTTAACTGAAGTTATATTTACAGAATAACTCGTCCAAGTTAAATCCGCTCTATCAGTAGATTGAACCCATCTACCACCAGCATAATTCTCAGCATACAACCCATACCCGCTCCCTTCTGCAAACCCAAAATTCGACAGTACAAGATCATTACCATTGCCCGTAATGTTGGCAATAGTAGTACGATCTTCGTCCTCGTTGGTTTTGCCGGTGACAGTCCATGCCTGGTCGGGGAAGAGCCAGGGATAGGTTTTAACGAAGTAGTCTTTGATCTTGGTCAGTTCTTCTTCGGTGGCATCGTGGTCGAGAA